ATCAGGTGACTGGTCCGAAACAAAGTTTCTTACATATATTATTTAGTTTACACACTCATCTTCTTAGGGCGTTTTACAGGCCCCCGCTTCTTGGGAATGATATCCTCGTTTGAAGCAGATAGGATCTTTAGAATATTTTGTTCCGCTGTATCCCATTCTTCCATGAACTCATCAAGCTCCTCTAGCCAAATCGTTGTAGCAGTCTTTGATTCAAGGTCTGTTAGTTTCTTTTTTGTGTTGGCAACTTCATGCTCGGACTCTTCAACTGACTTCTTCTTGATTCGGTCTACCCGCATTCTTAGAAGATATTCAAATGCCCCCATAGTTTCAGGATTTGTGCGATCTGAACGAGGTGGTAGACCCAAATCTAATAGTCCTTTTAGAACAATATCATCTTCTTCATTTACAATCTTTAGACGCTGTTCAACAATCGCTTTTACAAAGTTCAGCTTTGCTTCAGCTTCTTCCAAGTGATCTTTCATAGCCTTAATTTGATGCTGGCGCCTCTCCTCATAGGCTACTAGACGATACACGAAGAATTGCTCAAGAATATCGCCGACAGTATCATATTTAACAATGCGCATATGAGGGTCAAAGCAACACATATTTGTCGTTTTCCAAGAAGATGTTAGGTGAAAGAGTTTCTCAAATTCAACGGGATTCTCCTTGGCCTTTTTGTAATAATCAGATTCCAGGTAAAGGACGAAATTAACATCCACATCGTTGTAAAGATCATCAAAGCTCTTTAGAACAGATTTAGGCTTAGAGCGCTTCTTATCACTCGTCTCACTACCATCATCCTTTTTGTTCTTCTTCCCCACCTTTTTTTCAGCTTTTTCTTCAGCTTTTACATCAGGGCCTTCACCTTGAATCATAGTATCAAGGAATACCTTATAATCTTTGGTCCAAACACCAATAGGTAGCTCTGTAATATGAACGGAGCAATTTACATCATTCCACTTATAAAGTGCACGAGTAATCCATTGTTTATCTTCTTTTTGTTCTACATTTCCTTTGAAGCCAATCCACCATGGGTTCAGAGTTTTTCCAGCTAGAGATTCAAATTCTCCGCGAATTCTGTTTTTCAGTAGACTCACAACTTCTCTGGGATTGTGTGGAGGAATATCCGTGCTAAATCCAGTGCCAATTCCAACACAGCCGTTAATAGCAAGTAGTGGAACAACAGGATAATATGTATCAGGTTCTACAATTTCTCCATCATCCTCAAGGTGCTTTAGAATTGCAGTATCTTCTTTTTTGAAGATTTTATCCACAATCGGCTCCAAATGAGTATGAATATAACGAGGCGAAGCTGCATCCTTTCCACCCATAAGCCTTGAGCCAAATTGCCCAATAGGATTTAGAAGATTAATATTGTTTGCACCTACAAATACTTGTGCCATATTTGTAATTGTCTGATTGAGTGAAGCTTCGCCGTGGTGATACGCGGCGTGTTCTGATACATAACCCGCCAGTTGGGCAACACGAATTTCAGATTTTAGATTTCTCTTAAAACATCCAAATAGAATCTTACGCTGAGAAGGTTTGAGGCCATCCATAATATGCGGTAGAGAACGAAGGTTATCGGCGTTACTAAAATGGATCAACTCATCATTAATAAACCGGCTATAAGGAATTTTACGTTTACCGTTTCCATCCACATCAAACTGAATGCTCTTTTTAGGATCATATGTTGCCAGCCATGATTTGCGTTCATCAGATAGCTTCTTGCTAAACGCCAGGTTCATGTTCTTATCGGTTTGTTCATCCCAGTCATAACGAATATCGGACAGATTTTCAAACCATTCACGAGCTTCAGCAGGGGTGCTCGTGCCCAATCCCTTATAATACTTACTCTTATATTTACTATATACATCTACACCAACAGACTCTTTCCATGATTCAAGTTCTGCTTCAGAATAGAAGGATAGTGTTTCTTGACCACGTGTAAGTTTCACAAGAGGAGTCATGAGAGAACATAGGAAGCCAAGCTTCATAAGTTGAGGCCATTCTGTGTGAAAGAGGTTCATGAGAAGACCGCGAATGTGAAAGCCATCAACATCTTGATCACTCATGATCAGAATACGACCATAGCGAAGACTTGTAGTATCGGCATAGGCCTTACCTTGTTCAAGTCCAAGGATTTTCTTGATCGCAGCAAGTTCTTCATTACTATTAAATTTATCACGCGAAATATCTTTCACATTGAGAAGTTTACCTTTAAGAGGAAATACGCCCCAACGCTCACGCCCTACAATTTTAAGACCAGCAATGGCAGAAGTGGCCGCAGAATCTCCCTCTGTAAGAATGAGTGTGCATTCTGAAGACCGCCCAGTTCCTGCCCACAGTGCATCTTCTAGTTTTGGTAGACCATAAATGGTTCTCTTTTTGGCACCATCGGTCTTCTTCGAGTCTCGCGCAAGTTTCGCATCCATAATTGCTTGAGCCTCTTCTAGAACACCAGCCTTTACAAGACTATCAATAAACTTGGGTGAAATGCTTACTGTGCTTCCAAACTTATTAGCGGGCGTTGTAAGCGTCTCTTTTGTCTGGCTATCAAAGGATGGATTGACAATTGTAGCATTTACAAAGAGTGTTACAGTATCCTTGATCTGCCCAGGTTTTAGATCCAGCTTTTTCTTCTTGGTGGCGACTTCACAAATATCAGAGAGCACATGGCGCTGAACCGTCTCTACGTGCTTTCCACCCTTTCGTGTATTGATGCCGTTTACAAAACTAATATGGCGATCATCAGGAGTTCCAGTCTCATCACTAAATAGACTATTTGTAAGAACCGCTGCCACTTCCCACCTAGGCCCACAACGTTCATACGCTAGAAGTTTCTCAGAATCTGCGCGCAGAAATAGTTTGACAAACTTCTCAAAGGTGTCCGTTTTAATTTCTTCGCCGTTCCAAGTGACCTTGATATCTTTACCAGCAAGTGCTGCAAGTTCAATTGTCCTTGTATGTAGAACTGCAGTCATCTCCTCGCGATGAAATCCAATAAAGCGACAAATATCAGGAATATATGTGATTTCTACGAAACCCTTTGCTTTATCTTTCTGAATACTAGGTTTATGGCAAATACTCATATTGTTGTTCCATACCTGTTCATAGCGCTGACCAGACTTGGGATCGCGCGTAACAACCTTGAATTCAGTAGAGAAGATATTGGCAAGCTTTGCACCATAGCCATTCTTTCCACCTACAATCTTTTCCTCATTCTTGTCGTAATTACTGGAAGTCAGAAGATGGCCAAAGATAAGTTCAGGAATCCAGCATTTTTCAGATTCATGTTGCTGAATAGGAATTCCATCGCCATCATTTTTCACAACGATTGTAAATTTATCATTTACAACTGATGCCGATACATCAATACGTTTTACAGGAGTGCGCGAAGGATCACTTTGAGAACGCACTAGAGCATCACGCGCATTAACAATGAGTTCATCAAATGTTTTGTAGAGACCAGGGTTAAACTGAACTTTACGATGCACCATTTTACTCTTACTTGCATCAAAGATCCAGCGTGACTCCTCGGCAGTCTCAATGCTTCCAATATACGTGTCTGGAAGCTCCAGAACGTGCTCGCGGTGGGTGTGCTTCTTATACGTTTCTGCCATTTCTTGGATGGTTGTGTATGTAGTATGACCCCCACCCTTAGGTCAATTTTTTACTTCTTGATTTTTATTATTTTATTCGTTTTACAATTCTGTGTTTATAACCAATGGTTGGTAAAATATCAACCTCTATAAGAGATCCTTCAGCAATATATTTATTAACACAATCATTTATATTTTCATTATTTGTATCATCAATAATGATTAAACCATTAATTTTAACTAAGTCTATGCTATTTTTTAAATCATTAGTTATACATTCTTTTGTGTGGCCACCGTCTACATGTATAACGTCATATGTTGCCTTTTTTTCAATATTTTGAGAAATCCATTTTGGCATCTCAGTAACCGAGTCACCTTTAATAAATTCAAATTTTGTATTTTGGAAATAATTTTTTATATATTCAAAGCACGGCCAAGTATATTTATGTGTATTTATATCAAATATAGTAAATTCAATATTTTTATTTATATTTCCAATTAAAAAAAGGAAAGCAGAATGGCCCGCATTAAAGCCTATTTCACAAATTTTATTCACAGGTCCTGTAGTTGTCCAAAAAAGGTTTACTTGTTTATTAAAAAGATCATCATAACGTTTATCTGTAAGATGATAATAAAATGAATTTCCCTCTAAAGGTTCGTCATATTCTTGAATTATTCGCATGATATCAGATAAAAAATATTCAGTAGGCACAAGTAATTTACGATATTCTGCTATCAATTCTTGTGTATTCATTATATATATTTTCACTTTTATCTTTAGGTTTGTATTTTTTATAAAGAATTAAATAGAGTATTGAGGGATTGTAATCTGAAGTGTGGGGTGCCCAAGTGTCGTTCCAACTCTCATATTTTGCCAAAATAGACCTGTATCCTTTTGAGGAGTAATGATATCTTGAAATGCTTGCCAAGGAAGACCTTCATCAAAAGTTGGAAATGATTTTTGTGTCCATGTTCCATTCCAACAATACCATTGAATACTATTGGATATTTGCCACTGAACTAATTGTATATCTAACATATTCAAATGTTCACGCTTTGCATTGAGTTCTTTGGCCAGTGAAAATAGCTTTTTAGCGCCCTGAAGGGTAAGTATATATGCATGTAGACAATAAGATGGAACTTTTACAACAAGATTATTTGGGTCGGCGAGTGCAGGATCGTTTGGATTCATCATATTTCCCATATAAAGAATATCAAAATCTTTTGGTGTTGCATCCCAGAACTTTTGGCCGAGACCGTTTGGTAAATCTAAATGACCCAACGCATCATCTTCAAAAAATACGCGATAAGGGACTCCTTCATCAATCATATCTTTCCAGGCTTTCATGTGCGTATAGGAACAGCCCTTATGACCTTTGCCTAGATCTGGGTGAAATGCTACACCTAGTCTACCCAACGCAGTATCCACATCATCTTGAAATCCATCAAACGAATCAATACATTCTATTTCTGAAAATCCAGCGACTCGCATGCGTGCTGCCGAATACTCTCTGCGAAATGCATACCTTTTCAAACCCATGACAATAGCTTTCTTAGAAGTTATTTCAGACCAAGCAGAAGGTAAAGACATTATTAAATATACTGAACGCAACTCTTAAGCATTTTTGGCGTTATTCCGGACCTATATATTTTGCCTAAAGAGTCTAAGCAGTTCAAGAGTATGTCAATGTCCGCAGCCTCTCCAAATGCAAACGGCAATCTCTTTGAGATAAAAACAATTCAAGCGGCGGCCTTTAGAACTCTCATTGAAGCTCTGAAAGAAATTCTAAATGAAGCAAATTTGGAGTTTGATAGCACTGGAATTAAGATTATGGCGATGGACGAAACACACACCGTGCTGGTCTATTTGAAATTACAGGCGGATCGTTTTAATGAATATTATTGTCCTCAAAAGCATGTTCTAGGTATCAACATGATTTATCTTTTCAAATTGATTAAGACCATGGGAAATAATGATTCTCTGACATTGTATCTGCCAGCGAAAAATCCTAACAAGCTCGGAATTAAGATGGAGAATTCTGATAAGGCCACGACCACAAACTATTTTTTGAAGATCTTTGACACGAACGTGGAAGAGATTCAGATTCCAGTTCTACATTTCACGAGTATCATTCATATGCCTTCTGCAGATTTCCAAAAGATCTGTCGCGATATGAATGGGCTTGGAGATGGAGAGAAGGTAGAAATTACCAGTTCTGGGGGCGATTTGATTTTCAAGTGCTTAGGCGATTTAACAGAACAGGAGACGATGATTTCTGAAAATACAGCCATGAAGGTTCAACGCACCGCTAAGACAAATGAAATAGTTCAAGGAATTTTCCAGCTAAAGCACTTGGTTCTTTTCACAAAATGCACCAATTTATGCCCTGCTATTGAAATCTATCTCAAAAATGATTACCCGCTCATTATACGTTATACTGTTGCTAACCTGGGCGAGATCAAGCTCGTTTTGGCCCCAATTAAATCACTGAAATAAATTTAGTTTAGAATTTTATTCATAATTTTTATTAAAAAAATAACTCTACTTTAAAATTTTATTAAGCTATATCTTATAATTTAATAAAATGGGTTAAAATTTCCAAAGAATAAAATGAAAAACAGAATTAGGTATACATGACAACAGTTATGAGAGATTATCCTCTCGCTAAAGGAAAAATGAGTGTTGCTCCCGTTCAATGGTTACCAGGCGCTCTTGCTGCTATGTTACCATTCTTTGCTATACAGCCAGAACAACCAAACACACTTTTCCTAAGGGCAGATGATCCAAATATTCACGGTGTTTACACGGCCGGATTAATGACATCACCTGTCGTTGAAAAGGCGGGAGTTCAGAAATGTGCAAATAAAGGTTTTAATTTTTATTGTGCGCCGTGGTCAATTCAAACACTCCCCGCTCGTGATATTGGCACGAGTGTTGAAATTAGATCAGTCGACAAATCTGTTACAGATTATATTACTTCGTTATATTCTCTTTTAGGGCCAACTCCTATTGTCTTGGCAGACTGGAAATTTGAACAATCAGGCTTTGCAAAATTATACCAAGTTTTGCAAGGCGATTTAAATACAAATCGTGGTGGCACTATGTATTTTGGCGGGGCAGGAACTACACCTACACAAGTCTCAGGAGTCAGTGAATTATCTCTTGTTCTATCTCCGCTTATTACAAATGATTTCACATTTAATGGCGCATTAATACCAACTTATCAAATGCCATACAATACATTTTATGCCGTAGAGACACCAATTATTCTAAGCGCAGTTGATACTGCAAATATTGAACAACCTAGATTATATTTTACTTTATTAAATAATGTAACATTATATAATGGACAGAATTATAATGGTTAAAGCTTCTTTTGGATATGAGGAGTATAGATTATATCACTGCACTGTTGAATATTATCAAGACGTATCAGGTGATCTCCACTATTAAAACGTGTGCAATCCTTGTTCCAGATTTTTATGACATTAAAACTCTGGTTTTTTTCAACAACACGCTTCGGACTAATACTTACACCATGAATTTGATTGACATTTGAATTGTTTACAACTTTACCTAGCATAGATGCAATTGTGTAAAGTAAAAAATAATGTGCTGCCCGCACACGACTAATGCGAAGACTATAGCACCCCCCTTTTATATTTGCATGATTCTCATAAAGTGGCGGTACACCTTCACGCATCCAAAAGAACATTCCATGTTGAATACTATTATCTTGAAGCTCGCGCATCACAGCAAAGAAATCCCCCCAAGTTTTTACTGTTGCGATAGTCTGATATGAATCGGGCGTCCATTTAGTATCTACAGGATTGTGGTAATATAAGCACCACGACCCTGTAGGAATGGAATCGCTATACTGGAAAGAGGGCATGATTCCAGTGCTTCTATACATACACTATATATTTATGTTTAGGCTAGTTAATCGCATTATTCGCTTTTTTTATCGGTTTGTTCCCCAGATTTTTCAGATATTGTCAAATTTGTAATAGATGTAGTTTTATTAATTTGTTGACCAGTTTCTAGATCATATGTCTTTTCGTCTCCATCATCCGTGACAACCTCCAGCCGATAATCTTTAAAGCTAAACATCAGAGTTCTATCAAAATAATATCTCCAAGAACCAATCAAAACTTGAAGAGGAATTGTAGAGACAGGGCCGTGGACTTTTTGATCCATTAGCCAATCAGAAAGATCTCCAATTGGCTGATCTTTATAGACTAGACTGGCGCCAATGAATGGCAGGCTATGTGTAGTATGAAATCCTAGCTCAGTGTATGTAAACGACTTTTTTGTATTATCATAAATCCAAGTTGGATCACAAGAATATTTGGTTGATGATGTCATAACAAATGGAAAATAACGATCATTATCACACTTCACAAAGGCTAGAAATTCATTACGAAAACTATTTTGGATTGCATATCCTGTGATACTTGCTTGGCTCTTAATTTTATCAAAATATTTTAAGAGTTGTGCATAGGAATACAGAAAATATGGCGCGAAGAACATGGGGACCTTATGTGATATAAAGTAAAAAATAAGGTGTGTTATGTAATCAATATAACTATCCATTATAGTATCTTACTATTGTAATGCGAATTATGTTTAAGCTGGCTTATTAATTAGGCACAATCTTTTTACCATTCCAGATTCCAATAGGTTCCCCATCATAATAGACATTTTGATTTGCGTCACGTGCATAAGTTTTTCCTTTGAATACAAATTCTTCCACCTCAATCTCTTCTTCCTCTTCTTCCTCTTCACCCTCTTCTTCAACTTCTTCTTCAACTTCTTCCTCTTCTTCAACTTGTTCTTCAACTTCTTCCTCTTCTTCAACTTCTTCCTCTTCTTCAACTTCTTCTTCAACTTCTTCTTCAACTTCTTCTTCAACTTCTTCTTCAACTTCTTCCTCAACTTCTTCCTCAACTTCTTCCTCAACTTCTTCCTCTTCTTCAACTACAATTTCGTCCTCTTCTTCCACATCACTCTCTTCTTCTACAATTTCTATCTTCTTCTCAGGATTTACACCTTTTTCAGTTTTGATAATGGTATCATAATCTGCTAGATAGTTTCCAATACAATTATTTTTTTCATCGTAAAGATCGTTTGTCCTGCTATCCATACTATATTTGTTACCTTTAATGAAAACTTCACACCTGTAATTTACAATTGATTTTTCACTCGCAGATACACTTGAACTTTCCATTGTATCATGAATATCAATATCGGCTTCTTGTAGATTGAGATCAGGAACTCTAGCTGTAGCCACGGCGGCGGTCAAAGCGGGTGTAGATCTAACACTTGAAACTACAACATTTTTTGTATACTGCGGTGTCCTCATGTTAAGAATTTCATTTACAAAGTCGTTGTTTACGGGTGAATTCTGTTCTTGTTGATTTTGAACTGTATTCTCAAGTTTTTCTAGACGTTTGCTCAAATCCAAAAGAAGGTTATAGAGCTTATCGTAATTAGGTTCATGAATTTCACTAATTTCTGAACTGGTATCTGATGCATTAAAGTTAAACCTTTTTGGGGGGCAACATAGATTTGAATTAGATTTTTGAGGAGATGCGTCACGCAGTTGAAATTCTAGATTTGCGACTTCGGTCAAAATATTTGAACGAAATCTACTAAGAATGAGATGAAGATGATCGGCCATTTGAAAAGGTATGTGCCTACAATATTTTTTTTTCGGTGGCCAATTTTTTTTATTTAAACTTTTATTATAAACTAAAGAAAATCTTTTTAATATTTTGTTGTAATATTCAAACATGCATCGAGTGTGCTATCTTTATCTTTGAGAGGCTTTGAGCGCTTCAGTTTTAGATTTTGAGGTTCATCATTTATCTTCACAGGGGTATATTGATAGGGTGACGTAAATGTATTACGAAGAGGTGTTTCGTAAAAATCAATTGGTTTCGTATCCATAGATGCCAAAATACTAACCATGGGAGGCAAATGCACATCAATTCTAGAGCGCTGAGAATCACAAATACTGCGGAAGTCTTCAATTGATATAGGTCCTCCAAAACGTTGTAGTGTTTCACGAGATGGGGCCGGATAAATTCGTCCATTTGTATTCATAGAATATAGGCGGTTCAGTAGAGCAATTCTCTCCCAACGCGTATGCGTATCAATAAGCTCAGAAAGTAAATACGCCATACCACATTGGGGAGTGCAAAAATTACCATATACATTCCATACATTGTCGATAACACTCAGAGGGATCACACAGGGCCTTCCGCTGAAATTATCACAGCACCAGAAACAGGCGAGATTTGTTTCATCAGGAAGCTGATGAGTATGCTTTGTGCCAGCAAATTGAACTAAAAGAGTAGTAGGTCCATATTCTTTTCTTGAATTTTGAACTGTAAGTTGAACTGGCTGTGAAACTTGTGGGGTGGGGGTGCTTGGTGTCTCTTCAGGAGGAGTAGTAGTAGTTGCTACATTCTGATCTTCTTTTTTGGGGGCGGCCTCATACGTATTTTCCTCGGCAAAAGGATCAATATCACCAGCGTTAAATGCTTCAAATGGCTGGGGCGGCCTCGGATCATACACAAAAGGCTGATCATGAAAATGAACTTCGCTTGTGTGAATTGGTAAATGCGCAATAAGAGGCTTTCTAGATTCTGGCTGAAAAATTCCTTGAATTCCTTCAGGGGTTACAATCGCGACAACTTGATGTTTGGCCCCCTTCTTTTCTCTCTTTTTCTTCTGTGGAGCTTCTACTTGTTCAACAGTCTCTTCAACTACAATATTTTTTTTACGAGGGGGCATAGAATTCTAAAGTAAAACACCTAATCTTCTTTAGATTACTTTATGAGTATAGGACTTTAAGAAGTTCTATATATGTTTTTAGGCTAGATGGAGATATCACCTAATCCGCGGGTGCAACGTATTTTGAACTGTATTCGTAAAGATTCTAAGCGCTTATCACATTTACTATTTTATGGTCCACCAGGAAGTGGCAAAACCTCTACAGCAAAATTATTTATTCAGAGCTGGTTTCCAAATAATAAGCCACCGCCAGGAGCAACGTTATTTTTAAATGCATCTGATGAACGTGGTTTAGATTCCATTCGCGAGCGTGTATTTCCATTTTTACAAAGCAAAAATCTTTTACCAGAGCACCGCGATTTGCCTCGTTTTCTAGTTTTTGATGAAGCAGAAACACTAACTGCATCGGCACAGTTGGCTTTACGACATATTCTAGAGAAACACCCTTTAGAAAGTTGTTGTATTTTATTTTTAGTAAATACAATTAGTGGTGTAGAAAAATCACTTCATCATCGTTTTCTACGCATTCGGTTCGATCCTCTTCCTTCAGAATGTTTGGCAGAACGTGTAAAACTCTATGCGCCAGATAAGCAAACTCCTACTCCTCTAGATGCAGTGAGACTACGCGGAGATTTGCGTATTTTTTTGCACGCACCAAATGCCGCGCAAGAACTCGCTAGAACATTTTGGAATTGGCTTCATAATGATAATCACAGTCAACCAGTTTATTCAAGAAAGAATTTAGAAGATCTTTTTTGGATTGGCAGAATATTTGGTATTTTATCAATGGATATTGTTTTGGATATTACAAGGCTAAGCCAACCTGGTGTATTAAAAACAATGCCTTTAGAATTGTATCAGAAACATATTCATGAAATTAAAAAAAGAATAATTGAAAAAATTGTTCAGGGTGGCCCAACCGATCTAAAGCACAAAGAACAACAGAATGTCTGAACCAGATTATGTTAAACCCACACCCTTGCGTATTAGCACGAAGGTTATTACCGCAAATATGGGAACAACAATGGATTCTAAGAAGCTCTTTGAAAGTATTTCACAAATTCTTATACCACTGTGGTGGCCTGGCGAAGGTGTTCTGAAAATGGAACATGATAAGTCTGTGATTGGTTACGCAAGCCGTGATGTATTTAGTAAACGAGGGGTAAGTGATAAAACATTCTTTAATCAAAGCACAATTGTAGTTCGTAGAGCTGTAAATGCTGAAAAAACTCATTTCAAGGAAGTAAACGTAAAACTCTTTGGAAATGGTGGAATTCAAATGACTGGAATTCCAGCAGAAGATTTTGCTCTTGGGACTCTTACCTGGCTTCTTGAACAACTTACGACTATTCAGGCTCCTATCTTTACAACCAAACCCAGTCTTCAAAAGTTTAAAGTTCAGCTTATTAACTCTGATTATCAAGTAGCGCACCCGATTAATAGAACAGCACTTCATAATATTTTGAGTAGAACATATGGTCTATTTAGCACCTTTGAAAGCACTATTTACCAGGGTGTAAATACAAAATACTATTTCAATGATAAACATCCTGATGCAGATCGCCCTGGAATTTGTCTGTGTTCAAAGCGCTGTCGCGGTCAAGGAAGTGGCAGTGGCCCCGGAGAATGTAAGCGTATCACAATGAGTGTATTTCAAACTGGGAAAATCATTATTACAGGTGGGAGGTATTTGTATCAACTTGAAGAGGCCTATAATTTCCTCAATAAAGTTCTAAAAGATCATGCACATGAAGTTCTTCGTCTTCCTGAACCTGAAAAACCCGTGCGTCCGAATGAACAAACAAAACTTACGACAAAGACGTAGAACTGTTTGAATGGCACAACCAAACACCAACGCACAACAAGCTTCTTTGGAAACCCCCCTCCCCTCCGCCCAATCCCTTGTGCAAGCCGCCCGTCTTGCTCAACAACTGGATCGCCCTATCCAATTAGATTATTACGCTGATACTTGCATTGATAAGGCTGTTATTGGTGAAGATCAAGATACCAAGGATAAGATTCTGATCAAGAGCAATGAGGAATATACCAGTCTAATTCAGAAAATCTACAAGGTAGGTGTCCCTGGCAATGAGGATTTTCTGATTCTAACAGAGAACTCTATTTATATTGTTAGTGGAAAAATCAAGAAGAGAAAGATTCAAACTTCCTCTCTTGTAAATCATGATTAAATATAAGATTAATTTTATTCTATAAAAATTGAATTTGGTTATTCATTTTTTATATGCACATACAACTATGTCAGAATTTACAGATGAATGCGAACCTATACAAAATGCTACGCCTATATTTCTAGGAGTGATTGGATCAAGAAATGACTGTAATCAAAAACAGATTTTAGAAGATGTTATGAATCCTATTCTGCAAGAGCTAAAGAGAACACCAGATAAAGTTATTCTACCCGCGGAGGGGACATCCACTATTTATATTTCGGATTGGGCTGAAATTCTAAAGATTCCATCACAGACCTATGAAGCTGATTGGAAACGCCACTTGAAACGCGCAAAGTTTCTACGTGATGCGCGAATTCAGCAGGAATCTACGCATTATTTGATATTTCTGAATAAACGTAGCACGTTTAATGAGAAATTAGCAGAGCGCCTGGCAAAAAAGGGCTCTCTGGTATATACTGTATCTCAAGAATGGGAAGTTAAGGAGCTTTCTACGCCCCAAGTTTCTTCATCACCACCGTCTCCTCGCCTAGAAGCGCGCGAGAGCAAACAAGATACTGGAAAAGTGCCAAAACAGAAGAAATCAAAGCAATTAGCAGACCTTGGAAACCAATGCTCACTGCTAGACCTTTGGGCATCTTAAATGATACTAAAATGCCGATGGTTCCAATTACAGACAACACTGCAATGATAGCATACAGGATAAAAATGAAGTAGTATGTTGAACAGATTGTGCTACTGGGGATTTGTTTAGTCCAATTTGGTTCGGCCATTATTTCTATATCTAATGCGGATTTTTTTTACGATTCTATCTTAGAGGAATGGCAAAATCACGTAAAAGTCATCGTAAATCTGGAAAGGGAGCACGGAAGAGTCACAAGAGACGCGGTAGTCGCCGTCTTCGCGGGGGTCAAGCTCCCGTGAATTATTCCAATCCTGGCCCTATGAATCTAAATTTAGCGCAAGGTCAACAATTTGGTGAATATCACAAGAATCAACATGGAGGTATGGGGGCTTATAGTTATGGCCCCTACCCGGGCGCCGTAGAAGAAGCATCTGTTCTTCCGGGAGATCTGGTAGCCTCTGCTAAGCTATTACCTTTGGATAAGGCTTTTGCTGAAATCCGTCAATTTGGACCCAGTTCCGATAATCCCAATCTAGCTGGTGGTAGACGTCGCAAGGCCAAGAAGAGCCGTAAGAGCCGTAAGAGTCGCAAGACTCGTCGTGTTCGTAGACAGCGTGGTGGCCTCTACAGATGGGGTGGCGGTGGTCGTGGAAGCTGTGGCTTAATGATGGGTGGCCGTCGTGGTAATTGCGGTCTACTCAAAGGTGGTGCAGCTTCTGAGATGCGCTTCCCTATGCCCGTGGCGGATGAGACAAAGATGTTGATCCCCGCAAGTCTACAAGAACAAGCTGGCCTAAACCCCGAGTGGCGTCTAGCCGAGAACCCTCTCTCATTTGCTCCTCAGATGTAGAAAGTCTTTAGAAATTTAACATAACTATACTTTATATATAGGATATTATACTATATATAAAAGTTTCAAATAGGTAATAGTTTATGTATTAATATTATTAATACACGAGTGGTTTGGCAGACCAAATGAGGGGTGCATCTTTTTCACCCACAGATGCCTTGAAGAGGTCTCTTAGCATATCTGTATTTGTGTCCAGGATCTCCTTTTCTTCTTTTGTCGCCATGACACATAAATGTAAAATGGCTTCACCAAATCCAGCGCCAACAGACCTGGGCATACCAAGACCTTCTACAGAAATATCTTGGCGATTTTGTACACCCGCTGGAATTTGAATGAACACTCCGCTATCATGTGCAGGATGACCATCAAGTCTTACGACTTTACCACACAAGGCTTCTCCTAGAGTGAGATTTACCCTATGTTTGAGATTGTCACCCTGACGCTCCCAACCATGATCTTCATCGGCCCCTACGAGTTCTATAATTACATCGCCAGGTTCACTAAAATCTTCTTCTTGGCTACTTTCGCCAGGAAATGTAATAATATCTCCAGCCTTCATTCCTTTTTTGACTGTCAGTTCCAAGTCTTTGCCTTTCGTTGTAAATTTAGTTCCATTACAACCTGAACAATGATCGCCTTTTGCTTTTCCTGAACCGTTACAAGATTTACATGGAACTGCATTTTGCATAATCATAGGGCCGATTTGAACAACTTGAGCTTTTGTTCCTGATCCACCACAGTCGTGGCATGCCTTTACATTTAATGCCCCGTCACCATTACACTTTGCACAAAAGCGCTTATGTTCAAGATGAATCTTTAAAGATCTTCCAAAATAAAAGTCTTTCAAACCCAGGGGGATTTGAGTTTTACGCGGAGGACCTTTTCCAGGTCTACGGCCATTTCCAGGTCCTCCACGACGATTAAACATACCAAACATTTCATTCATACCAAAAGGGAATGGAAATCCTCCTCCCATTCCAAATGGCATTCCGCCTCCAGAATGATCCCCTGAAGATTCCCCTGGTATTTGTCCTGTCTGATCATAAAATGCTCTGCCCTGTTCATCTCTCAAAACTTCATATGCTTTAGAGATTTCTTTAAATTTAGCTTCATACTCTTCTTTTTTGTCTTCAGGTGCCTTATCAGGGTGATATGTTTTACTGAGTTTTAGATATTGCTTTCGTATCTCAGAGTCTTCTGCACCCTTTGAGAGTTCCAAAATACTATAAAGATCACCTGGCATCTAATGGCCTTTGTTAAAACCTTTTTAGATAGATACTGGGCAGAATAAAAAACGCAAAAAATTATCGTTTGGACTGTAGAATGGAATCCGAGTATGAATGTCCGGTTCATAAAATTATTGAATTGGGTATAAAAAGAGAAAATTTTAAAGAGGAATTTTATTCATTTTTGCTACATGCTCCTATGCAAACCTCCATGCGCCTTTATAAAGAAGTGAATGTAGATTGCCATTGTAAAAAAAATTATCAAGCATTTGATGCTATTCAAAATAGCACGAGCGTAAATTCGTGAATGTTGTTATTTATGTTGGTCTAAACAATTGTAATTATATGTTACAGGATTATTACTCCCATGGAGACAAAAATTGTTGCGCAGGATGAGGCTGAAAGTATTTGTAGACAGGCTCTTCAAAAACCCACGCATTTATTCTTTTATGGTTTACATGGTCTTGGAAAGACAACTATGGCGTTTGACTTTTTTGATTCCTACGCAAAGCTACATGGAATTGATCCAAGGGATCCTGACTTTTTTCTTTTTTTGACTGCAGATCAAGATCGCGGAATTCATACGATACGAGCAAAACTTTCTGATTTTGTTCGTGGATGTGTAAAAAAACGGGGTGTCATTCGTTGGGTTTTGATTGATGACGCCGATACACTTCCTGAAGTTAGCCAACAGGCACTGCGTAGACCTATGGAACAATATGCACATTTAACTTGTTTCTTGTTTATAGCTAATTCATCTGAATGTTTGATTAATGCACTTCAAAGTCGCTGTCAACCTGTGCGATTTAGTCCTGTTCCAATTGTGATGTATATTGATACTTTTTTAGAGAGATTAAACTATACAATCGTGGACGAAAATGTTCGTAATTGGTTGGCGGCGGCTTCACTGTCTTCTGTGGCTGAATTTAATCGTATGACTCAAGTGTTACAATGGATCTCACCTGAAAATCCGACAGTTCAAGATGCTAAGGAAATTTGTAGCACTCATGACTATGATAAAGTTATTCCATTAGTAAAAGCGATTTGTTACTCGGATCCAACAAAACTCTATGAATACTTGGGATCTCTGTGGCAAAATGGCATGAGTTTTGAAGATATTTTACATGCTGTTCAGCAGACGGCAGATTTATATTTTGTGCTTCCTTCTGAATCTCAGGAGCGTTTATATAGGTTTTTAGTAACGGGCTGGTCCTATCATGCACAAAGTCGCTGTAGTTTTTTAGATTTGTTATGTTGTTCTGACGATGCTGGATTGTTTAAAATTAAACAGCAGACGACCTAAAAAAATTCAGCAAAGTATTCAGCAATGAGTAAAACAGATCGTCTATTTCGCGAAATACCTCCATGGACTCTTGTTTGTCGAGTGCTGAAATTGTTATCGCTTCCAACTGAATTTCCAGTAACTTTCCAGCAATCGGACATTTCGTTGGAAAATTCAGTTGAAATTGCTGGAATTTTACAGCCATATTATAAACCAAAAGTTGCCGAGCAATATCTGGCTTATACAGATCAAAAGCGCTGGATTACAGTTTTAAGGCATCTTGTAACACCGCACGGTTACTGTATTCAGTATAAGGAGACAACCAAAAATAAATCAAAGGCGATTGTATACACTATATTTCGCGATTCTAGTGTATTAAGCACCCCCCTTGAAATAACTTTTACATAATAAACAACAATAACTATAATTATTGTATATTCGCATAGGTTAGTTTTAGAAAATCAGAAATATAATAAGCGGTTGCTCCACTCATCTAAAAATAATTTTTCTTTACTGGAAATCTGATCTACAAATGTCTTATATTCGGTTAGTTCATTCTTTTTGAATAATGATCTGAGCGTTATAGCAGGTTTAAGATTATGATGATGATATCTGTATATATAACAATAGTAAAGTAATGCAGGCAGAATCTTTTTAAATGAATCACAAACAATAACAGTTGCCTTATTGGATTGAGTAATATTTTTTCCCATAGGGATACGATCTTTAATACTGTTATATAATTCAATTGAAATATAAATATATTCCTTTTCGGTCAGTGGACCATGTTGTATGGTATAATATCTATATTGTGGCTTTTCGCTATTATATGGAAAACATGTAATTGTATTTGTAACAAAATGCGTAGGATCATCGCCATTTATTAGCATTGTTTCAGATAGTTTTGGATGTAGTTTAATAGATGGATCTTTTTGTGTTAGTATTATAATTTTTTCAAACTCATAATTCTTTATAATATTTTTACTAATTGATTCGGATGTTTCTGTGATAAATATATTATTGACTAAATAAATAATGTTAGGATCATTGGATTCGAATGATTCCTGTGGCGATACAACAATAGAACGATTCGCTGCAAACATTTCTACAAGCTAATGAAAGTTTATTTAGCCAGTTCGGAACGCATGTTCCGGGAATAAAAATTCCGAGAATGCGTATTCCCGGGCGGTTTAAAAACGTCTCTACGTGTAGATCAGAGAATGACTGATTTTAGTCTATTGGAAAGTTCTTCTTCCTATATGCGTATTGAAGGAAGCAGTTTTATAGAAGCGTATAGTGAACCCAGTATACAGACTGAGACATCGAATAGTGAATTTAATCAAATATTTAATACTCACATGCTTTCCAATCCAGTTCAAAATGAAATTAAAAATGTCAGAGAGCCACCATTGGCATATGGTTCACAAACCTCCGTCCCCATGTTTGATATGCACGGAAAAATTCTCAAAGTATTAGAACCTGGTGAAAAACCAAAATGGCAATGTGTAGCATGCTGTAAAGCATTTGTTTCAAAACAATCCTTAGAGCGTCACAAGGAACGCCACCCCCTTTGTAAACAATGGGAGGAGATGCCAACCAAGGAAGAGACACCCAAAGATTCTGCCTATGATTGGGCTTTGAAACTTATAGAAGATAATTTAGGAACAAGTGATTTCCCTCATAACCATCAGAAAAGAATCAAGTGTAAATACTGTCAAATAGATTTTTCAAATGTTGGTAATCTTCACAAACATTTCAATAGATCAGTGGTATGTAATAAACTTGCTTATAAAGCAATAAAAGAAGCATTTACAGCGGTCAAATTTGACCAAGCTTGAATAGGTATTTTACAGCGATATCAGAGTCCATAATTTGATCTTCAGACATTCTTAAAAACCAGCCAAAGATTCTTCTTTCCAGCAATTCTGGCCAAGGGAATGGAACATATACAGTTTCGGGAGGAATATTAAATGGTAGAATACCACTTGTTCCTGTGGCCAATAGATCTTCTAATTCAATCTTGCGCCCTGTCTTTTTACGAGTGAGCTCTACATTCGGCATTACAATGACATCCTCTTTTCCAGTTCCTACAAAGAGTATATCCCAGTTCCTATCATTTCGTATTTCCTTTCCAGTGTGTTGACGTTCAATACGGCTGTAAAGGATTTCATGCCATTGCATAAAAAAGGGGTGTTGGGGTCTAGGAGACCATAGCGCATGCTGGTTAGGTAAAAAGGTTCCCTTGGATCCAGCGTAAGTTTCCAAAGGATCCGAGCCAAACAATACAACCTTATCTTTTGGTAGCTCAGGGAAAGGCTTCAATACAATTGTGGCGGGATTCATCCATAATCCACCATACTTTGCCAAGAAGGCCACCTTCAGATAGGTCATTTCTTCCTCGCGCAAAGGGAGGCGCTTATTTTGCATTGGCTCAGGTAAGCCACCCAAACGTCTCTCAGCATCCGCCAATCCTCCAATAACTTCTACGTGATATTTATTACCCATTGCATTTACAATTGTTTGATAGCAAAGATTTAGGAAAGGTAAATTTAGAACACGACTACTACGAGCCCCAAAATCAGCCCACCAACGACTATTTACATCAGTGTCATCTACATAAATCCATATAGTAGGTGTATCAAGCCCAATCTCTAAAAGTTTATCATCGTGAAATGTATGTTTCTGTTTGCCATTCATATAAACTGCCGCCCCAATCGCCGCGACAAGTAACATGGCGGCGGGGATAAGTGCGGTGCGGGTATCCATCTACAAGAATTATCATAAAAATACAGTCGTAAATACCTGCGTTACAAAAAATTCAAATAAAAAATACCAATTTTTTCATTTGAGTAGATTAGATGGTTTATTTTTCAGTTATGACAAGTTGTTTCATTCGCTCAAAGTAATCCCGTGCTGTAATTTGTTCTTGCGCAGCACGTATCCTTCTTTGTTCTTCATATTGTTTCTTTTGTGCTTCATATGCTTGAAGTGCAGCAAGCTCTTGAGAATTATATGTTTCTGGCGCTCTTTCTCTTTGTGCCTTATATGAGTTAAAATCACGATGTTCTACTTTAATATTATTGACCTTATTACTAACTACATTTTCTTTTGTATATGCTGATTTTAGATCTGTAAATTGCATCTTGGAATCATATGCTGAAGTATAATCTGCTGGTCTATCACGTCCCAACTCTACACCCGCGCTTTGATTTAAAATGAGTTCTTGTGGTTGTTGAAACTGTATAAGAGCTGAAGATCCCGCCTCCTCCTCAAACATGCGATTAAATACATCACGGTTAAAATCTTCACTAAATTTCTTTGCGCCCTTTTTGTGGCCCCTGCCCTTTGTATCCTGCTCGTTTTTTAGCCAATCACCATACCCATCCTCATCTGGATCAGGAACACGTGTTTGTTCAAATAGTTGATTGAATACAGTCATATTCAAGTTGTTGGGATTGAGTTTTACTGGTTCTTTGGGCATAGACCATTCAGTTGCAGCAGTATTTCGCTGATCGCGAACAGTTTCTAATCCTGGAACTGCCTCGGTGCTTTTAACTTGTTGACCTTTCACAAGATTTAAAATATCCATTAAATAAGCAAAGGCGCGTGTTACCGCGTCAAATGCTTCCTTGGATCCCCCAGGCTTGTCAGGGTGGGCGCGTATAACAGCCTTCTTATAAGCTGACTTTAACATTTCGGCAGTTAGTGCAACTTCTTCATGAATGTCTAAAACTCGTAAACAAGCGCTAAAGAAATTGAGAGCTTTTTCAGATCGCTTTGGCTTGGAAACTTCTTTGTATGGGTCGCGCATCGTTTGAACGGTTGGAATGATTTGATTGGATGGGGGTGTTGTGCGCATTTGAAAGGCTTGTGGGTGGTATTGAATTTGCCCTGATGCGGGAGCTTGTGTTTGACGATTCTGTTGGATTTGCGGGGGGGGCAAAACTTTTCCATTGGAAGAGTTTGAAGCTACTTGTGCAGGAGCTTCTCCAGGTAATGGCCCTGGGATACCCCCATGTCGGACTGTTCCTGTATATTGTAAAATAGAGCCATATATACCAGCACGTTTTGCCGACATAACAATATTTTGATCTTGAAATAGTGTATCAATCATATTTAGTCTAGTTTGTGGACTTTGAATCGCAAGTAGTTTTCTATAAATTCCAATATGTGTTGGATCAATTTGACTTTGAACCTGTCCCATCTGTTTAGCGTCTATTTTGCTTCATTTAAATAGTAACGCACCCGAGTTGGAAGTAATAGAGGAATCTGCGCCTCGCATTCCCACAACTGTTTACGCCCAGCACTAAACAACTCAAATTTACTAGGCCACATCTGTGGAGCAAGGCGTGGAAGTTTGCGCAGAGAAGGATCACGAAGAAGGCTCCAACTCTCTAGAGGCAAAACCATCGCTAATTGTTCCTGTGGCTTTACTGGATTTAGCCTCTGAGAATTTATACTAGGCATGTCATGCTCATTCAAATATGTAGCAATATCGTGCCATAAGGGAGGAAGAAACCATGGAAAACACCATTCTTGATCCACCGCGCTTCCAGTATAATATTTCAGTATCCAATCAAGACCAATTAGATATTGTTCAACTACGGATTGCGTATCGGCTGTTCGCAACCATCTTTCACAATAGACTGACCGCCAAGTATCAGACAATTCAACCATTACACGATTTTGTTCATTATGTTTATAGGATTTAATTAGAGCCAGCTCTTCACAAATCCTTAGCGGTGTTTTATTCCACTCATCAATTGCGATTTCTAGGGGAGTTGTTCCTCTTGCGATACTATTCTTTTGTGAAATTTTGTGTTCGCAATGTTTTTGTATAAACTGCTCTTCTACATTTGCAAGCCATAGAATACAGGCTTGAAGAGCAGATTTTCTCCATTGATATGTTTTACCAGCCTTTTGGATAAGAGATCCATATTGAGTGCGAACTGTATTAAGCATTTGAAGAAGATAATCATGCCCCCCATCTTTGATTTTCAATGATAATCCATGAGGAAGAAAATCATTTCCCAATAATGACATTGCCATAGCATAATCCAATAGATATTCTTTGTCTTTTTTATATAGTAAATATTCTCTTAGTTTATGAATACTAAAATATCGGTATTCTTCTTCATTGAGCATGTTATATTGAACTTCACCGCATTCAACAGCTTCACGAAATAACCACATTTCTTTTGTATTTTGCAGTAATGATAAAACAATCAAATCGGCGTCAAGACCATATACGACGTGACTGTCCTTTTGATTTGTTGTATTGAGTAGTTTCATAATTTTATGCTCTCCTTCTCCCGGTTCATCGGTCGTGCTAATAATCCAGCGAATGCCAGGCGATTTACAGGTATTGAGTGCTTGTCCTAGACGTTCCATAAATTCAGTGCCAGGAGTGATTGCATTGGTATCCCAGCGAGGGCCCCCCTGTGATTTTCCAATCCGAATTTCTTCTGTGGCGGTCCATTGACTTTTAAAACGTCTTAGACGCTGTTGGCGCATTTTTGCCATTGGCACAACACCATCTACGCCCACAAATACTTGTTGAGTAGGGCCGACAAGACTTACAACCTTTTTTAGATATTTACAAACATCTTGAATTAGATTATTTTCCCACTCAAGCCGTGTTTGTTCACCCTCATATTGTTTAGCACCAGGACGTCTTAAACAATGATAAATCATACAATTAAAGTCAACCCACAAATGGGAAGGCATTTGGCCCTTTCTTTCTTTTGATAAAAGGCCCGGTATACGATCACATAATTTTTTGTAATACGAAGGAATACCCATACTACAAGCAGGAAGGAAGATCTCTATGAGTTCTTATCTAGAATCGCTTAAGTATTTCGGTGGTGGCATAGTCACGCCCGCCATTCATGAGCTCTTACGTTCTATACCTGATTCTCTATTTGTAGGCACAGGAATTTTTGCGCTGATTACACAAAGTTTCCCCTTGGGTATTTTTACACTTGCTATGGCAGAATTTGGTATATTTCACAAAGTATTGGGGGGTTTAATTCATCAAGTTCAGGGTAATCAAAAATTACAAGCAAATGATCAGTGTGTTATAGGTTTACCTAGCCCATATCAAATTTCAGTTATTGGAAAGATTCTTGGAGAATATGGATTTCCTAGTGGACCTCTATTCTTTTTGAGTGCTGCGATTTCATATGTTTTATCTAGCACGTATAATTTTCAGTATGAACTGGAGGAACTTGGGAAAAAGGAACCCGAGTGGAATGCTAGACTTCCCATGAGCACTGCATTTTCCATATTACTTCTCATAGCACTTATTATCTATCGTGTAACATTTGGCTGTGATTCTATTATGGTTGCTCTAGGATCATCATTGATAGGCGCAATTATAGGATTTATTGTGTATATAATTCACGTGTATTTATTTGGACGAGATGCTGTGAACTTTTTGGGGCTACCCTTATTGGCAGATCGTGCAGCGAATGGAAGACCATTATATGTGTGTGCCAAGCAGGAATAATGTATGTTAAGGTTTCGCTTTTATGAACTAGAAAATGAAAACACAATAAGAAAGAATGAAATGTATAATCGTATCAGAGAGACGTTTACATGTCGAATATCATTGGAAGTTTGATATGTGGTGCGAGAAATTTTTTCGCACAGGGGTTTCGTAGTCTTCCGACGATAGTGGCTGGAACAACACTTATTTTAGGTCTAACACAAGGAAACTTGAACTTTTTATTCTTCTTTGTTGGATTAGCCATTCTTGCGCCTACAGCATCATTACTACTCAATATAATTGTTGAATTTATATTTTCTAAATTTCCTGGATTGATTCCTGCAGAACTCTGGGCAGTAAAAGGTGGAAATGTTGCACAGTGTGCAATGTTGCCTCTCTTGAGCATGCAAAATCCCCCTGAAATAGTCACGGTTGTTCCATCCTATTGGCTTACAGTGATATCATTCTTTTATGGTTATTTATTTGTAAATGCATATACCTTGTATAATAAACAAGCAGAAAGTAATGCACCACAAGAAAAGGTGGATGCACGTAAGAGTCAGGCCATGATGGGCATGGTAACTGTGATTGGCCTAGCTATCATCACCACAATCTTTAGATATATGTCATCTTGTGAAACGGGACTCGGCGTTTTATTCAGTCTAGGTTTAGGCGGTAGTTTAGCATATGGCTGGTATATGTTTATGTTAAAATGTGGGCTAGGCCGTTTGGATGATTTGTTTGGAATATCAAATCGCATTTTACCTTACCAGAGCTTAGAAGATACTGACCCAACTGTATGTGTTCCTGACTCTAAATAAAAAAAATTGGTCACCCCTGCCCTCCCCCACCAAGGCAATTCAACAAAAGAAGAAAATGAACACTTCTCAGATTCTGTATAATGCTCCTGTCAGTGTTTCTACCAAGCAATATTCTACACTAACTATTCGTGGCCTAGGTAAAAATGAAAAGGAAGATGAGCGTATTTATATTACCCCTGTCTGGGAAAATGACCATCTAATGTGCAATGTAAAGCATAAGGATTCGGATCATTCTTATAAAAGCTCTTATTACATTGAAGATATTTATCATTATGTAAATACTGTTCTTAAACTAATTATTGCGGACAAGGATGCTTGTAAGCTATATCAGTTTGATATTCCTGGTATCCCTAGTATTCTAGTGAAACATGAAGATATTCCTAGCATTATGGATACTGTTCTAAATTATGTATATTATCTATGCCATAATGAAAATTCATGGATGAAACATGAATCCAAAGTCACTGTTCAGAAGCCTGTAGTGCCTGTTGTAAAGCCACTCGTGTATCCTCCTCAGCGCTCCTATAGCCAGTCCTACTTTACGGAACCAATGGCAAATAGCCATATCTTCTTTGATGAGGATGAAGATACTATTTATAATAAATACTACTAGACGCCATACATTGTTCTTAATCGGCTAATCACCTGTTTCCATCTAGTAATGTCTTCTGGTTTTAACTGTTGTTTATTCAAAGCCAATTGAAACATTAAATATAATTCTTTTATTGGTTTTGAAAGATTTTTTTTTGGATATTGTGTAGGTATATCTTCGATGGCTGGACTTGATTTTTGATTTAGTTGATTTACACGATCATGACAACCCCAAAGCCATTCTCTTAAAAAGTTGCGGCGCTCTTTTCCTAATATGCTACGAAGTTGTAAAAATGAATGTGTCTTCTGCCATTCTAAATAGTGCTGTTTACACATCACACATGGCATTACAAATGCTTGTGATTTCAAAAGAATGCTCCACGCATCCGCTTCATCATTCGTTTCAATGGCCGTGGATTGATTCCCACTAAGTTCGGCCATGGTATGAAGAATTTCCCAAAAGCGTGGCCCCCATGCTTCCCTGGACAATCCAATTTGAATAATAGAGAGATCTGTGTTGGACATATTACTTCTTTTTGTGCCGTAAAATTGAAGGCTAACTGAGACGCAGATATATATAACAATGTCTCTTTCCCTTCCTAAAACACTGATAGCTGGGTTGGATGCTGTATTTCAACGAGAGGCAAAAAAACTAGCATCTGATATTGCAAAAGCTCTCAAAAGACCAGAAAAAGAGGTTCTGGATATTTTAAAAAAGGCAGAAAAAATTCAATATAAAATCTATAATACAGATGATGATAATCTTACATGCCCAGTGTTCTTGGAGGGGGCTACATTGGTTCAGAGATGTCGCAGACCCTGTATTCTTGGAACCAATCGTTGTATTCAACATCAAACCGTGCAATATATTCCTGAATATAGTGAGACTCTAACAGAATTAACTCGGTGTATTTGCACGTCCACAGAAACGACACAGAGCTGTATTCTTCTTGATGAAATATCAAATATGGTATATAATCAAGATGGTTCTTGTATAGGTGAACTATTAGATGATCCTGATAGTGAAAATAAAAAGATTCTCTATGAGTTCATTTTAGAGGATAGTTCACCAACAACGGGCTAAAAGAACTATATTATATAGAATAGTAAGTAGCTCAATATGATAGTATATACTCCCAAGGTAAAGTTCCACCCAGGACACTTTCCGCATAAAAAAACCAAGATCAAACGGACAATACAATTAAAAAAGCCTCTTGCACTTGTTAAAACTGGCTGTATTCTTCCGCTTCAAGCACTTACTCCAAGTGCATTTATGTTTTTTCAATTTCATTCCAGACAATACATTGATCAAGCAAAATACATTGAAGAACAGTGGAATCATATTCGGACTTTAAAGTTCAAACCTTGTTTTTTAGTGGACACAGTGTATTTACAAAGTCAACTAAAACAGAATGTATCCTTTATTCGTGCCAATCGTAAACTAATCATGAGTTTTTTAAAGGTTTTAGCACTATGGAGACAATATAAATATGGAAAAAAGATGAAAAATCTTGAAGATCCTATCACATTAAATTTTACAATAGAACCTGTATGTATATATGATAATCGGGCCAAGGGCGTATTTACATTTGATGCAAAAAGTCTAAAAAAATCAATTGAAACGAACCTGTTTGCAAATGACTGGCTTTTTGTTGAACCTCAGGAACCAAAGAATGTATTAACGAATCTACCATTTACAAAAGCACAGTTTATTTCAATCTACTACCAACTTCGCAAATATGGCCATACATCGTGGGCTATTGAAGCATATAAAAAAATGAATATGGATTTATCTCTATTTTCAAAAGTATATAGTGTGGGATTACAGATAGAAGCACTCAAAAGTTTAATACGAAATCCTACATCGATAGAGTTTCAAACTCTTCTTACAGAATTTGTAGAAGATTATTATGTCCAAAGCTCAAATACTCTTTTAATAAATATCGATACTATTTATTGGGCAATTGAACATGAGCCACAGTGTGATTATATTCTGCGCTGGATCAGATTATTTGAGAGATATTATACCTTAAAAATTACCATGGGTAATTTGAATACAGCGCAGGGAAGACTTCAGAAGGCTGAAATTTTTCTACAGGCCAAGAAGCTTTTACAAGATACTCAACAAATTCATTTATTAACACTAAAGAAAAGAAGGATTCTTATGCGAGAACGAACAGCTATGAGTATATCTACCTCTGCATCGAATCCATCATTATCATCGTCTTCGGATCAAGGTGATTTAGCGTTATCTCTTCCGCCTCTTGTGCCTATCGGAACAATAATACCATTGGCGCATATAAATTCAGAGGACGTTGATATCTTTATTCTAGGGGAACTATAGAATGGGCTTTACAAGAAAACAGGGAAAGACGTATCCTTTGGCAATTGCAGTTTTTCAGACTGAAAAAGTTCAAGGAGAGGTAGTTGTAAGAAATAAGGGAAACCAGCGGATTACTCTTCATGCGAAATTTACAAAGTTGCCAGGTGGTGATCACGGATTTCATATTCACAGAGCTGGAGATTTGCGTGGCGAAGGTTGTCATGGATTATGTGAACATTATCATACAGGGCCCCCATCGGATCATGGAGATGAGCCAGGTGCTTCCAAGAGGGGGCGTCACACTGGAGATCTAGGAAATATTAAAATGCCTGGAACGGGCGTATTTGAAAAAACATGGACTTTATCTGGAACAAGTGTAAAAGATTTGTGGGGTCGTTCAATTATTGTTCATGCAGATCGCGATGATTTGGGCCTGGGGAGTCACGATGATTCAAAAATAACTGGTCACTCTGGTGCAAGAATTGCGTGTGCTGTATTTGGAAGAGGCTCCGAGAAGTGTTAGACGACTGGAATAAATTCTTTTTTGCATTTATCTAGAGTTTGTTGAGTATATTCAGTTGGGGACTTTAGTTCTTTATAGTGTTGTAAAATTCTATCAAGAATTGAAATGCCAGTGCTTCCAGGTTCTTTTTCCAGAATTTCCAGCACATTTCTGTAAATTTTTCCATAGATAAACAGCCGATCATGCACAATCCAGTTTCTCCACCATTTGGATAAGGGGCCCGAGGGACATGTGACACCAGGCCCATGGGACTTTTTCCGATCTTCAAGAGACCATTCATCTGGATGATCACATGATTTCCAGTTAAAATGAGTATCCCAAAATTCCTCTTTGTGTTCATCTGAAATCCAGTTTAGAGCCTGATCTGTATAGGGCTGTAACTGTTTTTTCCAGTAAGGCGATGTTTTCAGTTCTTTGAGACCAAGATCTAAAAGTTCACGAGTTGTGTCACCACCAACACCCCGCCATGTCATACCAAATAAACAGTAGTAGGGAATTTCATAGATTCTCTCTTTTCGTAGATTCTGAAATTTCCAGGACTGAATTTGTGTTTCAAGATCTTCCGGTTGTTGATTGGAAAGAGGCTCCCAAGTAGTGCTAGGAACTTTATTCCAGCTGTAACAAACTGTAGTGGCAATACATTTAGCAAAGAGGCTATATGACTTCATATCGATTTGTAGACCTTCAAGGATTGTGAGAATTCTTTCATCATCAGTTTCATCCACTAAATTTTGCCAGAATTCCAGATCAGGAAGATTCCACGATAGTTTCCAGCGATGAAATAGTGTGCCATGTTCATCTGGTGTATCTTTGGCACAGATGACCGCCCAGAGTAGCCACCAAATACTAGAATCTTTTGTTCTGCACCGAATCAGTTTCCAGCATAAATCCAGACGCCCTTTTGCTGAATTTGCAGTTTGCGACCATTCCAGGAGCCAAGAGATGCGAGATGGTCCTGTCCAGATCATCCACGCCAGAAGAAGTAATCTGCGAACTTCACCACTGTAATAGCTTTCTTCTAGCTCAAGTAACCAATAAATAGCTTCATAGAGACATTTATTTTTAATGCTATAAAGAAATGCGGAACGAACTTCCTCTAAACTATATAATCTTCTAGTAAGAACCATACCAATGGCATGTGTGGGTGCTTAAAAGATGTGCGAATCTTTTTGATCAACTTTTTTGCATATGCTATCCAGGAACTCTTTACATTCTTTATGAATTCTGCCCCCGCACATGAAATTTTACCAGGGCTATGGCTAGGAAATCGTAACGCAAGTCAGGATCGCAATTGGTTACAACAAAACCAGATTACGACTGTTTTTAATTGTACCAAGGATATCCCTTTTTTACAGGGCGGGCCCATAAGAAATTTTTATAGGATTCCATTGGATGATAATTTGGAACCAGAAGAAATTCGCAATTTAGAGCTATGGTCATGGGAGGTTGCTTATAAAATTCAAAAGGAACGTGCACAAGGAAATCGTATATTAGTTCATTGTGCAGCAGGTGTACAAAGATCTGCAGCGTCTATTGCAATTTATTTGATATCAATGTATCGTTGCACAACTGATGAGGCAATTGCTTTTATCAAAAGCAAGCGCCCTATCGCCTTTTATAGTGGCGCTAATTTCTATAATAGCATAAAAGGGTTTGAAAAAATGCTTCGCGGTATGATAGCAGAAAAAGACGCGTTTGAGCAATTTCCAAGAATACCTCTTCCTGTGGATCGTATTACCAATACTTAGGCATTTTATCTGAATGCTCTACAAATGCTTTTTTGTCATAATTATTATGACCCCACATGTTAATTCCTACCCATGGATCATGACCTCCCGTTTTACTTATGGGAATTTCATGACACTGTGTTCCATATAAATGGTATACAATGTTCTTTTCCTTAAGAATTATAGGATCAATAGGTGCGTGCGTTAATAGAAGATTATTTGTTTGACTAATGGAGGCCTTTGATTGAATCCAAGATAATTCATCAAAATATAGATGTAAAAAGTCTAACTGCTTCATTTGGCGATTTCTTTGAGTTTTAATGTCATATGTATAAATTTTCATTTTATGATGATTGCCAACCGTCATATACCAACAGGGAGTTGCAATGATACTCAGTGAGATATCTAATGGAAATACATATTTTTGACAAAATACCGTTTTTGTAAGATCCCAGTCTTGTATGCTCTTATAAAATAATTCACCTCTTTTCTGCCATGGAAGTATGAGAGAATTATGAGGAGTTGAATATTCTAGAGCCCCAGGAATCCAGAAGATTTTGTCAAATTCTTTTTCAGTATGTTTAAAGAATTGTCTTGTATATTTACAATTTGGTTGCCCGATATTTCCAAGTAGTGCCAAATAAGGAGCAACTGGTTTTATTGGACTGGAAAATAAGGTTGGATTTCCAGCAGATAAAAAAAGATTGCTGGCATACTGAATTCTGATTTTATACATTCGTTGCTGGAAATCTGAATATGTTGACTGAATTTTCTTTAAGTCTAGTTAGGATGGCACCGAAACGAAAGACGCGCCGAGCAAATCGCCACTCGGCAAAAATTCAGCATCACCACCTTTTATTACGTATGGAAATTCAGTATAAACCAAAGAAGGAAGATAAGGAACGACTTGAAGAGCTTGTAAAGCGTATTATACAGGATATTCATATGAAGAGATTGGCGCCCCCACAAGTTTATACGGTAGAATATCCGAAAGATAATGAGGGAATGAGCGTAATTGCTCCAATTCAGACAAGTCATATTGCGTTACATTTTTGGACGCGCCCCGCTCAAGATATACTTCATACAAAATCAAGTAAATGTCTTCTTGAACTGGATATTTATACATGCGGATCATTAACTTTGAAAAATGTGGCTAGTATTTTACATCACTTGACACAATTTAAACCCATGTATGTGGATATTACAATTTTAAATCGCAATACTGGATTGACGATTGAGAGGCATATGCACTGGAATTCTGAAAAAGCTGAATTATCTTGGGCCAAATGGTTAAACACACCTGTATTTCATTGATGTCTTTTTTTGATTGTGCGCCGCCTCCCGCCCTTGAATTTTTTTAAGGTCTTTGATTCTGCATTGTATTCAAATATGTTATTTCTTCCATATTTTTTAATAATATTTTTAACATTATTACGTAAAAGGGCGGGTTTTCCTGAAGATGACATAAAGGGTTTCCAACTTTCAGGTTTATTACCGATTGCAGGAGTATGTTTATATAAATAAGATGGCTTTGTAGCTCTTGTTATTCTTGAGGCTGGTGAAGATATGCTGTCTGGAACTAAATTGTTGAGCATGGGCCGAGATACTTGTGTCATCATTTCATGCGGGCCATGCGCTTTTATGGAAACAAATGATTCACTGATTTTTCCAGGCCTAGATAAAGTCATTCTAGATTCTTCTACAGGTTCAGTGCTCAGTGTTCCAGGGCCTCCAAGAACGGAATATATTCCTGAAGCTAAGAGTTTTAAAATTTGTTGACGTTGTGTGCTTTCTAAGAGCATTAATCTTTGTTTTTGTTCATTTGTTTTTGGTAGTTCTGTAACAGCCGCGCATGAAGAAAAAAAGAATACACGTGGTTGGGTCGTTTTTCTTTCTTTTTCAATTGGCATTTCAAGAATTTCTTCTATAACTTCCTGATTTGTCATTTCTTTACCACTAATAAGTTGATCATGAAGTAGACCACGTTCATGAAGAAGTAGTGTTTCTTTTGTTCCAGGAAATTTTACAGCCTTTTGTCCAGGTTCAAAGCGATTCAATGTCATACCCGCATATATAAATCTTGAGCTGGGACCAACTCTGCCAATTGTAATTTCGCGAATAGGTATCATATCTCCAGGGCCATACATGATTAGGTGTTGAACGGTGTTACGATAGGTATTTCCATCAAAGAACTCATTTCCTGGCGCAATAGCGATGTTTCCTTTATAATTTTCATTACCAGCCTTTTCATTTAAAAAATAATAATTAAATGCGTCACGATTTACCCCTTGAAGTAAATTAAAAAGAGGTTCATCAATTGTAGTTAAGCAAAGATCTGTGATAAATTGTGTTTCAAATATATATGTGTTTTCGGGGACCTTAAAGACAGGCACCTCTCTATCTAAATTATAAGCACCGTGCGTAGAAATGAGATAGAATGGCGCCTGTTTAAATTTTTGTGATAATTGTCGTATACTATATACTGGTCCCGCTGGTTTTTCAACCAGAGACATTCCTATTAATATAGTCTTTTATTTTTTTTCATTCATATTATATAGTTCAAGAGTTCTTGCACTAGGATCATTTGCTCCAGGAATCCATCTAGGCATCCAGAAGTATGGAACATTGACTTTCTCCGCGGATCCATAAAATCTCATAAAAAGTGTGCGATAATAGTATGCTTCAGCCGTTGGGGGAGGGCAATGTGTAAATACTTTAGCCTTTTCCATCCAATCAGCGGGAACTTCCTTTTCGGCATATTCTTTACAAATCTCATACCAGGATTTCTCTCCACTGACGCCATCACTAAATGCCTCTTTTCTCCGCATTAGCACTTCATCTGGAAGAAGACCTGTATTTATAAAGGCCTCACGAAGAATCATCTTTTCAGCTTGTTGTCCCTGAATAGGTCTTCTCAGAGAAGTAGCAATACTTTTAGCAACCGCTACAAATTCTTTATCTAAAAATGGCGTTCTTGCTTCTAGACCATGGCTAGATATGCTACGATCTGAGCGCAAAACATCAAATGTGTGAATATCTCCCAGTAATCTTGCCGATTCTGCTTCAAACGCTTCATCACTTGGCGCATTATAAAAATACAGATAGCCACCAAATACCTCATCTGAACCATCTCCATTAAACACAACTTTGCAGTCTGTTCGCCTACGAATTTCACGACTGATAAGCCAATTTCCAACAGAGGCTCTAACTGTTGTCACATCATAACTTTCTATATCACGAATCACGGCTGGAATCGCATCTAGAAAATCTGCTGGTGTCATGATAATTTCATGATGAACAGAACCTATGTGATTGGCGACCATCTTGGCGTAACGAAGATCAGCAGAGCCCTCAAATCCAATACTAAATGTCTTAAGAGGTTCCGCTCCAATCTGTTTTAGTTCTCTTTGCACAAGTGCAGCAATAAGACTACTATCTAGGCCACCACTTAGTAGCGCCGCAACGGGTCTTTGCGTCATCATGCGCTTTTTTACGGCCTTTGTTAAAGCTTCTGCGAGAGCTCCAGATGCCACAGATTTTGTAGCATAATTGGGATTCTTGATCCAAGGAATTGTGTGATACGGTTCAAAACCGATTCTTTGTAGCGTTTTCAGATCATATGCGGCAACATGGCCTGGGGGAAAAGCTTCTGTGAGAATACAATTATTGAGTGGAAGACCTTTGAGTTCGCTAGAAAAGATCATTCGCTCAACATCTGGGCCAGTCATGCCGTTTTCTTGAAGTTTCACATCATACCCAATATACAAGGGGCGAACACCATAAGGATCACGTGCAACATAAATCAAATTCTGAACAGTATCAATGAGAATTAAAGAAAAGACGCCATCCAAGGAACGCAGGACATGTTTTGCATCTGTTTCCATACCAACTTTGTGAAAGAGTTCGCCAAGGATTTCACAGTCTGAACCACTTTTTACTTCAATATTATGTTGCTTGGCAAGATCGCGCCAATTATAAATTTCACCGTTACAAATCCAGACATAGCGCCCAGAAGAGTCTCTCATTGGTTGCATGCCATCCGAATTTAGTCCATTAATAGCAAGACGTGTAAATGCAAGTTGATAGAGTTCAGATTGCTCAAAATGAAGATCTTCTGGGCCACGATTTGTTAAACCACGAAGATAGTGCTTTATAATCCCCTGATCCAGAGGCTTTCCGAATAATGCCCATATTCCGCACATTCTAAAACCAATCATAAGATTTGTTTTAGATAGTCTTAAAAAAAATACCCCATACGTAGTGATCGCCGTGTATGGAAAAACGGCCGTTGCGTGCTGTTATACTTGATAATGACGAAACAACAGGATCATACGGAATTCTTTTTGCGTATATTGAAGCGTTTAAACATGATAAAGTATTAACCTATAATTATTTAGCTGGATTTTTTCATAGTTTGGCAGTTTGGATGTACCAATACAATATATTTCGTCCAGGAATCCTAAATCTTTTAAGAAAATTAAAAGAATTAAAAAAGAGTAAATCCATCGACGCCGTAATTATGTATACAAATCAAACAGATGGAAAATTACAAACAAAGTATCTTGATGAACAAGGAGCGTATCCCGATTTTTTAAATAGCCCCGCAAGAACAATTGCGTATATGCTTGAATGTTTGCTTGGTGAAAACCTATTTGATCATATTCTTGTAAGACCTAGTGATCTCCTCCCAGATAAAAACGGTTACTATCCTAAAACATTTGAGCGTGTTCTAAATTTATATCCTGAAAGACCAAAAGATATTACGCAATGTATTTTTATTGATGATTATGCATGTCCACAATTTATTAAAGCCGATGGCATGCAAGTAATTCATGAAGATGCATGGTATTGTATTTCTCCACATATAAGAGTATTATCAGAATATGATATTTTAAATTGCGTAAATATGTGTTTTCATGACGAGAAATATCGTGAAATGATGTATGGTCACATTAATAAGTTTTATAAACGATATAAACCTTCCACAAAAGAAACGCACCTAACTGAAAAAAGCATATATCATCTATGTGATTGTTTAGATTATAAATATGTATATTCAAGTATTTTAAAAACGATTTTGGATTTGAAATATATGTATATGGGCCCAGAGGATCTAAATGATTATGAACTATTTGGGATATTAGAGTCAGATGGGGAAAACACCTCCTCAGGAACCGAAGCCAGTGAAATCAATGGAAGAGCGACTAAAAGAAAGCATGAGCATTCTGAGTAAGTTACAGGAACTGGGTATACCAAACACAGATCCTTCCTATAAGCAACTGAGCGCCAAATTTAGTGAATGGGTAAAGGGTGGGGAAACATGGCAAGGAAATATTGACTTTCATCGTTTTAATCGCCGTGCTAAAGTTCTTCTGCCTACACGGCCTGGCGCAGTGGCAAAGTGTGATTTTCTAGTTTATAATTTTTAATACGCGAACAATAATCCAGCGCGTCCACCAAATATGCGAAGAATATTATACGATTCTGCGTAAATATAGATCCAGAGGCGCTGTGGATTTGCACCTGTCTTGGCAATACCAAATCGCATTTCTTTTTTCATAATTCTGTTCATGTTAACTTCTCCCATAGGTACCGATGGTGGGAAAAATGCCGACTGGACACCAAAAGGAATAGAATACATATAACGATTAATCCAGGGCGATTTTCGGTCTTCAAGAGCTGGCAAAATACTTCTATACAATGCGCAGTTCTCTGTGCTTGTTTTAACATATTTTCCTTCATATAGAAGTTCTATAGAAGTAAAAGGTTCAGAGCCACGGCGACAGAAACCTGGTAAAATAGCGCCAGGAATATCAGGAAAAAGTCCACTGCAATCAGGCCACCAAGGTGCAAATGTTTCCGAGGTTGTTGTGACTGCAAAATTGTTCGCCGATAGATCTTTTGTTGCTAAAAATGGACAATTATAAGGTATGGCATTGTAATTTTGAGCCATAAAGAACAAATGGCGGGTGGGATTTGGCAATTCCATGGGAATTGTTACATCTGGAAATCCTCTTGTATCACGTGGTTCTATTTTATAATGTTGTGTAATTGGAAGAAGAATATCTGCTAAACGAAAACGATTTGCTTCAGGTTTATCTAAATATACATATTCTGCCAATAAATATGTATCTCCTAGCGAAAATGATGTGGGCATGTTTATATCTGGAATCTTTGTAACATTTGGAACGAGTGTTCTTTCTTTATAGATAGAGCCTCCAGGATCATCGGATCCTCCAATTGAAAAGAAAGGGCTTCCTTGTATTGGGTATAGAGCCGATCCTTCAGTTGTTGCAACAACTGTATTTGCAGGTGCTCTTGAATCCGTATAATAACAGCCCGTTATAGGTCTAAACTGGATATTTACACGAATTTCGTCAACGTGTATCGCATCAATTGGAAGCGCCGCTCCCAAGTCGCCTTTTGAAAACCAAAAGGGAAGTGGTATATAGAGTTTTAATGGCGTGGTTGTATTTCCAAAGCTTGTTTCTGTAAATCCGTTTTGTTTTCTGCCAATTATTGTATTTTTGTTTAATATTTTTTCAAGAGGCGTATCATACTCATCGTGAATTTCAAGGAGACGACTATCAATTTGTTCAACACGTGATCCAGCTATGTCAATAGAGGCTGATTCTATAAGCACATGACCGATTGAATTTGTCCAGCCGAATCTGGGCCCAGCAAAATTGGAAGCGCCAACTGCCGCTATAGCTTTTGCTTGTTGTGTATAAATATCGGGTAGTTCTACGACTAGATACAAACGAGTAATTAATTCCCCTTTTCTTAAAAGTCTACAGACGGCTTGTTTTCCAAAATCAGGTTTTTGCTGAAAATCAAGGCGCCCCCATTGAGTAGTCACACGACCTGCGCGCGTTAATACACGAACATAAGCAGAAATATCTGTAGGCCCTTTTTTGGGCAAAAGTCTCATATCTTGTGGACCACTGTGTAAAAGACGAACCAGGGAGGCCACCATCTACTCTATCGTGGCATCTGTGTGTTTAGATATTTATCTATGCTGTATTAATTTGTCTTTCTAAGAATGTCTTCATATCCATAATTAATTCTTTATGAAGAATATAATGTTTTATAGAATAAACCTCTATTGGAATTAGGCAGAGTGATTTAACTTCAGATGTGGCATCATACTTTCTTTCAAATAGTAATTGCTGAAGGGTGGTTGGTAGCTTTGAATAGACATTTGACACAAGATTAAATTTTTTTACAATATTTAAAATTATTTCTAGATCCGAAAATGAATATACAACTATTCCATATTTTCCATTCATGTAACAGTCTTTTGGTTTTATTTGTTTCATAATGCTTGGAACTATTTTTGACGGTAGTAGACCAGGATTATATAGTTCTTCAAGACATTCACGAATTGCAGTATAGAGTAGGCATTCATCTTCATTCTTCATTCCTCCAATTCCAGTAATCCTAGGTGTTTGTTTTTTAGGTTGGTAGCCTGCAAGTATATGTGTTCCATTTGTAAAGAAGACGCCACTTGCGATATGTTCCTTTGATTCAAGTAATGTAATCTTAGATTCATCATGAATCTTATTGGAACGAAACAACTTTCTTAAAATGTTTAGTCCCATGTCTCTAATATACTATGAACTAAAGACTTTATTAGCGATTCCATTTTCAAAACGAACCCAGTTTAGTGAAATAGAATACACACCAATTTCAAATTCGAGATCAATTGGAATATTTGGTAGAAGAGATGCAGGTGGTTTAATATCCATACGTAAACGAACATCTTGAGAGCGACTAGCATTCATCCAGCCATTAGGGTTTTGACGCCCAGGATTCTGCGCAAATACATATCCATACACAAAATTATTATATGCTACAATACCCCCGCGGTGCCTTTGGGCAATTTGACGACGAAAGAATTCGCCATCCTGTTCCACAAGATCGATTCCATTGACTTGTAAAGTTGCACCTACAAGCATACTCTCAAATGGACGATAGATTTGATTATATTCAGCCTCTGTTGTATTACTGTAATTCGTCCATTCATTATTGTTACTGACAGCCTTTCTACGTATAAACCATATGATTTCCTCAATAGGGCCATTTACTTCTATAGGCAATTGAAGACGAACAACACCATTGGAAGGAGTATTGACTACATACTTTTTGGGTTCACTAAAGCGAAAGGTTTGGACATCGCGATAGAGGCGATCAAAGGGCGCTTTTAAGAGCGCTTGGCGTAATTTCCCATCAACTAAGACACCATATGTAACAAGCCGAGCGTCGGCAAACTGGGGTATTACTGACGACGCTGTTACGGTCGTTGTGCCTCCTGATTCAATGTTAAATTCAAATGATTTTCCAAGGGGGGTTTCGTCGCATGTCGTTCTGGCACCACTGTAAATTCGCACACATTCTGAAAAAGGTCTGAGAGTAATCGCAACACGTATTGTTCCTTCTTTCACAGATGACAGAGGAAATCCATTGCGCAAACGAATTCTTGTAAAACTGAAAGGGAGAATACAGCTTATAATTCCATTTGTTGTGGGAAATACATTGTAGGGTTTCCAGTTTATTAATTCAGGAATGGATGCACGAGCTTGTGCGTCAATTCCAGGGCCAAATTGTGTATTGATATCTGAAAATAAGAGAGCAAAGAGATTACTAAAGTCACCATCAACGGTTTCCAGCACCTGATCTTCTAGAAGGAATTCAGCTTTGGCTATAATGGAAGCACCAAGATTATTTGCGTAGAACCATGCGTTATTTTCATCTACATACGTATATGTGCCATTTTGTATTTTTTCAACAACATCAGGTGGAAACCAGTGACCAAGCCTTAGCTGAAGAGCAACAACAAATAGAAGATCACATGCGTTTACAGAGCCCAATTCAAATACAAGACGATTGCCAAATTCAGCGGAACCCTTATAAACAAACTCTTGGATACAGGGGGAAAAGTTAAGATATCTTCTTTCAGAATCTCTTGTAAACCATGATTTTTCAGAAGATAGAGGAAACATGTCATCATCCATTTCATCACGATCTGCCAAATCTATGACGGTTGTAGAATCGCCAAGAGGTCGTCTTGAATCTAGGTTCATTGTATACCCTCACTCTGTGAAGAGATACTATAATCTTTAAGACATAACTTAGTTCGCGTATTCTAAACCACCACGACCATTTTTGATTCTATATAGTGCCCAACTTTCACATGCCGAGATCATTTGGGCTTGTTTATAACCCAAAGTCGGGTCTGTTGTAATATCTGCAAGTTGAACAGTTAACATCGGCCTATCGGCAGTTGTAAAGTTAATTCCACCTGTTGGTTCGCGGGCGGCTGGAGGTTCATCTTCGATTCTCCAACCACGACTCCAATCCATGACTATAAGATTCTTTCCAGTTGAGCGTTCTTGTTTTGCGTCTACAATAACATTTTGCCAAACTTCTGGTTCCCATGGTCCTTCACGTGTTCTTCCAGCAATTGTTAAATATACACTTGTATAGAATTGTCCTGTTCCATTTACAACTTCGTTTTGAATATCAAAGTTTTCAAAATCATAGAGGCGATTGCGGAATATATTTGTTGAATTTCGGAAGTATGTTACAATTCGCTCAACTGTGTAATTTGCGTCCAAAAATTTGACAATGTTTGCTGTTCCACCACGATCAATGGGCGCATAGTCTAACTGATTTACGCTAAAGTGGTTATCAAAGTAGCGAATATAAGGGACCTCAATAGTTTCCTTAGCCAGCTGTTCGCGAGCTTCATTTAATAGATAAATCTGTTTTGTTTTTAAGATAATATTTGGCTGGCCAATTTGCGCTCTAGGAATGGCATTTCCTGAAGCATCTTGGGAAGGTGCAATAGAATCACGTTCTTGATAAAAAAATTCATTCCAAGGTGTTATGTTATAGTTCTGTGGGGACTTGGGAATAACTATATCCCCACTACTATTGAGTGTAATACTTTCAACAAGTTTTTCTAGTGGACGAAGTGTAAGACGAAGACGAAATGTCTGATTACGTAGGCCACAGAGTGGGAGCCCCCTATCTCCTGGCCAAGAACAGCCGATCATAGGTATTGTTAGTTTTAATTGACCAGGTGTAGCATTCCGCATTACAGAAAGATAATCACCAGCGTGAATTCCAGCCAATTTATCGACTAAGAGGCCTTGATTCCAGTTATTTTTCGTTTGATTGAGTGCAAATAGCGAGTCACCGCTTACTTCCTGCAGTAATATTTTATCTTGATAAATTTCTATTTTTTCAAACATAAAGTATGCGATTCCATTTGTATATCCATAATATGTTTTATTTCCACTTGCATCTTCAGAGTATGTTAGACTTTTTGGATTGTAGGATATCATCTCGGGCGGTAGCCAAGAAGGTAATTCAATAGATAGACTCGCTTCTAAAAGCACATCTGCGGGAAGATCAAATTCGAATTCACAACGCTGGCCCCAGCGGGGTTGATTAAGTGCATTTGTTCTTCTTTCTTCAGGAAGACTTGCAGGCCATCGCTCATATGTCCATTGAAATGGGTGGGCGGCGTCTTTCTCGTCTTTTATAAAATATGTATCTTTTACACCGCGTGCAACAAGATCATACAGACTTCCATCTATACTTGTTTGATTGCGTGTAGCAGTAGCCATCCTAATCTTTTAGAGTAGAATAGTTTAGATGGATGAAGAAGAGCGATGATATCAAAAAAATTGAGTCGCTAGGCTAACTATAAGAAAGCACACCCAAATGGTAAATCTTGTGATTGTAGAATCGCCCGCAAAGTGTTCCAAGATTCAAGGATTTCTTGGATTTGGCTGGAAAGTTATAGCAAGTTTAGGCCATATTCGGCATCTTAAAGAAGAGTTGGCATCCGTGGGTCTAGATAATAACTTTGAGCCAACGTGGGAATGGATGAAGGAGAAATCAAAAGCTATTGCCTCTATTCGTGATGCAGCCAAGGATGCCGATAAGGTTTATCTTGCCTCTGACGATGATCGTGAAGGAGAGATGATTGCCTATAGTGTTTGTCTACTTCTGAAGCTTGATTCAAATACAACTCCTCGTGCTGTATTTCATGAAATTACAAAGACTGCTGTTCTACAAGCTGTAAATTCACCACGCATCATTGATATGAATAAAGTAAATGCGGCTCAAGCAAGAACGATGCTAGATATGATGGTGGGGTTTACAATCAGCCCCCTCTTGTGGAAAAGTATTGGCCCAGCTCTTTCTGCTGGAAGATGTCAAACACCTGCACTGCGTCTAGTTGTTGATAAAGAGGAAGAGATTAAAAGATTCAAGGGTGATAGTTGCTGGAAAGTTCATGGGACATGGAGGGGCCTCCATGAAACCAGTGCATGGGAGGCACACATGCAAGATAATTTGGAGGATCAAGAATCCGCTGAAAATTATCTGGAGACTCTACATAATGTATTAGAAGGAACTGTAATATGTAATGAAATTCGCCCTTGGTCTGAATCTGCGCCCCTGCCTCTTATTACAAGCACTCTTCAGCAACAAGCATCTTCGCTCTTTCGCTGTGGTCCAAAAGATACTATGAAAATTGCGCAGAGGCTGTATGAAGCGGGACACATTACATATATGAGAACTGATAAGGCAATCCTATCAGAAGAAGCTGTGAATTCAGCGAAGGACTATATTGCACAAAAATATGGTGAAGAATATGCACAACAAGTGAAAAAGAAGGAAAAAGTAAAAAAGTCAAAGAAAGAAGAGGATGGGGTGAAAGCACAGGAGGCTCACGAAGCTATTCGGCCTACGCATATTGATATAGTAGATCTTCCAGAGACTGAGGATTGGTCTGCGAGAGACAGAAAGATGTATCAACTTATCTGGCTTCGCACTATTCAAAGTGTTATGGCGCCAGCTAGGGGCCAACAGCGGTCTGTTATCTTTACTTCAGATGCGGATGAGGAAGGAGAGTTTAGGTGGAGAGCCTCATGGAGAAAAACTGAATTTCTTGGATGGCGCAAGGCATCATCAAAAGAAACTGAAGAAGAGGCCGTGTATTCAGAAAAAGAGATTGATGAGGCAGGTTGGAAATCTTCAGAGTCACTGAAAGCTGGTCAAAAGGTTATTTGGGAAACGCTTATGGCAGATCCTTATGAATCACGCCCACCACCGAGATACACAGAAGCAACCCTCATTCATGAATTAGAGCAACGAGGCATTGGGCGACCTTCAACATTTGCCAATTTGATTAGCACCGTTCTTGATAAAGAGTATGTAAAAACTCAAACTTTTGAAGGCAGAGAAGTAGATATTACAAAGCTAAAGTTGTCGACACATAATCAGTGGCCACCAGAGATCAGTATTGTGAAACAAAAAGTCGGCGGGGAAAAGGATCGTTTGACACCAACACCCCTAGGATTATCAGTTATTGAATTTCTTCTAAAACATTTTGAAGTTTTGTTTAATTATGGATTTACTTCTCAAATGGAAGGAAAACTAGATAAAATTGCGGAAGGGGCCTGTGAATGGAAAGAGGTCTTACGTGAAACTTGGGAGACATATAGGGTTCGTTATGAGACTCTGAAAAATATGAAGGCGACAACTACACATCAAGAGGGGGAACGAAGAAAGGAGTTTCAGAATGGAATTATAGCAGTGCTGGGGAAAAAAGGCCCATTGCTACTAAAAGAGGGGATGGATGGAAAGAAAGAGGATACAGTCTTTTATGGTTGGCCAGCGGGGACTTCATTTATGACAATCACGGAAGAAGAGGTAAAGAATTTTGTGGATAAAGTGGCTACGGATAAGGAAGGATTCAAAATGGGAGAGCATGAAGGATTTCCAGTGGTCAGAAAGCAGGGCAAGTTTGGATTTTACGTAGAATGGAATGGAAAGACTACAAGTTGTCAACAGACGGATACGTTTGAGCAGATTCTTGAAAAATTACAATCCGTAAATAGTTCAGTTTTGCGGAAAGTGGGAGAATTTGAGATCCGACAGGGCCCATATGGACCGTATATGTTTAAACCTGCATTAACAGGATCTTATAGAAAATTTGTAAGTGTGCCATCCACGATTGATATTCAAACTGTAACAGAGAAAGATTGTATTGGAATCTTTCAAGCTGGATTAAAACAAAAGGCTTTATCTGGAAGTTATGCGGGGCGAGGAGGGGGGCTGGCTGGTGGAGCTAGGGGGCGGGGAGGGTATAGAGGTCGGGGAAGGGGACGAGGGCGCGGTCAATAAAGAAAAGCGGTTTCATGAATTTGAATTAGGAAATGACAAGTCCGAGTGGGGATCTTTATGCAACTCGGGAACAAGTTACTCGTTTAGAAGAAATAATAACTCAACAACAAGCAGTTATAACTAATTTACAACAACAACGAGATTTTTTTTCTACGAATATAGATGTAGTTATACAAGAACAGATTGATGAATTATTGAAAAAGGGTAGCACAAGAAGTATTGATTACATGAATTTAACAAAGTTTGTAACAAAACATATTGCGAGTGCTGTATCACAGATACAAATAGCAAATACAAAACTACTTCAAGAGAGTATTCCTATAAAAACTTTACAGGTATTAGAAAAGAGACTATTAGCAAAGCCTTGTGCATCAGATGATATTGCAAGTGTATCGGCGAGACTAAGTGCATTGGAGGATAAACTACACAACAAGCAAATTCAGCAGGTTGGACAATTGGCGGTGCGTGAGATCAATACAGAAGAGGTAGAACAACTACGAAAGCATATTCAGCATATTGAAGATAATTTGATTAAGCAAATTCAGCGTTCCAATACAGATGTGACAAAGCTAGGAGAATTGTCGGGACCTTTTATGAAATTACAGCAACAAGTTGATTTTTTACAGCGAGATATTCAAAATTTAAAATCTGTGGATGGCCAAGCTCTTGCTGAAAAACTCATTACAAATTCGTCGGCTATCTTGCGCCATGAATTTCAGGATTACATGTCAACACGAGCATCAGATGAAGAAGTTAAAAGGTTGTCAGCTGAAATTTCCAGAATTGAAGAATTTTCCAGGGAGGTTCAAACTGGATTTTACAGCATGCGAAATAAAAGTCAGAAATTGATGGAAGATATGACAAATACATTTTCAGTTGAAAAATGGAATAGGCTTGCAAATCATTTTAAGAAAGATGTATTGTCAAGTGTGGAAATGTTACGAAAACAATTTGAAGAGGAAATATATGTAAAAACAGCAGAAACAAAGCACATATTGGAAGAAGCAAATACGACTGTAAAAAGACTTGATCGTGAAATACGAATCCAGTATGGGCCAGAAATGTTACAGCGCCATTTGACTGAAATTCAGCAACGGTTAGAAATTCAGCAAGCTGAATTTAAAGGTCAACTGGAAAAGGGGCTGGAAAATAAGGTGGATATTATGGAAAAACAGCTGAATTCCTTTCGTCAGAGTATTCGAGAATTTACAGCAGAAGTTCGTTCTGAAATTTCAGATTCTAAATTACTGGAAAAATATGCTGAATTTGAAACAAGATTTGCATACGAGGATTCAGTTTTAAAACAGTGGGAGGCAAAAATCAGTCATTTGAATAGTTGGCAAATGGAGTTTAAGGAGCAGATGAATCAAGAAAAGGCAAAAGCACTAGATTATATCAAAGGATTTGAGGGCGAATTAAATACAGTCCGCCATAGTATTAATTTAACAAAGCAAGAAATTCGTAAAGAATTACAGCGGTGGCTTAATGGAAGACAGGGAGAAATTCAAGTGAGATTTGCGGAGGCAACAGAAGAAGTAACTGCTCTTCGTGATCAGTTTTTACAGTTAAAGGGAGATATTCAGACAGAATTGGTTGAACAAAAACAGCGAGAAAAGTATTTAGAATATCAAGCTAAGTTAGAAAATATATTACGTGAATGGCTACACCAAAAAGATGACTATTTGATTACAAAGTTAGTGGATGTAAATCATCAAGTAGAAACGATGATTACCAAGGTTGATAAGCGCGAAGAACATTTTAATCAGGTATTTAGTGAAGATACAATTCACGAGTATGTTTCTGTTATTGAAAAGAATTTTCGGTTGAAACAAGAAGAATATAATACAAGACGGATGGAAGAGTATAATTCAAGATATTTGAAACTTGAAAAGATGATTACAGTGGCGCAAAATTATATAAATGAAGGTAGAAATCTGCAAAAAGATTTAGATGCTGTTTATAATGATACTGCTCTTAAAAAATATCTGAAAGATATAGAAGGACGTTTGAAGACATTCCAAGGGGATTGGATGGTGCGAAAGACAGATTTTTTCCAGACGCAGTTTTCTGAAATTAAGGCACAGATTGATCGTTTTGCAGAGATAGCGACTACAGCTGAAGAACGAGAGAAGAGATTGGCACAGCTTTACGGAGATGAATCACTGCAAAAGTTTGTAAGTGAAGCAGAGTCCAGGATTAAATCGTCGCAGGATGCCTGGATTACAAGAAGAAATACAGAAATTACAAATCGCTATGATGAATTTAAGCAACAGATTGTTAAAGTTCTAAAAATAGCAGTTGAAACACAAGATCACGGAAAGAAACTTGAAAAAATGTATGCAGATGAAAGAATGAAGTTAAAAAATCATATTCATGATTATTTGAAAGAAGTTGAGGAAATTATGAAGGTGGAGAATAATACATGGCAGGATGATCAAAATCAGAGATATAATGAGAGATATTTGGAATTACAGAATGAATTAAATAATATTAAGGAGCGAGAGAGAGTATTTGTAGATTGGCAACGTTCGCATGACACTGTGTGTAAACGTGTATTAACAGTTTCTGATAATTTGGAGGATATTGAACAAATGGTTATTGATAAATTAAATGATGAAGTAAAGAAATTTGATCAGATTCGTGGTAATCTTGAAAATGAATTACATGAAGAATTACATAAGTATGTAGAAGGCCCCCTTTTGAAAGATTTGCGAGAAGCAGTTATTCAATCTATACAAGAAAAATTAAATCAAATACATATTCAACATGCTAAAAAGGAATTGGATACTGTAATCACGTCATTTAATTCTTTAAAAGAGTATGTTGAAACTATTGAAAACCGTCTTGATGTTAAGATTCTGGAAGAGTTAGATGCAAAGTATAGCCCTATTTTAGAGAATAATATTCAAACATTGAGTAAGAAAATTATTGAAATAAATCAAAGATTGATCAAGTCCCAAATTGATATATTACAAAAACAGCAAAACAATCTATATTATAATTTTGAAAAAGGTATTACTGAACGATTTAATGAAGAAGATGCTAAGACGCAAGAGATGAAAACCGCGCTGGATAAACATTATGGGGACGCATTAGAATTTTTCAAAAAAAACAGTAAATTTATTATAGATGAAACCGCGACCATTAAAAAACAGCAAGAAAAGTGGATGAATGCTATGGAAGGAATGGTAAAAGAAAAGATTCTTCAGGGTTACAAGTCAAGTGATTTACGAGCTGAATTTTCCAGACATTTTGAGGAAGAAATACAGAAATTTACCTCAGATGATAAATTAGTTGTTTTGAGGGAAGGAGTATTGAGTGCTATACGACAGAATCTTCGAGAAATTTACACTGAATATGCAAGATATGAGTTTTTGAATATACTATCTCGCTTGAATAGTATTGATGATCGGTTAGATAATTTGAATACGAATAACAGATTATCAAATAATCCATGGAATAGGTTAAATTCCAGGGATGAAATGTATACAGGAATGACAAAATGTTTCTTTACAGCTATATTTGGCTTGCCAGGACAAAAGGTAGATAGTTTGGGATTGATTGATAAGAAATTACCAGGATGGGATTATATATGTTTTACAAATCAGGAAAATCTTGTTGGAAATGGCTGGACTGTAATACATGTAAATAATACTACAAGAAATCCAGCTTTAGAGGCTAAGAAATACAAATGGTTAAGTCATAAATATCTTTTGGATTATGATATTGTCGTGTGGGTAGATGCATATATCGCTCCTCGAGCAGTTTATAGTGAATTAATAAAACAATGGATATTAAAAATGATGAATGAGAATATAAGTATATATCATAGGCCCCATGATGAGCGCAACTGTGTGTATGAAGAATGTGAAGCTGTAGTTCAAAAAGGAAAGGATAAGTCCAAGAATGTAGAAAAGATAAAGGGTCTATTGACAGAAGCTGGAGTTCCTAAGCATGGCGGGCTATTTGATACGAATGTCTTAATCAAATTACATAAAAATCAAGAGCTTCAAGAAATTTGTGAGCATGTTTATAATAGACTGGAAAATAGTAGTATACGTGATCAGTTAGTTGTGCCACTCGTATATCATCGACAACGATTTAAGAAATTTGCAACAGATAATTTAATACGGGCTTTTGAGAAATCAGGAACACATATTAGAAAGGGAGTAGAATCATAAACTCGATGAATTCCAAACAAAAAGAAAATTATAATTAAACTTAAAAATCTAATTATAATTTTATATTTTTTTATTATTTTAAATTATCCTAAATATTTAGGCAACCACGGGCTTCTTGGCCACGCGCTTCTTGGTGGCCTCCACCTCTACCACGGGCGCGGCTACAGGCGCGGGCGCCTCGGCCTTGGTGGTCTTCTTGGTCACCTTCTTGTCGGCTACTACGGGGGTCGCCACAGGAGCAGGGGTGCCCTTACGGCGAGCAGAGGCCTCGGCCACAGCGCGCTTGTAGGGGGTCTTGGAGTCGGCCTTGCGCATCTCCTCCCACACCTTGCGCACCTCCTCGTGCCAGGCCTTTAGTTGCTCAGGGGTCTCACCCTTGGCGGCCTTCTCGCCGTTGGCGCTCACACGGCCACCGCGACGACGACGGCGGGCCTTTAGCTCCTGGCGCGCGGCGCGCTTCAGGTCCTTCAGACTCTCCTCAATTTTGGCAATACGTTCAACAAGGCTCATATCGTTAGAAACTTCAGTAGTTGCAGTGGTGGCCATCTTCTATACCCTTATGCTGGGATATATTGGGAAGGCTTTAAACGCACAACAATGAACATACTTGAAACCGGGATAATCAAGTTTAGAAGTCCAGAGAGCTTAAACAATCGTGCGTTTTTTTAAGATCTATTATCTTAAAAAAATATATTACATTATGTAAAAGATTTAAGATATTTAATATATTAATCATTATGAATAATTTAAAGAATGGTAATATATACTTAATAAAAGATTTTATGCCAATTACCTGTAAATGGTCTTGGTTTGGTATTCAGCAAGAGGCAAAATTTGAGACTGTGGAGGCGATGATGAAACATGAAAGTTACTATTTATTTAATTATATACGAATGGATAATTGTAAAGCCACATATATTCCTGAATTACCACGAAATTTAGAAATTCTGAGTTTTTCAGATAATAAAATTTTTGAGCTACCAAATCTTCCTGTAACTCTTCATTCGCTTTATGGTAAAAATAATCGTTTGAGTAAATTTCCTGATATAAGCAAATGTCTACAACTGGAAGATGTTGAGCTTGAAGGAAATGATATAGAAATTCTAGATTCGGTCATTCCAGCTAATGTTAAAACTGTAAATCTTAATTTTAATAAATTAAAAGTTATATCGTATGAAAAGATTGATCCTAGTTTAAAACTTTCAGTCTCCTATAACTTTTTGACCAAAAGCCCTCCTAACACTCATAAAGAGAATATAGTGTATGATCATAATGAAATTAAAACGCCCCCCTGCCCTAGGATACAATATGATGCAGTAAATCGTCACCAAGTGGGGAATCACGGTCCGTGGGAACCAACCGAAGATAATATCAATATTATGGCAAGAAACACGTTAGGGGCGACTATTAATAATATTTTTAATTTTAATAACTTTGCCCCGTTTCTAACAATCGCAGAACCCATAACACGAATTGTTGGAACGGATGCGCAAAGTGTTCACGAATCGTCCATTCAGAAATCCGCAAATGATTCATTGGATTATATATTAAATTATAGTCCACAAACACCAGTTCCAAATAATTATGTTTCAATTATTAAAAAAGAGTATTACAATTATATGATTAGAAAATCCACTTTCTCACGTGTTCTAAGTGGTGTATCCTATCGTCTTGCGAGAGCTGCACTATTTGGTCGCGGTAGCAATTTACCGCTAGAGGCCTGGTGTTTGGATAATTCAGTTCATTCTATACACGGTGTTACATACAATACACTTCTTGGAAAGATATGGGGAATCATTATGGATCACGAACACAAAGAGGCTATGAAGGAAGTTCTATTTGATGAACTTAAGAGTTCTATTGGTGTATGTTTCACGGGCCGTTTTACAAGAGCAATTAATTCCCTCACGGGCTTTGTTGACGCCGTTAAAATTGGCATTAATTCTAAGGAACAAATGCATAATCAAATTGCGATGGCAATTAACAAAGCAAAAAAGAAATATGGCGCGACTTTTCAAGAGGAAGCACGAAAGGATGTGAAGATAATTTTAACAGAATTTGAGGTGCCAGGAGAGGAACATGATGCTTGGTTAGATGCGATTGAATAAATTAATTCAGGAAGGCCCAATCATAATCCAAATCATATGCCTCAGGTTCTTTAAAATAAGAAAACATATCTGCAAGTAGACTCGCATCAAATTGTGTAAAATTGCTCTTCTGGAGTAGTTTATTTGTATTAGAGACTTTTGTATCAATTTGAACACATAGGAGTTGATTATTCCGAACATCTTCAATAGCCAGGTTACAAGAAATGAGCCCAGAAACTGAATCGGGCCAAGTCGTGCTTTTATTGATACTATTTTGGCCAACTTCAAGAGGGCAGTTTATGTATTCACATAGGGGTATTGAAACAGGATTGAATGGAATATAATCAAATGTTATTTTAGTAACAAGTGACCCATTTGTGATAGCTTGGCCAGTATTTTGAAACTGAATATTCAGATCAAAGAGTTGGCCACGAATAGGGGGGTCTGGGGTCAAACTTAAGCTTGTAATTTGAAAAGGACTCTGAGAGTCTCCACAGTTTTTAATAGCCCCTTCTGCCACGTGCATGCCAGCAATTGTAAGAAAAAAAGACAGTAAGCGACTAAGCATCGTTATCTCTATACATCCATGTGAAAAGGTTTTATATTCACTCGCATTTAAAATATAATAAATATATTAGAATAATAATGGCAGATAGTGAAGGTATGCGCATTTATAATGAGTACAAGTCAAATCCAAAAGTAACTATATATAAATTAATTAAGGGAAAAAAAGGTTTTGATACAGCTGTTGAAATGCTATTTTCAAATGATGTATCCGGAGGAAAAGAATGGTCTAAAAACTGGTCTGCAGATGAAAAAAGAAAAGCAATCTTTTTTATTTACAAACGTAAACTTGTGAGTAAATACAAGATTGGTATTAAATTAATTATTGGCAAGGGAGAAAATGCCAGTGTTATAGGTGAAGAGTATTATGCCGATAAAATACCAAGTGGTTGGCCAGCAAATATATAAAGTATAGAATAGAAATGGAGAACTCTCAGTATAATACGAATAACAATAATAGTAATTATAATAATAACAATACAACTAGATCTCCTTATATATTTCCAGAGGAAAATCTAGAAGAAGCGCAAAGAGAGTATAATGATTGGAGATATCAGCAAATGCAAGCTGCGCTAGATGAAGATTATTTGGCGGCACAAGAGTTTGAAAATGGTGATAATGGCTTCAATAATAGTAACTGGAATAGCACAACAGCTTCTAGAAATAATAACAGAAATACGAGAAATTTATTATCAAATAATTCAAGTAATTCAAACAATTCTATGAATAGCAATACGACAAGGAGTTTGAATAGTCCAAGGACTATTGGATCGAACAGAAGACGTAATCGTAAAACAAGAAGATCTAGAAAATTGAGAAAAGCATCTAGAAAAGCTCGTCGCAATTCAAAGTAAACTCTTTTAAATTATCTTTTTTATAAAGTTATACATTTATTAAAAAGATATGTTTATTTAAACTATTTTAATAACAGTTCTTCTCTCCAGTGTTATAGTTTGACATTAAACATGTTTTACGGCAGGATCCAGAGACGCGAACGTAGCCAGGAGGGCATGTTTGAACACCTTCGGCGGGAGCATCACTGAATCCTTCGGCAAAGAGGTATTTACGACAATATGCAAGGACAAAGACAAATACAAGTGCATGCACTACTGCTGCCGCAAAACTTGTTTGTCCGGAAAAGAAAATACCCTTGGATCCAGGTGGGAGAGTTAGGACTATACCAGGAGAGAGAATTATAAACAGAAATGCTATACAAAACCAGTTCATTCTATTTAGTTAAATAAAAAAATTGAATATGAATGTCATCTGCCACGAAAGCACCATTTATACGTAAAATGTCTCAGTCTGAACTAAAAATGATTGTTCCAGCTGAGCGAATTTCTAAAATTTCCGCGGGTGACGCGCCCCTAACGGATTATAATGATGATACAAGTAGTGCATGGGTTCTTCAGGAAAATTATCATAAATTCTTTGTAAAACAGCTTTCAAATCTGGGAACTGTCTATTTTGACTCTGCTACAAGTATTATTCCTGAAGCATATGATACATATTTTGTAAATGATAACTCTATTTGTTTGACAAAAGATGAAGATGAATATTTCTTTGAAATTTGTTCTCCAAATAATGCAGAGTTTTCAGAAATTTACAATATTATTACTGAAATGATTGGTAAAGATCTTGAAGTTTGAATAAAAAGTAGATATAAAGTAAGAAAAATATTAAAATGGATTCATTAATTCAGTTTTTGATTGAGTATATTTTGACAAATGGATCTTTACCTGGATTCAAGGATCGTTTAGAAGCAACATTGCCTTTCTGGCAGACTTCCGATGAAAGTTTTGTAGTGTATCGCGGTCATGGCCATCAAAAAAAGGGAATACAGTCACAAGAAGGTATTCCACAGGATACATTAAAAAATTCAGTTCGCCCCATAGTATCAACCTCAAAAAATAAAGATTATATTATTCATAAATTTACAGATTATGAAACAAAAAAAGAAGGTATATGTTGTTTATTTGAAATTTCAGTTGAACCAGGAATACGTTTTTTAGATTTTACATCTATACCAAATGAATATTTAACAACTTACAGTATCAAAAGTTTTATGGAATTAAAAAAAACAGTTGATCCCGAAAATGCCATCTGGCCAAATAACAAAATGCCACTAAAAAAACTAAAAGATGCTTTATTAAAACGAAAAATATCTGAACAAGAGATTTTATTGGAAGGTTTACAAGGAACTTTTGTAACACGTGAAAATACAGAAGAAACGGCAAATAATGGTCGCCCAATGCGCGTTAAATATGTATCGTTCGTGCCTAAAATAGGCGGAAGACGAACAAGAAAGAATAAACATAAACAAACCCAGCGTAAATATACTTTAAAAAAATAATCCAGAATATGAAATTTGCTTCTTTTATAAGTTTATAAAATCTATAAAAGAAGCGGTTCTTGACGGGTTTGAACCGTCGACCTCCCGGTTAACAGCCGAGCGCTCTAACCAACTGAGCTAAAGAACCAGGGGTGGTATTCAGTAATACCTGTTTGGGTGTGAAAAAACATAATGAACCCTTTTGAAGTCATTACTATTCTCACTATCTCATTCCGCGTCCAGAACAAGATCACAAGATTTTCTATTAAAGTGCGTCCACTTCAATAGTCTGTCTTGTCATTCTCCTATATCCTTTGGGCCCCTGGAGAATGGAAATTAACGCACGTAGGGAATTAGCAAATCATCGTTTTCACTCTTTGCTAATATATTGTTGCTACTTATCTTTAAGTAGATATTAACCAGTTTAGAATATCCAGGTAAACATAGAAAACACATTCCGTAATTTTTATTCTTTTTTATTTTTTTTTATTTTTCGCTAGCGAAGTAAACCAATAACACTGCGACCCCCAATACCCTCTCCAAAAAAATTTTAATCATACAGCGCACAAACCTTATATCTGGGCCAGATTTCGGGTATAAAATTAAGTGAGTGATTTCTGGGGAGGTTTCAGAAATAACTTCTCACAGCCCTACAGTGCGCACGTCCCCCCAACAGTTTCGGAGATAATATATGGTCATATTAAACGCACGAATCGTCATCGCTATCTGGCGCATCTTTGACAATTTTATCGTCAGTTGAATCCCAACGCCCAATATACTTTCCAACTGTTTTTTGTGCAGTGATAGAATAGAGTTTATCCCGTTCAGTATCTTTATAATATTTCACTCCGCCAATAGAAACTGTTTTTAGATAGACTTTTACAATACTATCTACGACGACAATATCATTCATACTCTCAACAAATTGTGCATCTGCTGGAATTTTTTCTAGACTCTTTTCGGCGGACTTATTTTGAGTAGATGTGATACCAGGAGTATCTGTTTTTTTAGATGGTTTTCTTATCTTTTTTTCAGTAGCTGTATTTTCTGGTGATTTTGGTTTTCTGCCTCTTTGTGCTACTTGCACTGGTTTTTGCTCAATAGATTCTGGAACTATTTCAGCTAGTTTTTCAGCTGGCTTTTCCGATGGTTTTTGTTCAACAGATTCTCGAACTACTTCAGCTGGTTTTTCATCAACCGCGATTTGTTGAAGAATATCTTTTATAGTTTTGGTTCGAATTCCAGCACGAGCCTTTTTCTGTGCTTCCATCGCAAGTTCTAGACACTCTTTCGTAGGAGGTCCATAAGTCCCTACTTTTTTATGATACCACGGACTATCATAAATATGGCTTTCATCAGTATATTTTCCAGTCACAAGACCATGTGGAAATGTTGTAACATCCTGTGTTTTTGTTTGTGTAGTTAGTGATAAACAATAATTACACAAATTACCTTCCTTGACTGAATTTCCACAAACAGATTCCAAATAAAATCTGTGTTTATTATCGGCAAATCTTACAAGCAATTCTTTATTTGTAATTCGCTTTTTACACCAGCTCATTTTAGGGTGCTTGGATAGAATTTCCAGTCACCACTCAATTTTTTACAGCGTGTTGGTAGGAGAAGTCACAAGAGCCTCCCAACTGACTGGAAACTGTTTGCGTAAGAAGGTGTCAATCGCCTTCGCATACTCCTGGATTTCACGCTGTGCATGAGGATCTAGACGTAGTTTACAGAGACGTGCATAAGCATATAGAGATCCAGTCTCAATAAATTCAGTATACATGCTCTGAGGAAGTGCCATACGCGCCATTTCAGGTGCCACATTCATCGCCAACAGGGTTTCATAGTTCTGAACAGCCATATCATGACTCTTCTCGATCAACTCTACCGCCTTGGTATTGTCTTCCACATCCTCCTCTTTGCTCCCCTGTTTGAGTTTGGGATCCCGTGCCCTCAAATGCATCGGATTATAAGTTTCGGCCTTGAAATCTACATAACGGCGACTGACTTCGTTTCGCGCAAATCCGATTGTGTGGCGAAACCACTCCCGCGCCACAAAAATGGGCATTTTAATGCGGAATTGAACTTGGGGGTGAAAAAAGGGTGTAATATGGCCATTGCGAGCTAAATAGTTAATTAGTTTGACATCCCCCTCCGTGAGCTTTGTGCTGACTTTGGCAAATGAAACGCGCGCGGCGTTTACAACCATAAGATCATCGCCCATATGGCACAGCATCTCAACAGAACTTTTACCATCATTAAGAGGGTCCATTTATTATATAATATCCGCGACCATTATTTAAGTTGTTTATGATTTTTTTTTCTTCATTCCTAAATATGCCCCATACCCAACTATACTCAATGCACCAAGAGCCGCAAGTATACGGCCTAAACGACGATATGACATATAAATTCCAACTTCAGAAAAATTATCTGGAATATAACATACTGGACAAGAATCTTTTAGAAATGTATCAGAATCCATCTCTTCAGTATATTCTTGAAAGTATTGCATACGTAATGCCCAATGCTTAATAATGCGTAGCCCTTTTATTTCAGAGCAATTACAAATATAATATTCTATATGGGTTTCAATTGGAAAAGGTGATTCACAGAGTATTTTCGCCCCCTGTTTTGTCAGAATATAGGCGTGAGCTCCCGTAAATTCAGTAACCGTCCACCAACTCTTTTTATTCATGGGATCTAATGGCTGGCCTTCCACTCCATTTCGATGAGTGCCAAGAAGCCACATATCCCACCCATCTTTGGGTAGCTTAGGAATCAATTCATCAATCATATTCAAATGTTTCTCAGTTATTAGAGTATCATCTTCAAATACAACCATATAGTCATTCTGTGATTCTAAGAGTTTTTTCCATAATGTGATATGTGAATATGAAGCCCCTATTGCCCCTGGTGTGCATATTTCATAGTGACTTCTACGAAATTTTCTTCTAATATTTTTTCTTGTGTCAATGCTAATGTTTTCATCCGTTGGTATGTCTATTTTAGAGCCATCCACTGCTGAAAAGCGTTGAAGATCTGTAAATTGTGATACAGTAGGTTGCTTGAGAAAATCATTCCAGCGGTCAAGTCTTCTATCTAAGTTAATAACGTAAGTCGGACATGTTCGTATAGATTCAAGACCCATTCCTTCTCTTTAGCAAGATAAAAAAGCTTTTACAGAATGTTAATACTCATACATTTTTTGGTTTATATAAGCCTAAGAGGGCTGTTGACTGGCAATTCGCATAAGTGATGCCACGCGCTGTTGAACACTGTTTTGGAATCCAGAAGTTACTGGTTGTGTTGGCACACTATCTTCAAATTCAGAATCTGTATCATGATTTTCGGCAGGCTCACTTGCCTGTGATAGAGGTGCCCCCAGAGCGCTCCGCGCAATTCCAGCATTTTGTCTACGTAGCCTGCGACGGGATGGTGCCATTGGGCTACTGAATCCTCGCGCCAATGTAATAGATGCCATATGTTGTGCCATAACCGCCCTTTCAGTAATTTCAATTGTATGTGTTTTTGCACGGAGATATAGGGATCGTAGCACAGCAACTTCCGCGCGAAGCATGGAGGCGATTTGATTTGCATCAAAGAATGGATCAAGAATATTAGTCTCAAAAGTATCAATCCGCTCCTTGATTCCATGTTTGCATTCTTCAGTCAAAGTATCCCATTCACGAATATCCTTCAAAATATCAGAACATGTATAACGGAGTTTAGTTAGTTCAATATCAACTTGTCTCTCTTGAGAGAATACAACAATAGGATTGACCTGAAATGATTCTAATGAAGGCAATGTAATTCCCTGAATGACAACACTGGTGGTATTATTGATCTCCTGGAAAGGAATATCAAGTAGAATGAGTGGATTTGTTCCTGAATAGACATCACCAATATGAATTGTTTTCTTTCCATTTGCTTCAGTAACTTTATATGCCCCATGGACGGTAGAGCCTTGAGGAATATTCAGTTTGACATTCTGAAAAGCGCAACTCATGAGACCCCCAAGGGTTTCTCCAAATGCGAATGCCGTATCTTCAATAGTATTTACAATATTATAAGAACCCTGATTATCTTCCGCAATAGATTTCAGAAGATCGGCATTATGATTTTCGCCATACGCAACGCAGTGGATACTGAGATTTGTAAACTGAGCGTGGAGTTCAGATACCATGGAACGAAGCTGGGAAGGAATATGGATACCACGATTTGCGTGGCCATCGGTAAGAATCAATAGGCCAGACTTCTGTGTGCTTCCTTCGCATACTTCACGAACATAACACAGCCCAGCAGATAGATTAGTGCATCCATCACAGTGAAGATTTTCAATAGTTGATTTAATAATTTGTTTATGAGTATCATCTGCACTTACACGTTTAAGATGAAGTTGAGCAGATTCCCCAAATGTAATAAGGCTTACGGTATCTTCAGAAGTTAGAAAGTTCAATACAAGTTGAGAACAACGCTTAACATTTTCTAGTTTATGATCATCAGACATAGATTCGCTCACATCCAAGAGCAGAATAAAATGTGTAGATACACGTTCTACAGAGGCAGGTGCTTTGAGCCTAATAGCGCAAGGCACTTTTTCAGTTGAGGAATTTACAGAAGTGAGCGAAATAAAATCCGTTTCCATTCGTGCAAGTATCGTTATCAGTATATCCAGATCAGTATAGCATCAATTTTTTTCAGTTAGAAGCAAGTTTTACAGATAACATTTTGGATAAGGGAAATGAAAGAGTTTCCAGTTCTTCTATATCTGCCTTTTTTGGACGCTCGTCGGTTAAAAAGAATTCAGGCTTGGGGAATCCATTAAATTCAGTTGAAGTTGCAGTGGTATATGCTCCCATATTAGGAATATACAGCCAATCCCCAACATTCAGTTCTTGCATAGTTTTACCATTACAAATCCAGTCAAGACTATCGCAAGTGCGCCCAAAGATTGTCGAGGGGGTTTTGGATTGAATAGAAGTGCTTTCATTCTTGTGAAGCTGTATGCGATATATTTTAGGTTCGCAGTGATCAAATGGAATACAGCTAAATTGACCATATATACTTTCATCAATCGTATATCTCCACCCCCCACCTTGTTTGGGCTTTTTTCCAACAACTTTGACATATAAATCATGTGTAGGTGCCGCATAAAAACGCCCTGGTTCAGCAATGTAGCCACCTGGCTGAATTCCAGCAATCATACCTCGTTTCGTTGCTTGAACCTGTTTACGAAATACAGCGGGATCTGACGACCAACCTCCTCCTATATCAAGTGTTTTAAAATGTTGAACAGTATGATTTCTATAAAGATCTTTCCAAATTATTTTAGATGTATGAATTGCTTGTCTGAAAGCATCTGGAGATTGACAACCAGAGCCTACATGAAAACTCAGACCTACAATTGGTATATTTACCTTTTTGGCAACGCGCGCCACCTCTAGAACATTTGATGGCTGTAAGCCAAATTTAGCTCCAAAAGGGCACGCGGAACTACTATCATCAACGGCCACCCGTAGCAGGACGTCTGGTCTATATCCTGCTTGATCCATCTTCTCCAACTCTTCACTGGAGTCTGCAGTCACCCAAGGTATTTTAAGTCCCTTCGCCACGAGTATATCGTTGGGAGTTTTACAGGGATTTGCAAATAAAATATCTTGAGTATGTAAGTTATAAAATTTATCCTTTACAAGATGCATTTCACGCGCACTTGCGCAATCAAAACCAATATCTCTTGCTTCATACATCCACTGAAGAAGATTAGGATCAGGGTTACACTTAACTGCATAATACGGTGTAACATGTGGTAAACTTTCCTTCCATAGTTTATGCTGTTGAAGAAAACGTCCGCGAGATAGAGTATAGAAGGCACCTTTGTTTGGTGAGCGCTGAATAAATTTACGTAGAGTGTCCAGTGCTACCAACTTGATAACTATACTGAATATTTTTTTTAGGCTCCTTTACCGGAAAAAATAGCTTTTACAATATCAGTATAGGATACATCGGGTGTTTTTCCACGACAAGCTGGTTTTCCTAAAATAAAGTTCGCATAGCTGAATTTATTCCCATATTCAATTCTTTTTTCACCATAATATAAAGCTACACCAATTCCAGTTAATATTAATGCAATAATCGCAATAATTTTCTTGGCAAACTGAATTCTATTAATTGCTTGCTGGTTTTGTTCAGGCGATTTTTCAGCCAAATCATTTTCGTAAAGCTGTAAAATATAGGCTGAGCCGATCAACACGATTAGACCCAAAAATAAAACTACATTCATACGTGTTGTTAAAATAAACCAAATATACAGTAAAAAACTCAGACCAAATAACTTAGAAATTTCTAAAGGATTTTTCTGATTTGTCAGGACAACAAAAAATGTCATTGTTAAATACCCCAAAATATGGCGCGTTATCATTGAATTTTTTAAGAAAGACTGAATACGACATGGAAAGAGTGGCGCCAGAAAATTAGACGATAAAATTAAGTATAGCGCAAATAATGAGGCTGTCTGATTTGAAATTTCCAATGGATTGTCCATTCTCTATATGTAATATACAAAACAGAAATCCACAGAACTGAATTATTCTATAATTATGTTTGACTTTTCTACAGCAAGAGACTTTTTAATTTCATTTATAACACGTGTAAGATTATTGATTATACCCTGGAGTTCTTCTACGGTCTTGACATTTTTTGCATCTGTAAGAGCATTATTAAACATATCAATAACTTTGGACAAATCGTTCATACCACAATCATCGTCAAATAATGACTTGGGCATTTGTAATTCTACTAGTAGGAAAAAATGTTGGGCTGTGGAATCTCCTCAAAAATTCTTTTTGATCCTGCGCGTCAACAAACTGTGAAATTACTTCAAGGTCTCAGTAAATTAGCAACAACAACAAGAACATTTATGGAACAAGTAAAAATTATTTTTAATCAAAAGGGATTTGTGGCGTCCGGATTACAGGCAGAAATTCGTATTGCGATGAAACCTGTAAATTTTGCGGTAAGTATGTGATAGCTAAAGTATAGGTTTGTGCATTTTATCCCGGAGGAATATTTGTGCTCCGAACCAAAATTAAAATATAGGCCTAAAGTATAGGCAGTAAATGAGCGCTGGCACCCCCACCCCCCAAACACTGACATACGCTGATATCGTAGAGGTTGACCTGGCCTCCAACAATGTGAACTTTGCTGACGTAGAGGACTACGGCCACCGCGTAGTAATACACGTATTGCGCAGTGGAATTAACAATTTCCTAGGTTGGGAGCGCTTGGTGAATACTGACCGCCCCAAGGCCAAGATTCTAACTGCTGGCGAGACCGACTTCAAGGCCCAAATCAAGGCGGCCATTGGCCGTGGTTTCCAAGATATTGACGGTGTAACAACTGGTCTACACTTTGGTAGCACCCACTTTGACACCAATCCTGACACTCGCAAGCGTGCCGTGGACCCCGAAGGATTCACAAGAAGTGCCAATGACATTCCCCTGTGCTTTATCCTATACAAGCTCTACGGCAAGTCCACGGCCGATACTCTGGGTAAGATCTTCAATCTAGAGGATTCCCACGGTATGTTGACCAATGACGCCGTGGCCAACGCCATCACCGATGCCTTCAAGGGTTTGTTTGACACTGAAACAAACACTACGGGCACGGCCAAGTCTGTGGACACGATGTTCCGCGATTTGCTGGCGGCTGACCCTTACCGTTTCTTCGATGCGTCTGGCGTGCCCCAGGCTGGTATTTTCGAGACTAATGCGGACTCTGCTGGCTCTGGTAGCTGGAACTTGACTGTGGATGACATTATTGAGGTCAAGCTAAAGTTGGTGTTCAACAGCAATGTGACCCGTCGTGGTGTGGCTGGCCGTGAGCACAACTTGACTGCCACTGATGCCGACGCCCTACAGGAGAATCAACAGACTGTGATCGAGCCCAACGACTTCTTCTATGTGCGCCTACAACTCAAGTGCAAGAACGATGGTCCCGAGCTGGCCGTGCTATAAGCAATTAATGTGATATAAGATTAAATAATGATAATAATATGAAAATTTATATATATTCATATTATATTCTATTATTTAGATCATGTTTGGTTTCCCGAGCCCAACATTGTTAAAGTATGCCAATATCGTGGATGTGAATATGAACGTAATAAATCAAATAAATTTCGCTGATGTGAATGATTATGGCCATCGTGTAATAATTGAACTTGATACCGCGACCTGCAATCAATATTTCAATTGGGAACGCTTAGTCAATACGGCCAGACCAAGAGCAAAGTTAAATAGTAGTCAAGAGAGCACTTTTCGGAACGAATTAATTGGAGCTCTAAATGGAAAATATCAAGGATATTATGACATTGACGGAGTGAATGGGGGGCTTCATTTCAGTTCTGAATATTTAAGTATGAATTTAGATCCTCGTCTTCGTAAAAATAACGCTATATCTGCAAATGATTTGCCCATGGCATTTATTTTATATAAATTATATGGAAATTCATGGACTGAAACATTGAATGAAATATTTAATTTACAAGACGCATATGATATGCTTACTACAGAAACGCTGGCTGATGCGTTAATCAATTCGTTTAAGAGCGAAGAAAGTGGCGCCATTGATAAAATGTTTCGTGACTTGTTGGCACATGACCCTATTCGTTTTTTTGATATTTATGGTCATTCCGATGGAAACCTTTTTGAAATTAATCTAGACGCACAAGGAAATGGCACATGGAAACTCATGGCGGGCGATAGAATAGAAATACGAATCAAATTTGTTTTTCACAGTTATGTCACAAGAAGAGGCGTTGGTGGACATGAATTTAATATAACAGAAGTAGATCCAAATAATCCAGAAGAGGCGCGTGAAATAATTATCAATCCTGAAGATTATTTTTATATTCGGTTACAGTTTTTAATGATTGAAGGAACTAATTCTGGAGGAGGAGGTGGAACAATACCTAGTGATGGCGGTGGTGGAACAATACCTAGTGACGGTGGTGGTGGAACAATACCTAGCGATGGTGGCGGTGGAACAATACCCAGTGATGGTGGCGGTGGAACAATACCTAGCGATGGTGGCGGTGGAACAATACCTAGCGATGGAGGAGGTGGTGGAACAATACCTAGCGATGGTGGTGGGGGCGGGGGTGGACTTATATCTGGAGGATCATGATAGACTGTAAATTAATTTCTAGAATACGTATTTGAAATCTTAGCAAATGTCTTAGAATTTACAATCTCTGTAATTTCTAACGTCACAGACCAATCTGAATCTTGCATGTTGACAGTTTTTCCCCATACATCCACAAGACGTAAATTAAAATAAGGCAATGTATGTGGCGCAAGGTATGTAAATTCCTTTCGCACCAAATTACTATTATCATCAAAGTTATACGCATATGCATTATCCTTTAGAATTACCTTTGCAAATGCTGTTATAAAGGAATCACATAGTAATGGATGTATAACATTTTCAATTGCGTCAGGGCATTCCAGTTGAAGTAAGTAATAAGGAGCGGGCTGTATGGAAAGTACCCCTGTTCCGCGAACAAAATAGGTTGTTCCTGATGAAAGAACTGCTTTAACTGTTGTTTCACGGAAGCCCAAATTATAACCTATACCCCAATCAGTGGGCCGTGAAGATATATTTTCATCATAGGATGCTAGATAGATTTCAAATGGTAGAGAAGTATTTTCAATAGTAAACTGACCAGACGTGGAGTTAAACGAGACTAAAAAACCAGAATGAAATAGTTGCAACGAGGTTTGAATGGCATTTGTAAGTTGTGCTAAGTTGTAATTTCCATCGGGTATTGGAGTGCATTTTACAAATACGGGGCTCGCCCCAAGTTTCACGGCGAAGGTTGTATTTCCATTCTGTAATGAAAATGTATAGGCAACCAGTGGTATTTCTGCAGATGCCATACGAATGCGCATAACATTTTTTAGCGGATAGGGTATATTAATACGAAACTCGCCATTTCTATAACCGCTTTGAGAAGCAAAACGACTATCAAGTGACATAAGACTTATACGATATTTGGATGAATCTATTAGATTTTCTTCCATTCCTACTAATTATTTTTTTAATTGGACAGTTGAATAAACGCAAAAAAGCCAATAAAAATTCTTTGTATAAAGTATAGCGGCATGAGTTCACCGTCGGAGCCTACCCCTGGGATCTCAACTCCCACACACCTCAGCTATGCCGACGTGGTGACTGTCAATATGGATGATTCGCAAGATGTCAACTTTGCCGATATTGGTGACTACGGCCATCGTGTTCAAATCCCAATAGGCAAATCTTTATTTAACTTATTTTTTCGCTGGTCTCGTAATGTAGGTCAAGATAGACCTCATGCAAAAATTACAACATCTCAAGTCATTGAAAATACATTCAAGACAGTGCTAGTGAATGCTTTTAATACCTCATATACTGATATTGATGGTGTTACTAATAAACTACACTTTGGCACATCAAATCTAAGCACAAATACAGACCCCCGATTGCGCAAGGACGGACTAGTATCAGCTAATGATATTCCAATGGCATTTATTTTATATAAAGTATATGGTAATTCTGCAGTTCAAACAAAGAATAATATTTTAAACTTGGAAGATGCATACGATATGTTGTCAAGTGTGGATCTCGCCGAAACGATTATGAATTCTTTTAAGACAAACGAGGCCACATCCCTTGATCAAATGTTTCGTGATTTGCTATCTCAAGATCCCAAGCGTTTTTTCACGACAGCGGGTGTATCCGAGCCCAATTTATTTGAAAGATCAACTGATTTGGCAGGTGAGGGCTCTTGGAAACTCGCGGTAAATGATATTATAGAAATTAGAACAAAGCTAATTTTCAATAGTAAAATTACCAAGCGTGGAGTTGCTGGTCGCGAGCACTTATTATCAGACATCAATTCAGCTGAAAATCAACAAGATATCATTATTCCAGATGACTTTTTCTATATTCGCCTACAACTTAAGGTAGTAGATGATGGAGTTGTGGCAAATCCTGTAAATATAACGTATTCTGATTCTACACAAACAGTAGTTACAGGTTACACAGGTGTGATCAATGGTGAACTTATCATTCCTGAAGGAGTAACAAGTATTGCAGCAGGCGCATTTACTGGTCAAACTGGATTGACAGAAATTCTTGTCCCACAATCCTTGACTACTATTGGTGCCCAAGCATTTAAAGGGACGGGGCTAACAACCGTATTTATGCCAAATGTAACAAGTATTGGGGCTCAATGCTTCCAGAACTGTGCTTCACTGACAACCGTCATTGCCCCAAATCTAACAACTGTTCCTGCTAGTGCGTTTGAAGGCTGTATTGCCCTTACATCTTTAAATTCCTTCACAATTACTGAAGGTTTCGCAGACGTAAATACAACAACTGCTAATAGTTTTATTCAAGTAAGTCTTGTTATTAATTTGTCAGGGATTACATCACTTGGTTCGGCGGCGTTTGCAAATTGTCAATCTATTGAATCCGTAATTCTACCCACAACAATTACAGTAATTCCAGCGAACTTGTTTTCTGGCGCAGTGAGCTTAGAAACAGTGAATATACCAACAACTGTGACAACAATTGCAAGTGGCGCATTTTCGAATACAGCGAGTTTAGAAGAAGTAGTTATACCTACATCCGTAACAACAATTGAAAGTCAAGCTTTTGCTGGAGCAGGGCTAACATCTATCACACTTCACAGCGGTGTTACAACAATTGGTTCTGCTGTATTCTCAAATGCCACAAATCTATTGGAGGTGACCATTTTGGCGCCTATCACAACTCTACCCGCTAATATTTTTGAGGGTGCATCTAGTCTCACCACAGTTGAATTACCTCCTACAATTACAATTGTAGCCGAGGCGGCGTTTAAGGGGACTGCTATTACAGAAATAGTCCTACCAAATGTGGTGACTATTCAAGCCAATGCGTTTGCCAATGTTACTACTTTGGAAGTAGTTGAGGCTCCATCTATCCAAGTTGTATCTAATACGGCCTTTGCTGGATCAACAAGTATCCAAGAGGCCCCCGCCGACCCTTCTAGTATAGTATTTTCAGATTCTACAAATACTGTAGTCACAGGTTATACAGGATCTGTTGGCACACTAAAGTTGCCCGCCACAGTAACTGCGATAGCGGCGAATGCTTTCTTAAATAATGTTAATGTCATCGGTCTAAATATAATTTCTCCTATAACAACAATTGGAGCAAATGCGTTTAAGGGTTCTGCACTCCGCTCTATAAATCTTCCAGCAGGGCTAACAACCATTGGAAATAATGCATTCCAAAACTGCACAAATCTAACAACAGTAACTCTACCATCAGGTTCAATTTCTTTGGGAACACATTCTTTCGCTGGATGCTCGGCTCTTACATCCCTGAACTTGACAACTGATATTACAGCAATACCTGCTCACTGCTTCAATGGATGCTCAAATATCGTAAATCTAAATATTCACAGCGGAATTACTTCAATTGGCGAGTATGCGTTTAACGGGTGCGCCAAGCTAGCATCTGTCACAATTCCCCCAGCAATTACAACATTGCTACCTTATACGTTTGGTGGTTGCGTAGCCCTAACAAGTATTACATTACCATTGACCTTGACAAATTACCAAACAGGGTGCTTCTTTGGATGCTCTGGATTAACTTCTATAACCTTCCCTGAAGTAACTACAACAAATATTGGAGATCAAGCTCTTGGTAACTGCACTGGTCTAACCTCCGTGACTTTCCCTAATAAAGCATCTACTGGTGGGGCGTTTCCTTTAACTCTAGGAACGGCAGTGTTGATTGGATGCACAGGGTTGACAACCTTTACAGTTCCCAGTCAGTGGACTTCACTTCCAAATAGTTTCTTTGAGAACTCTGGCTTGACAAGTGCGACAGTGCCAAATACAATTACAACGATGGGAACTGGCATATTTAAGGGTTGCGCGGCTTTGACGACAGCGACAATTGAAGCGGCCATCACAACTCTACCTTCGGCAACATTCCAGAACTGTACTTCTCTGACCACTGTAAATTTGCCATCAACAGTTACAGTAATCGATACTCAAGCTTTCCGTAATTCACGCATTACAGCTTTTGTAAATTCTGTGATAACAACAATTCGTGATTATGCATTTGCCGATAATCCTTCTATAGTAACACTTAATGCACCAAATGTAACCTCTTTGGCAATTACATCAATTTCAGGAGCATCTAATTTGGGAGATATTAATGTAAGCAATTTACCTTCTGCTCGTGTTCATTACAGGGCCACCACATACAGTGGTTCTGGGGCATGGACAAACGTTGGAACTTTGGGCGCAACACATAATGCCACTGTTGCTTCAGGAACGCCCACAAAGAACTCCGCAGGAAACGGTATTATCTTTAATGGCTCTTTGCGTTACACATTCCCATCCATGGGAACTATACCCCAATATACACAGTCTGTATGGATTCGCAGAACTACAACTGCGAGGTCGATTATGGGACAAAATAACTGGAGTTCAGGAAATATTGGCGCAGGAATACAGGCTGACTGGAGACGTAACTTTTATGGAGCTTTTAATAGTAATAATGTATGGTATTATGGTCCAAGTGTAGCAGTTGATGTGGCCAAATGGTCTCACTTGGTCGTTACATATAATGGATCAAGTATGACAATGTATCTAAATGGACAGTTTGTAAATCGCACAACATGGTCTGGTGTAACGCACACAGATAATGGTATTTCTTATAATATAGGATCCGACTTTAGAGGTGAACTTGGCGAGGTTCGCTTTTATAATATTGCTCTCAATGCCGACCAAGTTCAGTTTTTGTATATGTTTACTGCAAATGGTTTCCAGAATCCCACAACAACACCTCCTACTGAAATGATGATTCGCTACAATGCAAGCACATATAGCGGTTCTGGTGCCTGGACAAATACAGGAACTCTAGGATCAACATACGATGCTGTTGTAAACGCAGGAACACCTTCGAAAAATACGGCAGGAAATGGAGTTGTATTTAATGGAGGATTATATTTCAGATTTCCTACCGTTGGCCCATTAATAAATTATACTCAATCCGTGTGGTTTAAGAGAACAGCCCAATCTGGTTGGATACTTGGACAACAGTATGAAGACTGGGGTCATAATTCAGGTCCCAATATATCGGCGGATAATAGAAGATCATTTAATGCATCTAGTCGCACGAGTTATACTGATTGGGGTGGCGCTGGAGTGGATACAAATTTGAATCAATGGTATAATATAACATTCGTATACAATAATTTTACAATGTTTACATATTTGAATGGGTATTTAGTAGATAGAAGAACACTGGCGGACAGATATGTTGAGACAACACCAAATAATTATTTCCTTGGCGCAAATTGGTCTGGCCAACACACTTTTAGAGGTGAAATCGGTGAATTCCGTTTCTATAACGGCCCTCTAACTGGTGCGGAAGTGCTGAGCTTATATAATTCCACGGTTTCTAACTACACAAACACTCCAATCGCCAAGGAGATGTGGTTATGCTATAATGCAAACAATTACAGCGGTTCTGGGGCATGGACAAATACAGGAACTCGTGGCTCAGCATTTAATGCCACAGTTCGTTCAGGTACACCTTCCAAGAATACAGTTGGCGATGGTATTGTTTTCAAACGCAATCTATCATTCCAGTTTCCCAACATTGGAATGTTTACACAATATACCATTTCTGTATGGTTTAAGAGAACGGGACAAAGTGGGTGGATTATGGCACAGCATTATGATGATTGGTCTCATCAATCTGGTTTATACATCAACGCGGATCGTCGTCGCGCTTTCTGGCTTGGATCAAGAACTGCTTACTCAGATTGGACGAATAACGCGATAGATACTGATTTGAATACCTGGTGTAACATGATTGTGACATTTAATGGAACGACAATGCAAACGTATAAGGATGGAATTTTAGTAGAAACAAAATATTATGCGGGACGATTTGTAGAGCCAAATCATAATGTGTATTTCATTGGTTCTGATTGGTGGGGCAATAATTCGTTTTATGGAGAACTTGGTGAGTTACGCCTCTACAGCGGTGCCCTAACAACATCTGAAGTTACTACACTTTATAACTCAACAGTTGGAAGTTATACCAACACGCCACTCCCAGAGAATTTAAGACTCTGTTATACTGCTGGCACATACAGTGGTTCAGGCGCGTGGACAAATACAGGAACACTTGGAACCGCATTTAATGCTACAGTTCGTTCAGGAACACCATCAAAGAATACGGATGGAAATGGTGTAATATTCAAACGCAATTTATCCTTCCAGATTCCCAATATTGAAATGTTCACAAAGTATACTCTATCAGTTTGGATCAAGAGAACTGGCTTATCAGGATGGATTTTTACACAATATTATGATGATTCATCCCATCAAGTTGGTTTAGGTATTAATGCGGGTAATAATCGCTTTTTCTGGACTGTATCAAGAACTGCATATTCGGATTGGGGAGTAGGTGCTTGGGAGACTGATTTGAATAGATGGCACCATCTTGTTGCAACTTTTGATGGATCAACTGGCCGTGTGTATCGCGATGGAGTTTTAATGGAGACTAATGTTAACATTACTCGTTTTGTGGAGGCAAATTATAATGCATATTTTCTTGGAGCTGATTGGTGGGGTAATAATACCCTCCACGGTGAACTTGGCGAATTCCGTCTCTATTCTTCTGCATTAACGCAACAAGAAGTTTTAGATATATATAATACAACTGCCACACTATATCCAAATCCAACAGTTTCACCTCAAATGCTTCTACAATTCAGTGGAAGTAGTTATAGTGGATCTGGTGCGTGGACAAATACAGGAACACTTGGAACAACCCACAATGCCGTGATTCATACAGGAACTCCTTCAAAGAATGGAAATGCGGTTGTATTTAATGGTGGCTTAATTTATAAAATTCCAAATGTTGGCCCATTGCCTAGATTTACTATGTCGGTGTGGTTAATGAGAACTGGAAGTGCCAAGTGGGTGTTTGCGCAAGAATATGATTGGAGTTTTCACACAAGTGCCCCATTCTTAGGTGGCGACAATGAGCGCAATTTCTGGGGGCGTATGCAATTAGCGCAAACTTGGTATGGAGGCGGTCATGTATCTACAGATATAAATACATGGTATCATGTGGTGGTTACATTTGATGGAACAAAGATGTTTCACTATTTGAATGGAGTAATGGTTGGTAATGCGACAATATTGGGAGGATACTCTGAGCCAAATTTTAATCAATATATTCTTGGAGCCAGCTGGACTTGGCAAGATTTATTTGTTGGTCGCATTGGAGAGTTCCGTCTATACAATGGCGCTCTAACTGAAAATGAGGTTAAGGATATTTTTAATACATCAGTAAGTTCCTATACTATACCTGCGCCACCACCAACACCAACTGTAAATATGTTAGTTCAGTTTAATGCTAGCACATACAGTGGATCTGGTGCGTGGCCAAATACAGGAACTTTGGGATCAACACACGATGCGGTAATTAATAATGGAACACCTGTGAAGAATTCAGCTGGAAATGGTGTTGTATTTAAACGTGATTTAATGTTTAGATTTCCTAGTACAGGAGCTCTGACAACGTATACTCAATCCTTGTGGATAAAGAGAACAGGGCGCGCAGGAGCAATTATTGCTCAAAGACACGAAAATACAGGTCACATTTTAGGTGTTATTGAAAATAATCTTCTTCGCGGATATTATCCTAGATTCTTTAAGAGTTGGAATTGGTATAGTGGTAATGCTATAGATATTGAGAGAGATACCTGGGCTCATTTAGTATTTACTTGGACAGGCACACAGTTTTTCTCATATTTGAATGGTGCTTTGATAGGATTTAGTAGCGTAGTAACAGGAGTTACAACTACTGATAGCGGTCGCCTATGGAATATTGGTGGAAATAATGACAGTTGGTCAACATTCCATGGTGAGATCGGTGAAATACGTATTTATAGTGGTGCTATGAATGACGCACAGGTGAAGACTCTGTATGATGAAACGGTTGCCAATTATCCTAATACACCTGTGACAAGAGAACTCAAGGTTCATTATTTAGCCAGCAGTTACAGTGGCACTGGAGCGTGGACCAATTTGGGAACTTTAGGAACAACACATAATGCAGCGGTTCAAGCAGGAACACCAAGTAAAAATACAGCAGGAAATGGTGTAGTATTTAATGGAGGGTTGAGATTTGGATTCCCAAGTATAGGATCTATACCTAAATACACACAAGTCTTCTGGTTAAAGAGAACTGGCTGGGGTGGAACATTGATTAGCCAGCAAAATATAGGTGTAAATGGTTGGGCTGGTCTTGTTGAAGTAAGTCAAGGTCGTTATTTTTATGCCAGAAACGTGTATTGGGGTGGAGGTTCTGAAGGTGGCTGGATGAATACAGACACCGATACTTGGTATCATTTTGTATTTGTTTTTGATGGAATGCGCTATTTAACATATGTAAATGGTGTATTAAGAAATATAGCAAATAGGCCTGGTGCTATTGCTGAGGAAACAGAAGCCCAGTATTTCCTCGGCGCACAATGGGATGGATGGGGCACATTTATTGGTGAAATTGGCGAATTCCGTTTTTATAATGATGTAGTTTCATCTGAAGAAGTGGCTCAATTATATTCTTCTAGTGTAGCAACTTACACTCCACTCATAGCAAATATTCCTACAGAAATGAAAATACGATATGTTGCCAGTAGTTACAGTGGAAGTGGCGCATGGACCAATTTAGGAACTCTTGGAACATCACACAACGCTACAATAGGAGCAGGAACGCCAAGTAAAAATACAGCTGGAAACGGTGTTGTTTTCAACGGAGGATTGAGGTATCATTTTCCTAATATTGGCCCAATTCCTAAATACACATTATCTGTATGGTTGAAGAGAACTGGATGGGGAGGAACATTATTTTCTCAACAGAATAATGGTAGAAATACATGGGTTCCGATGATTGAAGCAGAACAAGGACGTTATTTTTACACTAGATTTTACTATTCTGGAGGATGGGCTGGGGGTGCCTGGGTAGAAGCTGATTATAATGTGTGGTATAATCTAACATTTGTATGGACAGGATCTCAGTTTTTTACATATGTTGATGGTGTATTACGTAATATTGTAACAGCAACTGGAGCTTTGGCCGAACAAAACGGTGCACAGTATTTCATTGGCGCACAATGGGACGCGGGGATATCTTTTATTGGCGAACTCGGCGAATTCCGCTTCTATAATGGCGCGCTTTCCCCTCAAGAAGTTGCTCAGATCTATACTTCTACAGTCGCGACATATACACAAGCACCTCCTGATCCAACAGAATTGATCCTACGTTTTAACGCTACCAGCTATAGCGGTACAGGAACTTGGTCCAATACAGGAACTCTGGGTTCGACACACAATGCAACTGTTGGAACAGGAACACCTAGAAAGAATACAGCAGGTAATGGCGTTGTGTTTAATACAGACTTGAGATTTCAATTTCCCAGTTTTGGAAGTTTTAAAGACTACTCAATATCAGTGTGGATTAAGAGAACTGGTCTTGCGAGAACATTATTATGTCAACAAAATAATGGACGTAATACTTGGGCACTAAATATAACTGGAGATGGTGCCCGCCAATACATGTCAAGATTCTATTGGGTAGGTGGATGGTATAATGGTGCTTGGGTAGATACGGAACAAGAAGTTTGGTATAATTTAACATTTGTCCATGTAGGTCAACAGACACGCACATATGTAGATGGTGTTTTGTCCTTCATAACACAGACAGGTGGTCCTGGAGAGCAAAATGGCTCCCAATATTTCATTGGTGCACAATGGGATGCATGGGCAGAATTTATTGGCGAATTAGGTGATCTTCGTATATACAGAGGTGCTTTAACAGATCAGGGGGTGCTTGACATTTACAATGAAACAACAACAATTTATCCCAATCTAACTCCTGTAACAGAGTTGAAGCTTCACTATACAGGAACTAACTACAGTGGTTCTGGGGCGTGGACAAATATTGGAACACTAGGAACAACACATAATGCCGTTGTGGGCGCAGGGACGCCATCCAAGTCTGGAAATGGTGTTGTATTCAATGGCGGATTAAGATTTAATATACCTCATTTTGGCCCTATACCAAGATACACACAAGCTCTTTGGATCAAGAGGGCAAATAGTTCAATGAATGTGATTTTCTCACAACAAAATGTTGGTAATGGATTTATTGCTGGTGGTATTCACGGAAATGGAGGCACGGGTTTGACTGCACAGATTCATGCATGGTCTAGTTGGCAAGGTAGTGCTAGTATAAATCTAGCAAATCTAAATACATGGTATCATGTAACATTTGTATTTAATGGAAAACAATTTTTGGCATATTTGAATGGTGAAATACAAGGCATAGTTGATGTTTGGGTTCGTTCCGAACAAACATGGGCGCAGTATTTCCTTGGTGCAAACTGGGAGGCAACGCCGACATTTAATGGACAAATTGGTGAATTCAGATTCTACAATGGTGTATTAGATTCCACGCAGATCAGAGAATTATACAATTCTACTGCGTCTACATTTGTTTAAATTTCTAGATATATAATATAGAATGAGTAATCAAGTGCCATCTGCGCCCTCCTCTGGTCAAGTAACTTTACTTGGTGCTCAGCAAATATCTTTTTCTTGGCAACCACCCATGAACACTGGAAGTGCCCCGATTACCACCTATGAATTAAAAGTTACACCTGAGCAAGGAGCTATTCAAACATTTACGGTTGATGCTCCTGCAACATACTATACTGTCACTGGATTAACAGGGGGAGTAAGTGTTCTAGGATCTGTGAGAGCTTCAAATGATAGTGGCGCCACTTATGGCCCCGAGTTACTATTTACATCTGTAAAACCCATAGTAGCGCCAACAGTAACTGTAAAAAATGTTGTTGCAAAAGCTAGTGGCCCTGGTTCTGTTGGCGTAACTTGGGAAGGTATCCCATATGATCCAGATGTAAAATCTCACTACCTCGTGATGTCTCAAAGCTCTAAGGCGACTGACCCGACGATTGGTTATGCTACAAGAGATCTCACACAGACATATTGCGAGTTGACTGGTCTAAATTCAACATCAACTTACACATTCACGGTGTGTGTTGTAAATAATGCGGGTCAAGGCCCCACTGAAACTTCTAGTTCTCTGAAGTTTTAGAACTAATTGAATATAAAAATTAAATAATATAAAAAATAATTTTTATATTATTATAGTTATATTAATATATAAATTTATTTTTGTGACTTTGCTTTCCAAGCCTTATATCCGTGACTTTTTTCCATAAAATAACTCGATCCAAGTTTTTCAATCGCAAGTTCTACAAGTTTCCTCTCATCTTCTGAACAACTTTTGAGATACTCTTGATAATCCGCGGGAGGAGTGTGGGGAGGAATAATTTGGCGTTTCTCCCTTGTTTCCATTTGAAGTAAGTATGTGCTTTCTATTTGACCTACTTAGTGAATCAATTTTATAATGCCAACCATATCTATAATAATTATAACAATAAAATCTAATAGATAAATAGGAAATGTCTGTTTTGAATATTGAAACACCCGAAGATATGGTTAAAATCCTTGAAAAAGAAGGTAGACCTTTGGCTTTATTTAAGAAGGGCGATCAAATACAAGTTCATAATAAAATGCAGAATAAATATTCCTATATGCTTGAAGAAAATCCAGGAATGAATTTTGATGAAGGATTCAAACCTTATTTTACGCCAGGTCAAATGTTACGCCTTGGAGTATTTGAAGGTAAGTATTTGAACGATTGTTTGACAGAATTTCCAGCCGAATGGTTTTTGGATGCGATCGCATTGGATAAATTGAGGCCCCAGGGGGCCGATTTGAACGTGAATTTGTTTCAAATCGAGAGTCGGTTGCCTTTACAAGAATGGCGCAAGAAAGGTTGGGTGCCACACAAATGTTCCAAAGCAAATCAATATCCAGCATTGTCAAATCCAAATATCAATCCAGATGAACGAGGATGGTTCCAATGGTATTGTAGGTATTGGATGGGACGCCGAATTCCTGATTTGGATAAAATTCAAATCCAGCGTTGGAGAGCATTTGCCAGACATTCTGGAGGTGTCAAAAAGAATTGTGGAGCAGGCGATTTAACTTGTAGGCCACGTCAACGGCAAGCACTGTTACAATGGGCTTGGAATCCTTATATTTAAATAATATATCTCTACTATTTTTTTTGAACACCATAGTATAGTGGTAATGGCAGGTGTTCCGACTGCCCAACTTCTTACATATGCCGACATTATTGATGTAAATTTATCATCTACAAATGATGTTAATTTTGCTGATGTAGAAGATTATGGTCACCGTGTAATTATTGAAATGAATACAGGTGCTCTTAATAATTTTTTACGCTGGAAGCGCACAGTTGGTTCTGATCGCCCTGTCGCAGAACTAAATTCTGTGTATGAGGCTGGTTTTAAAATGGCGTTGGAGGCAGCTCTTGGTGCTGGCTATACGGATATTGACGGTGCAACAACTGGCCTCCATTTTGGAACAACAAACTTAAGTTCGAATCCTGATATTCGTCTTCGTAAAAATGGAATAGTATCGGCCAATGATATACCGCTATGCTTTGTGTTGTATAAACTATATGGTTCATCTTCTGCTACAACTTTGGGTAAAATCTATAATGTTGAAGATGCCTACGATATGTTATCTAATACCACAGTTGCTACAGCCATTACAGACTCTTTTAAAGCAAATGAAGGCACAGCTTTAGATATTATGTTTCGTGATCTACTATCTGTAGACCCTTATCGTTTTTTTAATACATCTGGTGTTCCTGTATCTGGAATTTTTGAAGTAAATGCAGATGTCGCAGGATCTGGTAGCTGGTTATTAGTTGAAAATGATATAATAGAAGTAAAACTTAAATTAATTTTTAATAGTAATGTAACAAGGCGCGGTGTTTCAGGAAGAGAGCATAATTTAACTTCTACTGCGACTGAAAATAATGCGGGTGCTCAAGAAAATCAACAGACTATTATAAAACCCAATGATTATTTTTATATTCGTCTACAATTAAAGTCAACACCTACGGCAAGTGCAGGAGGAACAGGTTCTGAAATAGTAACTGCAAATGTTAATACAGCAATTCAAAGTTTGGGAACAAGCGTAACGTCATCTGAATTAAGCGCTTTCTTGGGTGGCTTCACAGCTTCCAATCCTGCCCCAGCACCTGTAATTACAGTTCAAGATATTCCAATTACTAGTTTAGTCACAACCGCTGCATCCAGCTTTGATACAACTCAGACATATGATGTAAACTTTGTGCTATTAACCGATAATACAGTAACTATTACTACACCACCTCTTGTTGAAAATAGTGTAGTTTACATTCCTATCCAAACTGGAACTACTATAACACTGATTGTAGATGGTATTAGCTATAGTATGACAAAATCCTCTACAGCAATTAATATAGACGGCACAACATATAATTTGGGTGATACAGTGTCATTAGGTAATAAGACATTCAAAGTTGCTTTTAATGGAAGTGTGGGTTTAGTTGTGGAAAGTATTTTGCCAATTGGTTGGGCAACAAATATAGAAAATACTGGCGAAGCATTTAGCAAAATTACTGTAGATAGTAATCGCAATATATATTTTGTAGGCAGTTACAATTCTAGTTTAATTACAATTAATAATTTTAATTTTAAAAATAATACAGGAACAGTTGTCACTACACCATATGGAACTCTAACAAATAGTGGTGGCGGCGGTTATGGCGATATTTATATGGTTAAATATAATGAAAATGGAATGGCACAATGGGCAACTAAGATTGTTGGAGCAGGTTATGATGTTCCAACTGAATTATCAGTAGATAATTTAGGTAATATTTATATTATTGGAACTTATACATCAAATAGTGTTACTATTTATAATTTTGTTTCTGGTGGTAATGGCGGAGCAATTGTATTATCAGAATATGGAACATTGGCAAACGACGGCGAAACAAATACTTTCATAGTTAAATATAATACATCTGGTGTTGTTCAATGGGCAACCAGGATTGGTGGTGATAGATCAAATAAATTTAACGGAATTGTAGTAGACAGCAGTAATAATGTTTATGTAACTGGAATTTATGAAACAACTGAACTTACTATTTATAGTTTTGTTTCGGGGGGCAGTGGCAATCAAATTAATATCACTTCATATGGAAAATTATCAAATATTCATGATAATTTTGTTAGAACAAACGCATTTATAGTAAAATATAATACAAATGGTATTGTTCAATGGGCAACTAAAGTTGGGGGCTCAAAGAGTGAAGGTGTAAATGGAATTACTATTGATAATTCTGGCAATTTATATATCAGAGGCATATATGATTCAACACCTCTTATTATTTATAATTTTAATTCTGGTGGTGATGGAAATGAAATTTCTTTAACACAGCATGCAACCTTAACATACGGTTTAATTTATAGTTCATATAGTTCAATGTATATAATAAAATATAATACAAATGGGATAGCACAGTGGGCAACCAATATTGAAGGTTGCTTGGGTGTAGGTAATGGAGGAATATGCGCAGATAATAATGGTAATGTATATGTTATTGCTAACTATAGATATAATTGGTCTTACATATATAATTATGATTCTATTCAAAATGGATCAGTTAATACTACGCTATACACAAGTTTTGAAGCAACGCCAGGTTCAGATAGTAGTTGTATAGTAAAATATAATAAAGATGGTATTGTTCAATGGGCAATTAATCATTATGGAATACATAACTTCAGACAACAAATAGTATCAGATAACAATGGTAACATTTATTTTACTGGGTTCTACATTGCGAATCCATTTAGTATAAAAAGTTATTCTTCTGGGGGAGGGGGTGAATCTATTACTATGACAACATATGGTACACTAACAAATGATAGTTTATATACTTGCTTGGTATCTAAATATAATACAAATGGTGTTGCACAGTGGGCTACAAAACTTGTAAATACTTCTTGGGATAGTGGTTCTGATATAGCTGTAGATAATAGTGGAAACGTATATGTAACTGCTCATAATTATACTGTAAATCCTCTTCAAATTCATAGTTTTGATTCTGGTGGCGACGGTGGAACAATTAACACAACATTATATGGAAGTTTAACACCAGTTTCTAATGCTAATTCACAAACATTTATTGTAAAGTATGATACAAATGGAAAGATCCAGTAAGTATTTGAAAATTATATATATTTTCAATATATAAAATAGGAATATGAAAAATATAAAATTAATTTTGATCGCTTTAACTATACTTATTTTATCTCTTCTGATATTTTTTATTGGTGGGTCAAAAAATACTATTTTTACATGTACAACCTTTTTTGATTTTGAAAAGCAAGATAAATGGTCAGCTTTTTGCAAAGCTATGGATAGTATATTGGAAAAGCATGATAAAGAAACGCTAAATCAAATCAATAAATGGTTGATTGTAAACGAATATTCTCCGAGCCCAAAGGCCGACTGGGTTTCTCTAGTAAAACAGAGATACCCTTTTATAACTGTAATTCAAAAGGGCCCAGAAGATAAAGGCCAGGCTGCATCGATGAATATTATACTGAAAAGGATACGGAATTATAAATACTGGATTCATTGGGAAGAAACTTGGTATTGTCGCGCACCCTGTTTAGATCGTATGCTGGATATTATTCAGACAACTGAATTTTCTCAAGTTCAATGCACACAGCTCAAAGATAAGCCCAACTGGCTGGATTCCGATGCGCATCCGAGAAGACTGTTGAAAACTGAAAATGGAACTGAATTTTACGAGATTCGTGCCTCTCCAGGAACTGAATTATATTTGAAAAAATCAATCGCTGAATATAATAATGACTTTATTGGACATTGGCCTTTGTATTCTCTCTTGCCATCTATAAATCGTGTAGAACATAATCAAATAGGGGAGTTTAGCACAGATCCTAAGCACTGGCCATTTAGGTTTGAATGGGATTATGGGAGACGTTGGCTTTTGGCTGGAAATACCAAGGCTGTATTGCCAGATGGTCCCGTCATGCGAGACAATACGGCACATAAAAGCACATATTCTTAATTTTTTTATACCAAGTAGAATGGCAAGATTTTTGGAACACACAAGAATTAAAGATCTTCTTGATAATCCTAACTTACTAATACAAGAAATTATAAAATTATCTCAAGATCCTAATTTAACTAAGACTAAGGTTTTGAGGTTTTTTTCTAGTTTTCACCCGGATCATTTAGATAAAAAGACAAACATTATAACACGAGACTATTATCCCAAGGCAAAAATAGTTTATGACATTACCGATTATTTGTCCGAAAATCCAGCGGGTGGGGGTGGGCGCCGAACGCGGCGCGTTAGATCACAAAAGGGTGGTGCTTTTGAGAAATGGGAAAATTTAAAAAATCCTGAAATTCTCAATAAAATTATTAATGAAATATTAGCTGGTTTAGCTCCAACAGGTCCTAGAGTAAAACCTTTGGGTGCTGAACAAGAGAGACAGAGACAAGCCGCATGGGCGGCCGAGCAAGAGAGACAAAGGCAAGCCGCCGAGCAAGAGAGACAGAGGCAAGCAGCCGAGCAAGAGAGACAGAGGCAAGCAGCCGAGCAAGAGAGACAAAGGCAAGCGGCCGCCGCTGCTGAGCAAGAGAGACAAAGGCAAGCGAGCGCCCAAGCTTCCCCGCAACCTCTCCCGCCAAATCAAGATTTTGCAATTATAGAAATTCCAGAATCACAACTTAAAACAAATCTTAACACAAAAAGCTTGCCCAATAAAATTCTAATTTCATCTGATATGACAAGGAGAATTAACGAAAATCCTCTTATTATAGAAGTTGGATTAGTTCCAGAAACGCAAAAAATAGTTCAACATATTTTTATAAGTTTAATAAATCAACCTAACATAAATAGTGGCGGCGCTACTGGAATTATTTTGATGATTATGAGATCTGGAAATGGTTCAACAAAAATACTAACGTATTCGTTTGTTTCAATTACGAAAAGTCCAAAAAATATTCATTTTACAAAAACTATTAATAATACATCATCTACAATTCAACAATTAGTTATGCCAATCAACTGCAATGTTTTTAAGCCTCTAAAAAAGAAATCTGAATTTTCTGTTAGTTTAAAACAATATGCTGATTCAATTCAACAATTTTTACTATCGGGCTTGGGTATTTCTTCTAGTAACACCGAGACTGAAAGACAAAGAAAAGCGGCAGAAGAAGCTGAAAGACAGCGAAAAATGGCAGAAGAAGCTGAAGCATTGAGAAAGGCACAAAGTGAGCCAGTTCCTTTCCCACGTTTTAAGTCTATGGAACAAGCGCGTCGTAATATAGCTATGCTACGTAGGATGGGATACACCTATGAACAAGCCGCGGCCTATTTATCACAACATAAGAGTTATGGAATATAAATATTAAATAATAATATAATTATTGATATTTTTATGATCTATAATTATAATATATCGCTAAAATTGATCAATAACAAAAACATAACTATTGGTAGAAAATGTCTCAAATAAAAAAAATAATTCCGAGCAAACTTATTCAACAGAGTGGGAGGCTTGTCAAACCATCTCCCCTTACTACTTTAAGATCATCCATACAAAATATCAATAAACAACTACAGACAAAAATGACAGAACCAACAAAGCCCCAAAAGATACAAGAATCCAAACAAAAAGCCTTTGAATTTTATGATGTTTCTGAATGGAAAGTTGAAGGGATTGTTAATAATAGCTTGCTAGATATCATTACCTATATTCGCTTCTACCTATTTACTGAAATCGATAAGCAACGTATGAAGGCTCTTATTATAAAACTAGCAAATATTACACTAAAGGTTCCTGAGATTTCAAAGATTTTCTTGGAATCACTTCAAACCCGCAACTTTGAGAAAGTCTATGAATTTGCTGAAAAATTTGAAGTAAAGGATCTCGAGAAACAAATTCAAGCTCAATATGGTTACAGCGTGTTTCTCAAAGACATGGATAAAATGATTGAAATTTATATGGAGAATGATGATGAAGTTTTGGCATACAATGTTCTACAAACTCTTATTTCATCATCACCTATGAATGAAAAAGAGTGGAAGGCTATTCTTGATTCATATTATTCGCTTGAGAAGGAAAATAAACAGTTCTTTGTTAGTAAGATCTTGAATGGCCATGGAATTTAATAATTATTTATAAAATATATATTCTATTATATTTTTTAGTTTAAACAAAAATATTATAATAGAATATTAGAAATGGACCCGTTTGATTTGGTTCCAGGTGAACAAGTGATTTTACGAGCAGAGTTACGAAAAGATAAGTGGATGCGATACAGATGTATAACTTGTAGTCTTCGTTGTTTAGGAACAGTATATCTTGCTCCTTTGTGTATTCCTCTATATGCTTTATTTGCTGGAAGTTGTAGGCGAGAGGAAGCAGATTCCTTTGAGCTTATTTTAACAAATCAAAATATTCATTTTAGACAACTTCTATATTCGTGTGGTTTTTGTTGTCAACAATCTGGAACAAAAATTATACCTCTTGAAAAAATTCAAGATGTAGCAGTTGTTTCGGATTGGATCGGCGACACATGTGGGGTTGTAGATGCGCGGGGTGAAGTCTATCAAATTCACTTTCAAACAGCGGGTATGGGCATTGCAATGCCCGAACTCAGTGTATTTTGTATTGAAAATCCACGTGAATTTAAAAAGAAAGTTCTTGAAGCTAAAAATCGTGTGATTACTGATACAAATATTGCGGGCCAGAGTAAACTTTTAGATATAAAAAATATCGCGGACGGACAAAATCAAGAGCAAATTAGTAGAGTTTTACAACTCCTAGAAAGACAATTGGCGGCTACCGAAAACAAAACTTAGATATTAAATTTTTTTGTGATATAGTGAACAATAGCGAAAAGTGTTCCACCCCAGAGTGTATCTGCCAATGCCATATACAAAGGATACTCTTTGAACGCGGCAAAAACAGTAAAATCATACACGGCATATACTGCCGCACCAGTCAAGAAAGCATCTTTGACACTTTGTGTGCGGAGTGCTAAGAATGCTAGTGCTGGGTATACTACAACACCCGCAAGAGGTCTCATACGAACTTCGCGACCACCTTGTATTGCTTGGACAATCGCTGAATAATTACCGCCAATAAAACTTAGCCATGGCAAGTCTACTAGAAATATAATGAATGCTAGAGTAAGTAATCTTCCTGTTGCGTTCATATTCCTCTACCTTATACCTAGGAATTCAATAATGAGCAACGTTGTTCAACTAGAAGCATTTGAATCATCCATACGGGGCAGAAGAATTCGCTGGTTTATCGCACCAGGATCACATGCAATCTATCCACCCGGATTTCAAGAACAAATTTATACAGATACGCCACCTTTTGTTAGAAAGATTCTTATCACTTGTCAAACTTCATCGGAGGCCTGGAAATTAACTGACCGTTGGGATACTATTCTTCTTCCTTCTACACCGACCGATTGGAGCCTCGCATTGACTCTTATCATAAATCAGCCTACACCAACTCTAGTATTTTGCACTCCAGAAGTTCGTGTTCCTCTTGCGTTCTTTCAAAAATGCAATTCACTTGGCCATAAAGCTCCAACGATTATTTGTCTTCAGCACTTGGTTAGTCCATTGCCAACTGCAAGTGTTAGTTTTGACGCTACTTTTTTCCCGCCGACAAAGGCAGTCGATGATACGCTTATTGAAGCAATGCAAAGTGCTTTGCAGAGTTTAATCTCGGCAGATAAGGTTGGAAATTTTAGTATGCGCGACGCTCTAAAAGATTTAAGAGGTGCGGGTGCAACTCTTGTTATAAGTGCTATAGAAGATCCTGATCCATCTTTGTATTGGTATTATGCGACCGAACAAAAAGGAAAGAATAAGGATATTTTATCTTCAGTTGTTTATACACTTCTAAATCGTTGATGATAATAGAGTTTGTTATATAATTATTATAAATATCTTAAAATATTTATAATACTCTTTGAAAATATATTAATTAATTATATTTACAAGTTCTTGAAGCCAGATGTGGGCGCTTCGGGGGCCTTGGCGGGCATAGCCTCGCTTCTGCGACCACCCATCATCTTGTAGTCGGCGAAGGCATCACTGCCACCTCTCTTAGACTTCTTGCTGAAGAGCTTGAAGGTGCCCTTCTTGGCCACGTAGCCTAGCTTACGTAGCTTCTTGATGGCCTTTTGGCCCGCGGCGTGCTTGCGGCGGCTTACAATGCGACCACGCTTGGTCTTCATCAAATCCTTCTTGTGGAGTCCTCCGGAAGTGTGCTTGGCAGTTCCGTGGAAGACTTCGGCCTTGGTTCCAACGGCCTTGATTTTGCCACCAGCTTGGACATTGTTCTTACGGGTATTGCGACGGTTCTTGCGAGAAGCACGACGAGTATTGGCCATTTCTAATACAAACGCAGATTTTAATTCGTTCTACATCGGAAGTCTAGGAATTTCACCTTTTTCCATTCTATCCATCAAATCGGACATTTCTTTGGGATTATAGACACCCGCAAAATGAACTAGAAAATCGCCAGGTTGCCACTGTCGGGTTCCCTTGAATCCTCTCAGATAAGCATTGAATTTCCATGCTTCCATAGTGACCTCAATATGTGCATTGTCTTCGGGAGATTTAGCCATAAGGTTACAAATCGCCTTGTTCTCCCACCAAATATGATATAGACAATCGGTTTCATTCCACACTTTTTCAAAAAAGTCAACAGCCCATTTACAAGGGCGCAGTATCATGTTTCCTGAATTTACATGTTGACAACTATCATATGTCATCAGCAAATCCTTATGAGAGGGTAGAAGAGGCAGAACATGATCTTCTAAACGAATTTCAGGGTTTGTGATCCAAACATCAGCATCTGAAATCCAAATATAATCATACTTGTCCCATTGACTCGCTACTTCTTTCCAAACAGGAACTTTGCTCCAAGCGATCGGCCTATCACGATTCCAAACTTCCTCATGGCATTCACGATATTCATACCCATGTTTGTTGCAGTAATCTCGTTTACTTTGAAGAGCTCTTTGGAGATTTTTACGATAGTCCGCTCCTATCGCAAGGGTTAACACTAGGATTCTGGGTTTGCTCATATCTGTATGCTATTCATTTGAATTCTTTATATTGTAAGCTTCTAGGAAAAAAATTGATATTCGTAGATTCAACTTGCTATACAGACCCGTTAATCTATGCATTTAAAATATATTAAGAATGATGAAGGCATATTTGTTTGCCCCCATTGTGACTTTACAGCAAAACATCAATCCACTATGCATTATCATTTGAAAAATCATGAAGGCGCTCTTCCACATCCGTGCAAACACTGTAAAGCCCGCTTTCTTCAGAGAAGTCTTCTTGATCTACATGTTCGTTCACGCCATCCTGAGGTTTTAGAAAAAAAAGAGACATTCAAGTGTCCTTGCGCTGGGTGTGATTATGAAGATATTCGGAAGGGCAATCGTCTTATTCACTTTCTTCGTGTTCATTTTGCAAAGTATGTCGAGAGTTTGAAAGAAACTCTAAAGACGAATGATAAACATATTACTTGTAAAAAATGCAAAGATTCTTTTAAAAGTAATACACAGTTTATTTATCATGCCAAGAACTGTATTGAACCCGAGGAGACTCATGAGTATTATAAATCTTGGCTGACAATTCGGCGGTAGAGTTAGATAAAATCATAGTGTGCTACGAGTTCATAGAGGTGATATCCTAGTGCTGCAAATCCAGTCAAAAGGAGTAATTCAAAGGCGGCACGAACCGTATCTTTTTTGCGCATTCCAATATATATCAAAAGAGGACCAACCCATAATGCATGAATGAGATTTACCCAGGCATAAGTAGATCCTTGCATAATGCGTCTAAATGCCTTGAATGCGTGATATAAGAATACAAACATACCAAGAATCAAGCAAGCGATAAAAGCGCCATCTGGTAAGTTACTACGACTTACACCAACCCATATAAAAAACGGACTTACTAAAAGAATATGAAACAGATTAATTAAGATGCCGATATCCATCTAAATTAGTTTCTATACTATAGACTAGAAATGATCCATATCTTTACAGACGGAGCTTGCCCAAACAATGGTAAAAAGGCTGCCAGAGCAGCCTATTCAGTTGTATTTTGGAATCTTCCAGGATACAACGAACCTTTCGGGATCGCAAAACGAGTTCCTAAAGAAGACGTCCAAACGAATCAAAGAGCAGAACTCTTAGGTATGAAACAGGCCTTTCAAGAAATTCAAGAGAGATCCCTGAAAGGCCCAATTACAATTTGGACGGATTCCGAATACACACGGAAATGTATTACGGAATGGGGGCCTCAATGGAAAGTCCGCGGTTGGAGACGAAATCAGAATGCTAAAAAGCCCATTGAACACCTTGACATTCTAAGAGATATGATTACTTTTTATGAAAATTCACAGCATTTTATAAGAATACAACATGTGGATGCGCATACCAAAAAAACGGAATTTCCCTACTGTGGAAATGCTCTTGCAGATAAACTAGCTGTTAATAGTAGTTTACAAGAAGATGATATAAATATTCAAGTAAAGTAATAATAGTCTCTGTATTTAATTGATGTTTAATAATAAATTCACTTGTTCCTAATGAACTCACAAAATACCCATCTTGAATTTTATATCCTTTTTTTACTATAATCATATTAAATGCCAAATCAATTTCAAGATTTGAACCAATTGGAATGCTTATTCTTTGAAATCCTTTTTTTAAGGATTGAATATAATCGTTAAGACCAATTAAGTCAATATCTGTTGTAGATTCGAGGACAATCTTTATATTTTGATCAATACATAATGTTGTATATTTTGTATTGACAATAGACATTTCTATTTTCTACTCTAGTATACATTTTCCTTTTAGGTAATTTGGGCATACTCAAGTTCTTTTCGTGTAGAGAATATAGGGTAGGGCATAGGTCACCAGCGATGCAAAGGATGCTATGATATGAGGAGCAAGGGGTTTGAGGAACATACTTAGGGCAACACTGACAATGACCATGAATGCATCGCCGACAAGAATTTTACCACCTCCTGACGCTGCATAATCCTTGAAGACATCCATCATGGCATTGTGGCCTCTGGGAACTTGTGTGATAATACCATAATAGAATGCGAGATCGTGCACGAGTTGTGTTCCAACAATAGTCCCAGTGAACCAAAGAGGGGACCACTTGCCATCAGCGAATTTATTCTTCACAAAGCCAGTGTAGACATATCTGGCAATGATGAATCCTATTACAATAATCATAACATCGGCTATAACTGCGTTGAGTCCAAAGAGATCATACCAGCGATTAAGATTGGTTCCAAATACTTCAGGGAAAAAGCGTGTTAAAAAGATAACAGCAACATCCACTGCTAAAACAGCTATGACTATGTATATAAGATCTTTCATATTTTTATAATCTCCAATGTCAGTTTCTTTGGGGCTCATATCTTCAAAGTCATCAAGATCGATATCCTCTTGAGGTTTTTGTTTGACTGCTACACCGCCACCGCCACCTGTGGCACCTTGTTGGGGCGGAGGATGGAGCATATTGGGTGCATCAGGCTTTCTTGTTTGCATCATAGGAACATCATCGCGTTTTACAAATCCTTGTGGGGCGGGGAGTTGTTGAACCGTAGAATATTCCATACTATCATAGGCTGTAAATGGTAAAACATCCGATTGCATGGACTGAACTCTATAGTATTCGTTTTATTTTTGTCAGACAGTGTTTAGCAGATTCCAGCGCGCCTTCCACCCAAGCTTGTTTCATAGACCAACTTTCACCACAGAGCCACACATTTGGAAGTTCTTTGGGTAGGGGATGACAACTTTTCAGCGATTCTTTTTCAGCTGAATAATTTCCAGGAATCCAGTAAGTGGCCCCAACATCCCAAGGGTGACTTCTAAAAAACAGCGGATCAGGAATTTCCAGATATGGAAAACAGTTACGAATATCAGACATAATTACAGTCTCAAGTGCTTTGTCTCCTCTTTCTTGCTGAATTTTCATATACTGTGTTGCATCTTGTGCATCTGTATAACTAATCATAATAACTCCCTTTTCAGCATTCATAGGCAGAATAAACCGTGGGCGCTCAGGTGTGACAATTTTAGGCATATCGGAAAACCAGCATTTGCCATTTTGAACTGGAAAAATAGCATAGGTTCGGAGGAGTGGTTGTGTTGTAAGGTGGTGTAAAACTGGAAATTCAGAGAATGCTGGAATTTTAGAAATCGCTTCGCTATGGAGGGCCAAAACAACTGCTTTTTCAGCACGAAGAGTCATTTTTCCGCTGGATTTTGGATTATCATAGCCAAACTGAAATTCTAGATCGGTCGATGTTCCAGGACCTTTCTGTAAATTCAGCAATTCATGACGTGGCAGAAAAATACAGCCTCTTTTCTGTAAATCGGCCTTCATCCTGGCAACAAGTTCACCAAATCCTTCTGCAACAACCCCATAATCCTTATAAGACGACATTTCGCCACCTTGTAGGAAATTTTTAAGCCCAAGATCTGCTCGTAGAGTATTTACCTCGGCTTTATAAGGGAAATAACTCAAAATCTCCTTGGTTTTCTTTTTTCCATAGAGTTTTGTCATGATTTGCTGAATTGTATGATTTGCCAACATATCTTTGGAAAGTTTGGCTAGTGGTTGAAAATAAATGGGAAGAATGACAGATTCAAATGGGTTTGGAACTGGAAATTGGCCAGCCTTTTCCAGAAATGCAATACTGGAATCGATTGGAATAAAATGAAGCCCATATTCTTTGAGAAGTTGTAAAAGAAGTGTATGATCCTTATGAATTCTTCCAGCCCCCATTTCCCACTGAATTCCAGGAAATCCAGGAGGGGAGTAGGAGTAGGTTCGCCCTCCAAATCCCTTGTATTTTTCTGCAATCGCGACTGAAAATCCAGGATGTCGTTTTAAAAGCTCTCTGGCTGTAAATAATCCAGCAATTCCAGCACCAACGACAATAATGTCATAGTGTGGACAAATAGTATTTTGTTCACACAATGGAGAATCCATTCCTATAAGAATATCTATAAATTCATATACTTAAATTTACCAGCTTTGTCCACATGGGCAGTCACATTGTTCATGTTCAGGGCAAGGAAGTGGGCACGAAGGTGGCGGAGGTGGCGGAGGTGGTGGCGTGGGTTTTGGCGCGGGCGCTGGCGGGGTGGGGCAAACGGGCTTTGGGTCAGGGCATTTTCCTCCAGCACCCCCTTTACAATTTTCAATTGCTTTCAATATGTTTTGTAGTGTAAGTGTCGGTAGCACAGCCTTGAAAACCAAAACAATTAGGATAGCATATAATAAACATGTGAATAGAAATGTATTGACGGGCAATACAATCGTTACGCGGATTGCAGACAGAATTACAACTAGAATGATAAAATGAAGTAAAATATCCACAAAGGTATTTTCAGTCACTATCATTGACTCTATTTTTTGAGAATAATTAAATATTTACAGGAACTCCATGGCTAGATAGCCAGAGAAGAATATCCGCCACATTCCCTCCGCCACTGCGTTTATCTAAGAATAGGCCATCCTTGATAATGACAAAAGAAGGAATGCTCTGGAGCCCACAATAACCTAGAGAAGTTTTATTGATATCAACATCTACGCTATACCAGTTTACACCTTGGGTAGCATCAACAAGAAGTTTCTTATTCAGTTTCTGGCAGGGTCCGCACCATTTTGCGGTAAAACATACTACAACCCATGGGGCATAGTCATCCAGAAATCCATCACTTGTGGGTCTGCGAGGTCTAAGCATTTTTTCAAGGTCCAGATGGTTGGGGAGGGGTGTCATTCCGTTCTCGTCCTTTGTCTCCATTTCTGATACTGTTAAAGGATAATATTGATGTATTTAAGCGCTTAATTCCGTATAGAGAACCACCAAGAAGAACAAAAGAAAAGAGACCAAAGAGGGCCGCCGACGCTATGTCGGAGTCGCCACCCCCGCCCCCAGACATGCTTTTAAGAACACTTGAAGTTTCTAACCCTGTAGGAACTCTTATGGCCATTTGTTCTAGTGTTTTGGGATCTGTAAATGCAGTAAGCTGACCTTGAACATTTGAAGCGATTTGTGGCACTGCTGAAATAGCAGAAGGGACTGTTTGAGCCAAAGAAGAAGCAGTTGATATGGCCGCCACAGCAGGTCCACTTGCCGCTTCAATTACATTTGAAGCTGTTTTCGCTCCAATCTCAACAGTCTTTGAGGCGGCTTGAACGGCTGGAGTAACACCAGGGAATACTAAATTGACTGCAGAAGCTATGACAGTTGGAATGAAGGATAACCATGAAAACCAGCCACTTGTAGAATCACAGTTTTTGGCATCTTCACCGCCAATAGGTAAATCTACGGGGCCTAATTTACTGGGGCCATGTTTACCTAAATACCAAGAGAATGGGAAAAGACGATCAGGACCTTCAGTGAAGAGTGTCTTGGGCATAAAGAATGCCCTGAAGACTCCAAAGATCATCCAGATGATTAGAACGGGCCACAAAAAGAATGCAATTGTGCTTAGAAATTTGGCCAGACCACCTTTATAATCTCCAGCGATAACTAAATCAAACCCCCAAGGTATAAACATTAGAACTAAATATGCGAGGTATCGGAGTGGAGATTTGGATGTTGTGGCATTCGGTTGATTATCCACAAACATTCCAGCACCAATGCCAAGTGGCCCAACAATTGGTGCAGATAAACCATGTTTCATAACAGTATCTTTTTCACCGACAATTTGACAGATATCATAAAACCACCAAATACCTAAGCCAAATATATTCACGAGAAGTTTTAAAAAGGCGGAAGTAGGGCTACGAAGTAAGAAGTGATCACCGCCCCAGAATCCACAAAAGATAGTTGCGACAATGAGCATCCAATAACGATACCAAGGTCCACCCCAAAAATCTCTTTGGGTGTAGTCAAATAAGCCCTCGATCTTCATGAGGCAAGGCTCTTCCTGCTAGAGTTATCCTCAATTAAACAGAGAAGAGTAGACCCGCATATCCATCAACCACTCGTAGCACATTATAGTTTTTAGCATATACATATCCAGTCATATCACCAAATATAGCACTCGTGCAGTAGTTTGTTCCTTGTTCTTGGAGACCTATTTGTAGAACAATTGTATCAATGCGACTTGCGTTAAGTGTTCCACTGGGTTGTTGATCTTCAGGTCTCAGTGCGAAACTATAGACATAAATGTAGTTGTCGGAGGGGATTGTTGTGTGGCGTTGATAAGGTTGGACGAGTCTAAAAAATACAGGGTCTCGGGCATCAAAGCGATCTTGGCCATCCAACTGTATTTTTGCATTTATCATGAGATCAGTTCTCTTGGGCGGTTCTGGCAGACCGTTTTGGCGGGCTTTAAAGATTTCATAAAATCCTAAACTACTAAAGTTGAAGAATTCATGTCTTGACTGCATAACATTTCTTTGAAGAACCCAAATAAACTCTTTGCAGGGGTGATTGAAGTTTAGGCTGAGTGTTGCTGTTCTAGAATTGGCGGGAATTGACAGGGGCGGTGTGTATTGGACTTGGTCAATAAGATATTCTAGGGCCGAGCTTACAAATCTTCTACGCTCAGGAACATCTAGATAGACATAATCACCCCAGAGTTCAATATCAAGAGGGTCGAGTGCGGCAACAGACATTCCAGCGTTACAAATATTATAGTTTGGATTAGATGGATTTTCAGCATCATAGAGCTGTGAACTATAGAACATAGACTGAAGAGGCGATAGTGTCACATTGATACGTATGGGGTGATATTGCATAGCTAAGAGGGGTAAATAGAGCCCGGGGTTGTTATTAAACCAGAACTGTAGAGGAATGTATAGGACTTGACGACCTAGAATTGGGTCATCGAAGATACGGGGAAATGGTGCATCACGCGGCCCAGGAATTCTAACATTTCCACTTGGAACAGGATTTGGATCTATTTTTCCACCTGCGACACGAATACCAGAAATATCAACCAGACTATTTCCATTTTCACGGCTAAATATAAAATTGGGCAGTGTAGTATTAAATCCAGATACATCAAATGCATTGTGGAGATTATCAATCAAGGGATACCCAGGGCGCTGACCAACCATTTTTTCATACCCAGCACGCTGGCTTGCGTCGACAGTCAATTGTGACCAAATTTCCATAAATTGCCCAGTCTGTTTATCAATTTCCTGTTCACCAATTTGAATACTAATTTCTTGAATTAGGGCATGGCCAGGACTATTCACATAGCCAATCGGTATATTATTGGAAAGATCAATGAGACGTGGAAGAGTAACTTTTAGAAAGACAGGACCAAGAAGATCACCATTTCTCGGCACAAGACATGTTAGCTTTTGACCAAATGTAGGAGAACCATCAAAATACATTCGTTGAGATTCTATAGCAAAATTCGTATATCTACGATATACAAACTTGAACCAAGTTACACTGGGATTTCCAGTTAAAAAGACATCCTGCTTTCCTTGTGCCACGATTTGTAATAGCCCTCCGCCTTGGGTCATGTTCCTGCTTTAGTGCGACTACTTTGTAAACTGAAGAAGATCACGCGCGCCCAAGACGTCTAAGAACTTAAATGGAGTTTCTAGGTAGTAATAGAAGAATATGGCTTCCGGGTCGTATGAAATAGACACATATTCTTGGTATCGTAGTTTACCATTAAATGGGTGCACTGAAGCTTATTCAACAGGAACTATGTTTGCTGTAGGACCTTGTGCTTTTTTACAACCATACACCTTTTATCAATATCAGAGCTCTCTAGGTTTTACGGATACTTCAACAATGTCAGTAAGTTTAACCTCATTTGTATGCACGAGTTTGATGAGCACAACGATTAGCTTGCAGAGCTCTATATATTTAAATAGAAGACAAATTGTTTCAACTATACCTTTAACAAAATGGATTAGCACAAATAGTGCGGGCGGAATAGCAGAGACAACCGATTATCCCTTCTTTTATGCATCAACCTTTAAGGAAACAAATATAAATTTTCAGTCTACATATTTTAGCTCTATTTCATCCTTTTTTCAAAGCACAGGGCTTTTTGGATTTATAAATAGTAATATTTATCCGACGTGTTCACCTTATTCATTATTTTCTTCGATTCCAATTCTAAACTCAACCTTTTTTTCAACAATCGGTAGCACTTTTTTGTATGGATTTACTTCTACAATTCCATCAACACTTGTTAGTTCAGTTGCGGCGCGCCCTGAAATTTTTGACTTTAGTCTAACAAGTAGTTTTACATCTCAGAGTATATTTAGAAGTGATTTTCCAATTCGTTTTCCTAATTTTTGGCTCGGCCAGGGTTTACAATCTTTAATTGATACACGAACCTATGATGTTATTGTTGATATGCAATATTCTCTTTTTGTTAGCACAAATAATATTTCTTCACCATTTTCAGTAACAAATTATGTATGGGTTAGTTCAGTTGGTATTTTTGATAATACACCTCTAGGGAGTTTAGGACAATATACAGGTGTAACTTCAAGGACACGCGCAGGAAATTGTAATTTTATGGAGGTATATAATAAGCAGGTATTTCACCCAACGAAAACAGGAATTAAAGAACTAGCATTCAATAATTCAAATTACGGTATACTTTTTAATGCAATTCCTACACGTTCAACTACAGAAGTATTTGTTGACGTATACATGCCAGGAACGGATAATATGACGATTACGCTTGTTCCGACTTTGAATTAACATCCGAAATCTTCAGTTGTAATTCTTTTATGGCTTCTACAACAATGGGAAGAATTTGAGAGTAGTCTAGTGTTAAAAGTCCTGATGGCAGAACTTTTACAGCTTCAGGAATAATCTCTTTGACTTCTTGTGCAATAAATCCATAAGAATATTTGCCATTTATATCATAATGAACTCCGTTTAATTGTGTAACTCGCTCCAGTGCACTTTCCACAGATGTAATATTTGATTTGACTCTTCTGTCTGAAACTTGATAAAGATTTGCACAGTGGACATCATCACGAACAAAAATACTGGAAGCAAAATATGCGTCACCGCCCCATACATCAAAGATGGTGCTCATAGTATTAATACCGCCGTGATTTATAGCCAGACGATCGGCATGTAAAACAGAAGAAGAAACCCACATATAATTTACGTTACTATTTGACCCATCTCCCTTATACAAGGCGCGATTTGCAGTATCTAATGAAAAAGATGTATTTCCAGCTGTTATAAATGATATTGCTGGCACCGCAGAAGCTGGTGGGGCCGTTGTAAAGGAACTAGCCAATGTAATCAATGTAGAACCACATTCTAAATTTAAACTATTGGATGATGTAATAGTGTTTACATTGGTAATATTGCTAATAACTGTATTGCTAGCAATAAATGCTCCATTTACAGTTAGGACGCCATTTACATTGAATCGCCCTGTCATATTTACAGCACCACCATTTGTGTAAGGTAGAATATTACTTGTTCGCAGTGTTTTAGACACAGGATTAATCATAGTAGTAACATTTCGAACAGTATTGGAAAGATTATCTGTGATAATACCTTGCTCAGGATTTGCGATATTTTGGAGTGGGATGATATTGAGTAAGTATGGGTTGAGACCAACTTGAGATCCTCCAAATGTTTGCGACATATGGTAATCTTCTATAAGATATCTATACGTTTGTCTTAAGTTTAAAATTACGTTTCAACCCGGGTTTGATTTTTAAAGGAATAAATAGGAGTTGTGCTAGGATGGCCGAAATATTTGCTAGCAGTTCAGTTGTGTTAGTGGGGAACACAAATTCCACGATTGTGTATTGCCAGTATTTAAGCAGTCTAGGAAATTTTTTAACTGTTCGTGATACAACTGGCACCCTTCGTTCCACAAACGCGATTCTATTAAGTTCATTAAGTGGAGCGACATTTGAGGGTAATATAGGAAATTTAAAAATAGTTGATCCCTATGGTTTTGTAACGTTTAATATACGAAAAAACTATATATTTTCTGTAGGAAATAGTTTAGCATTTCCTCTTGGCCAATATGCCGCAAGTAATGTGGATGTTATTGATGCTACAAATTTATCAGTTTTGAGCACTTTAAAGTTCATTGACGAAGCAAATCAATCAACAAATGTTTTATTCTTGTCATCACAAAATTTAGTATTGAATAATAGTATTATTGGACAAATTACAGAGTTTGATTTAATAAGCACAATTGATGAATTGGGCTCTCTTGGTTATTTGAGTTCAATTGAAGTGCCAGAGATAGTTGTAAAACCGCCGATGTGGTTGGCAGGAGGATATTCGAGTAATACAGCTCTCTCAGTGTTTACTCCGCCAGGAAGTGGTTCCTCGCCTACAGGAACAATTCAATATAGTTATGATGGATTTCAATGGATGAATGCCGACGGAGGATTTACTGTAAATTGCACTGGTATCGCATATGGAAATGGAGTATTTGTGGCAGTAGGAACCAATTGGGATAATGCAGGGCCAGGAGGTTATTTTTCTACCAATACAGGTTATCACCAGTGGAGTTATGATGGTATACATTGGTCTAATGCTATAACACCAAGTTATTTTCAGGGCCAGTATGAGCGTCTCGGTGTAACATTCAATAATGGCTTGTTTCATTCCTTTGGTAAGGCACCCTTTGGTGGTGAGAATACAATTCTCTGGAGTCAAGATGGATCGAACTGGAAGACATCTATGACCAGTGTATTTCCATCGCCTTTTGGTCTGCCAGCACAATGTTCTGGTGTGGCCTTTGGTGCTGGCGTATGGGTTGCTGCGGGCACGCTACCAACCGATACGGAACCTCAGCGCGCTTTGGTATGGAGTAGAGATGGTTCAAACTGGAGTAATGCAGAGACCGTAGCATGGACAGTTCGTTCAATCGGTGGCCCTAATTTTGCCATCGTCAATGATGTTTCCTATGATGGTGTTATGTTTGTAGCCACACAACAACAGGGCACAAATCCATCTTCGTCAAATATCTGTTATAGTTATGATGGAAAAAACTGGACATCTGATGGTATAAGTAACGGAAACTGGAACAATCAGGCGTATACATTGGGAAATAATTTTGCCGATGAATGGGTTCTAACAACAAAACAAAATGGGGCTAGAGTTTTAACAAGTGAAGACGGCGGATTTATGTGGGACAATAACACTAATTTGGCAAATTGTAATGCGCTGATAGCGGGTGCAAATACTCAGAATTCAAGACCTTATTTTGACGGTGAAAAGTGGTATTTGGGTATAGAACAATCGTATACAAATACCATAAATACACAAAATATGTTTTACAGCTATGATTTGCTAACATGGACAAATTCCAATATATCTAGTGGGTTTATTCGCGCTGGATTTCCACAGACATTTTATTATTTTCCAGGGGAATATAATTATTTACAAGCCATGTATAGCACAAATCGTATTACTGGAACAGTTAGCAATTTAAATACAAATACATACACAGCTCAATTTATTTTAACAAATAGTATAACTGCTAAAACGGCTACAGTTACTACAGGAACTGCATCTTTTACGTCAACAGGACTTACAGTAGAAACAATAAATAATATTACAAATCATTATGTGCAGTTTGTATCCGCTGGAAATGTAAATGCAATAACAACTGGTTTTATAAGTTCTTTGAGTTCCTCGTATATAAGCACAACGGTGTTGACTACTACTAGCACAACAGTTCATACTCTAGATACACCATTTTTGGCTCCCAATTTGCTGATTACAAGTAATCTAAATGTATCCACGATTTATACGAAACTTGGATATCAAGCTGGCGCATTCAATCAGAGTCCCAATACGGTGGCAATAGGATATAGATCTGGAGAAATTAATCAAGCTGAAAATTCAATTGCCATAGGAGTAAACGCTGGAAATTCAAATCAAGGATCAAATTCAATTGCTATTGGGGCCGACGCTGGAAGATCAAATCAATCGCCAAATGCAATTGCGATGGGATTTTGGGCAGGAAGAGAAAATCAATCAACAAATACAATTATACTTAATGCTACAGGTGGACCATTAAATTCTATAAGATCAAATGCTTTTTATGTTGCGCCTATACAAGAAGAAACATCTTTATCTGGATTAGGGGGCACAATACAAAATCTATTATATAACAACACGACAAAAGAGATTTATACAGGAAATGCACAAATATCAACATTTTCAACCCTTTTTGTGTCAACCCTAGGTGTCAATATGAATTTGAGTGATTATAATTTGTCTGTTCTTGGAGGAGCGCAAATAAGCACAAATGGAAGTGTCTATATTGGGCCGAGCACAATTCAAAATGGAGTAGCGTTTGGGGCAAATTATGAACCTGGACAAACAAATGTATTTTTTACAGCAACAAAAGGTCCACAGAATAAAAAGGGTTGGTTTGATTTTTACGCAGGTGTTAATAACAATACAAATGTGGGGGCAAGTAATCTTACACTGACAATTGCAAATAGTTCTATTGGCATAAATGTAAGCACTCCCCAGTTTACAGTGGATGTATATGATCGAGTCAATGTGATAAGCACAATTAGTGTTCCTACCGCCTTTATAAGTTCAATCAATGGGTATCAGTATAATTCAACAATAAGTAGCTTTTCAACTCTTATTGCCAGCACAATCTACGTTCAAAACTCAACTTTAGCGAGTTCAATATTTACGAGTAATGTGACGACTAATATACTTTTGGTGAATGGAACAACAACAATGAGATATCCGCCAAAGCAACAGTTGTGGGTTGCTGTTGGAGAGGCTTCTCCTTCGGCCGCAACAATACAATATAGCACAGATGGAAGTAATTGGAGCTCATCGGCTAGTGGTGGATTTACAAATATTGGTTCAAAAGTAGCATGGAATGGAAAAATGTGGGTTGCTGTAGGGAATGGATCATCTAGCGAAAATATAAAGTATAGTTTTGATGGAAGTAATTGGAATAATCTAGTTAGTGGTGGATTTAATGGTTCACCTTATAATATTGGATGGAATGAAAAAATGTGGATTGCGGTAGGCGACGGAGGATCTCCTAATGCTAGCATAAAATATAGTTTGGATGGAAGCAATTGGAATAATATATCAAGTGGAGGTTTTGGATCTTATGGTGTTGCAGTTGCGTGGAACGGCACACTTTGGGTTGCCATGGGGTATGGCTCTGGTTCATTATCGATAAAATACAGTTATGATGGAAGTAACTGGTATGATTCGTCAAGCTCTGGGTTTACATCAACATATGGCGGCATTGCATGGAATGGATTTATGTGGGTTGCTGTTGGAAATGCAGATACTGAAAATGCAAGAATACAATATAGTTACGATGGAATAAATTGGAAAAACTCTGCGGGAGGGGGGCCTAATAATGGTGCGAGAGGCGTAGCGTGGAATGGATATATGTGGGTTGTCGTTGGTTTTAGCTCTATTTTTAGTGGTATAGTATATAGTTATAATGGAATAAATTGGTCCAATAGTTTTAACGGTTTTTCAGGAGGAGGAAACGCTATCGCATGGGATGGCCGTATGTGGATAGCCACAGGGAATATGGGATCCGCTCTTACATCAGTAAAATATAGTTTTAATGGAATTAATTGGATTAATATAAATTCGGGTGGATTTGCTATAGGTAATGGCATAGCATATAGCACAACAGTTTATCCAGACTTGGAAATGAATAATTTTCATATTTACTCTCAGAGTCAACCAACCTATGTATCCTCCATCAATCAAATTTTTACAACAGTCTCAACAATTGTTGTAAATAATACATTATATATTGATCAAAATTCAAATAGTATTGGAATTAATCGTGGATTCACACAACACACAGTTGATGTAATAGGAAACGTGCGAGCTACAAGCACTATAATTGCATTTCAAGGTGTTTTTAATGAATCAGGAACAGCCTATACAACTTCCGATTCAAATCTAAAAGAAAATATTATAGATGCAAATTTACAAACTTGTTACAATACTGTGAAACAACTTCCACTTCACAGATATACATTTAATGAACAATTTATTGACACAAAGATTGATAAACACCAGCTAGGATTTATTGCACAAGAGGTTCAAACACAGTTTCCTCATGCGGTTGTGACTATGTATGATAAATACAGAGATATAGATGTGTTACACTTGAATACGGATCAGATACTGATGGCGCACTATGGCACAACAAAGGTTTTATTGGAAGAAATACGTCGCCAATCTACATTCATATCACAGTTAGAATATTATATAAATCAATTAGAAAATCAAGTATCGACAGTGAAATATACTAGTAATTTTTAATGAGTTTGAAACCCGGTAAGTATTTCTATATATAGTTTTAGGATTGCCGTGGAGTATGTCACTTACGGTAAATGCAAGCACGTCGGTTGTTTTAGTTGAGACATCTAAAATAACGGATCCCTTTATTGTCTATTTTCCCAGATTCTTTTCAGCAAGCAGATATATTACTGTGCGTGATCAAGATGGATATGCATCAGAAGAAACGCCGATTATTCTCAGCACAATTGGTGATACAATTATTCAGCCAGAGATATCTGAGCTAGTGATTGATCAACCATATGGGTTTTTTACATTACAAAACATAGCAGAAGGAGTTTTTGATGTTGTAAATTCCTTTAATATTTTTGAAGATTTTGCTACTGTAAATACAAGTAATTTATCTGCGAACGATGTGATTGGGTTAACTTCATTAACTCTTATTGATAAAGTCAATCAAACAGAAACTGCATTATATTCATCAAATGATATATTATATGCAAATGATGTGGAAATTGGAGATGTTACGAATACTGAGTTACAAAGCACAATTAATAATTTGGGAGCTTTAGGATATATCTCAACTGCACCAACAGTATATGATATTTACCCGTCCTATGTTGCTACTGGAAGTGCTGTTCGCTTGAGTTCTATAAATGTTAGTATAGAGCCTATACTTATAACTAATACGAACAATTTAGAAAATTTAGTTTGGGTTGCGGGAGGAACCTCAAATAGTAACAATCAAGGCAACACTCTGGCATATTCATCAGATGGAAGTAATTGGATTGGTTTAGGTTGTAATATATTTAGTGCTAGTTGTGAAACTATTGCAACAAATGGATCAAATTTATGGATTGCAGGGGGCGGACGAGGCCAGGCAAATACATTTGCCTTTTCAACAGATGGAAGTAATTGGACAGGTCTTGGTATAGACTCTGTAATTTGGGGCCCCTACTCAATAGTTTATGGAAACAACTTATGGGTTGTTGCGGCGGATGTCGGGCCATCGGGGCCCTTCAATACTCTCGGATATTCACTTGACGGAATTAATTGGACGGGGTTAGGTTGTAATATTTTTGATGTTGGATATGCGATTGCTTACAATGGAAGTAATTTGTGGGTAGCTGGCGGATTATCTTATAGTGTTATTGGAAATACACTAGCATATTCAGCAAATGGGAGTAATTGGACAGGTCTTGGAAAAAGTATTTTTAGCGGATTTGCCTATGGAATAGCATATGGAAATGGGTTGTGGGTAGCAGTGGGCGCAGGAATAAATACAATTGCATATTCGACAAATGGAATTAATTGGACAGGTCTTGGTAACTTATTTTTTCAAACCGGCTTTGGGATTGCCTACGGAAATGGGTTGTGGGTGGCATTGGGTTCATATGCAACATTTCCTAATGGAACAACAATGGCAATTTCAACAGATGGAAGTAATTGGATAAGTCTAGGTTCAACAACTTTTCCCGTGGCTGGATTCTCAGCATTTTATAATAATGGATTATGGGTTGCAGCTGGCAGAGGATTTAATAATGTGCCTTCTGGGAATTCATTGGCATATTCAATAGATGGAAGCAATTGGATAGGATTAGGGCGTTCATTATTCGGCTGGGGAGGTTTAGACGTTATATCAAAAGGAGGAACTGGTATACAAGGTTATCTCGGCCAATCAGGAACAACACAATATAGTTTAGATGGTGCTGTGGACTGGTCAAATGCTATAGGCACAAGAGGCTTTACCAATTATGGAACAGGAACTACATATAGTGAGGATTCAAATATTTTTGTCGCAGTAGGGCAAAATAACACAGGTCAATCTAATCTTGGCTATAACCAATGGTCATCAAATGGTATTACTTGGTATAACAGTCTATCTCCTCCGTTGAATAATACACAAACTAGGCTGGCAGTCTCATACGCAAATGGTCTTTTTCACTCGGTAGGTTCAAATGGCTCTTCTGGAGGAGCGAATACAATCTTATATAGCATAGATGGCAAGAACTGGTTACCAAGTGCTGGTAATCCATTCCCAGGTGGCTATGTCACTGGAATTACCTTTGGAATTGATCTTTGGATTTGCTGTGGATATTCTCCTCAATCAGGGCCTTCAGGAGCATGTATGTGGAGTTCGGACGGAAGTAATTGGAATACTGCTACAACAACTGCTTGGACAAGCTGTAATGTATTTGACGTGACATTTGCAGATGATGTATTTATAGCTACGTGTATGTCTGGAACATTTACAACTTCTTCAAATATCTGTTTTAGTTATGATGGAAGTAATTGGTTTGCGTCTAACTGCTACGATGCGAATTTTGTAAATAATGCGATGTATATTACCGCAGCAGGCCCAGAAGTTATAGCAACAACACTTAATACAAATCAAAAATTAGTTTATAGTTTAGATTATGGTGTATCCTGGAACAGTAATGCAGACCTATCGGTTACAAATGAGCAGATTTATAAACCATTTTATGATGGAAATAAATGGTTGGTTAGTGTGGGAGGAAGTATTAAGCAAATTCATGTTGCAGTGGGGAGCGGAACAAATACCCTTGCATGTTCGGTAGATGGTAGTAACTGGACAGGTCTTGGATCAAGTATATTTAGTGTTCAGGGAAATGCTGTTATATGGAATGGTAATCTATTTGTTGCTGTAGGACAGGGAACAAATACAATTGCTACATCGCCAGATGGAATTAATTGGACAGGGCGAGGTGCATCTATCTTTACAACGGCAGGTTTGGCAGTAGGCTGGAATGGATCCCAGTTTGTAGCAGTTGGTTCAGGAATAAATACAATTGCTTTATCATCGGATGGTGTGAATTGGACTGGGTTGGGAAATATTATTGATGGGACTCCTACACGAGCTGGTGTGGCTTGGAATGGAGCCTTATGGGTTGTCACAGATAATGGAAATACACCATTAATTACATCTTCAACGGGGTATGATTGGACAGCACAATTAAATCCTGCAGGTTCAGCATCAAAAAATGTCGCTTGGGGCGGAAGCCTCTTTGTGGCAGTTGGTGATGGTATAACTGAAACAATAATAACGTCATCAGATGGTATTGCGTGGACAGGGCGAGGAAACACAGTATTTAGCACAAGAGGAAATGCTGTGGCATGGAACGGATCTTTATGGGTGGCGGTTGGCACTGGAACAAATACGATTGCGACTTCTACAGATGGAATTACATGGGTGGGAAGAGGCAATCCTTTTGGGGGTGCATCCGCAGAAGGCTTTGGTATAAGTTGGAATGGAGGGTTTTGGGTTGCCACGGGTAGTGGAACAAATAGAATTGTATATTCAATAGATGCAATATTTTGGACTGCTGTCCCTAATTCAACATCTATTTTCACGACCACTGGTTTAGGAATTACGTATAGTCTTCCAAGAAATAATTCGCCATTGTGGATTATTCCTGGATCCTTTAGTGATTTAATAGTATCATATGATGGAATAAATTATTCTAAAATTAATAATAGTCCTATAAAATTCCCTACTGGCATTGCTTGGAATGGTTATATGTATGTTATGGTTGGGGGGATTGGAAATCCTACACCTCTTCTCGCTAGATCATTCGATGGCATCACTTGGACACGGGGCCAATCTACTTTATACGCTGAAGGAATTGTTTGGAATGCCAATATTTGGATAATAGTAGGTTCTGGTGGAATTATAAAGTCTTCAGATGGAATAAATTGGTCATCTATAATAAATATTTTTGGTAGTGGGTGGGGACGAGATATTGCTTGGAATGGGAATATATGGGTTGCTGTAGCATCCAGTGGAACAAATATTATCGTATATTCATCAGACGCGACAACATGGTCTCCAGCAACACACCCTTTCACTTCTTGTTTTGGTGTGGCATGGAATGGTTCTTTATGGGTGGCAGTTGGAATAGGATCTACAGATACAATTGCTACATCAACTGATGGTGTAACATGGGTAGGAAGGGGCAAAAGCGTATTTACTTCAGAAGGAACTAAAGTGGCATGGGGAAATAATTTATGGGTTGCGGTTGGTTATGGAACCAATACAGTAGCAACATCTATAGATGGTATATCTTGGATAGGAAATAGATCAGGGTCTGACTTTTTTAGTGGTGGTGATTCTGTAACATGGAATGGAGAGTATTGGTTAGTAAGTGGCAGACCATTAGATTCATTAAATTCAAAATACACTATCATACGCTCTTCAGATGGACTTACTTGGACAGGTGTTACTCGTATAAACAGAAGTTATAGTGCTGTTTACTCACGCTTAAATCTTCCACCTATATGGTTGGTTCCAGGGTATGGTGATATTGCTAGATCAATAGATGGGATTAATTTTACAAATTATGCATTAACTGCGCTAAATAATGAAGTGAACGGCTTTGGGTATGATGGAAAAGTTTGGTTAGCTGTAGGCCGTGGCACGAATGACACAATCGCATCATCTGTAGATGGTATAACATGGGTAGGTCGTGGAAAGGTTGCAAATACTACATCTATTGAAAGTATTGTATGGAATGGCACTTTATGGGTTTTGAATGGAGAAAATTCAGCAAGCTCAACGGCAATATTAGCGACATCTCCTGATGGAATTTTTTGGACACCTAGAACTATATTTTGGCAGTATCCAAGAAGTATCTTGTGGGATGGTCAAAAATGGTTCGCTACAGGTTATAAAGGAACTGGCACAGCTGTTGGAGCAGTATCTTATGACGGAATTATATGGTCTCCTATAAATATTCCACTAAATGTTTCAGTTAATGATATAGCCTTTTCGGGTAGCCTATATGTGGCAGTTGGTCAAGGAGACGTAAACAATGTAGCGACTTCAACAGATGGCATAACGTGGATTGGCCGTGGTATGACACCATTAAATGAATTTATATTTGGTGTGGCATGGAAGGAAAATATATTTGTAGCGGTTGGACGAGGAAGTGGTGGACAAATGATTATATCATCACCTGATGGGATAACATGGACAACAAGAGAGTCAAACCCATTTTTTGCCGATTATGGTTATGGTGTAGGTGCAAATGCAACAACATTTGTGGCAACTGGTGTGGGATCTGGTGGAACAAACACACTCGCATATTCTTTGGATGGAATTACTTGGATTGGTTTAGGGAAAGCAAATTTTCCTGTTGCAGGAAGAACGGGTATAGCCTATACACCAACACTTGTAAATCCTGTTGCGTATCCAGCTCTGTATTTCAGCACAGATTTGAAAACATGGTATCCATCACCCTCAAACGTAAGATATCCTGCTGGAGGTGTAATTACAAGTATAACAGGGCGCTCAATTGATACAAATATTAATTTAGTATACCAAAGCTCATTACAAGGAACAGCAGTAAACTCAATTAGCACCTTAAATACAGATTCTTTAGTGGCAAATTCAATTACAGCAAGTATAGCATCAATTAGTAGTTTATTTTTGACAATTCAAAATGTTTCAACTACACAAGAGGCTTCAAGTATTACATCTACAATTAACGTGGATAATTCATTTGTGAATATTCTAAACGCAAGGACTGGGTATGTTTCTTCTTTATATATAGATTATCTAAGTGTAACTACTCTTAATACCGATATTTTTAATGTAAATTATTTAAATACTTCAAATATTTACGCGAGCACAATATCCACCACAAATCTTGAATTAAGAAATAATATTATTTCCATAGGATTGAATACGGGTCCTGCACCAAATTATGGTAGAATAAATCCAGAAACAGATTCAATTGCTTTGGGGGCGTTTGCTGGAAATTCCAATGCACGATCAAATGCGATTGCAATAGGATATCGTGCTGGTTTTTTGAACGCGTCAACTGGATCGATTGCAATAGGTGGTAATGCTGGAAGTAATACAATTGGCGAATATTCGATTGCGATTGGAACGGACGCTGGATCCAATTTCATGTCATCCCATTGTATTATTTTAAATGCCTCTACACAATCTATTACCACAAATATATCAAGTAGTTTATATGTAAATCCAATACGTGTCATAACAGAACAAGCAGAAATAAATCAAATAAGTTCATTATATTATACTTTAAATTCAGGTGAAATTAAGTATGGTGCACATTTAGATTCTTTTAATCCATCTAGTCTTATAACATCGACATTGGGTATAAATGGGGGTGTAGCAGAGGGAATAACCATGCAGGTAAATGGTCCTGCAAATATTTCCTATATAGGTGGAAATGTTCGGTTTGGTGTTTCAACTGTTTATGATGGTTTAGCAATTACATATAATTCAATTAATGTAGGTAGAAGAAATACTGAGATTGTTTCAGGAAAAGGTGGAGGATCACAGGGATGGATAAACTTTTTTCCTGGCGTGGCGGATGGAACTTCTGCTACAAACCAAATGCCACCCTTTACAGTTGCGAATAATAAGGTAGGAGTTAATGTGAGCACACCACAAGTCACGATGGATATTAGCGGAAGTTTACGAGCTTATAGTTCAATTCAGACTTCTCAATTATCTGTAGGTAGTATAAATGGAATACCTTTTGGACCACAGTATAGTGTTGGATCTAATTTGACGGTAAGCACATTAATTCTGAATAATGCGCTAATATCTCAATCGACCTTTGTAAATGCATTGTCAACAGGAAATCTAGCATTTAATCAAGCAGGTGAAATACAATATGTTCTTGTTGGGGGTGGGGGTGGAGGTAACACAATTGCATCATCTTACGATGGTGTTACATGGACTGTAAGAAATAACCCTTTCGGTATTGGAGGAGGACGAAAAGTCAAATATGGTAATGGTATTTGGGTGGCTGTAGGAGGAACACAGAATAGCACAATTGCTACATCAGTTGATGGTATTACATGGACACCTAGAGGAGACCCGTTTCAGACATATACTGGATGGGGCGATGGTATAGGGGCATTTGACGTAGCTTATAATGGAAGTTTATGGGTTGCAGTTGCCTGGGGAACAAATACAGTTGCTACATCTATTGATGGTATTACATGGACGCCACAAGGTGCTCCAATTTCGGCAGGGAGAGGTGTTGGTTGGAACGGAAGTTATTGGTTAGTTGTTGGAAATACCGCTAGTCCTTCTCTCCCAACAGTTATAAGATCTACTGACGGTATAACGTGGCAAACTTCTGCGGGGGGGCCGAGAGGATTAAATCCGTTTGCGAATTACGGAAATGGTGTAACATGGAATGGAAGTTATTGGGTTGCAACAGGACAGTTTGCCACTGTTTTAATTGCTGCGGATGGCTTCACTTGGACAGAAACAAGTTCGTATTTGGAACCTTTTGTGGATAGTACGTCTCATAGATCTGCATGGAATGGCAGTTATTGGATTATAACGGGTGGAAATGCTGGCGCGACAATTGTAAAAACTCCTGATGCAACTACATTTCAAAAGGTGGCATTTGTGGGGGGAATGACAGATGTTTTGTGGAATGGTAACAGTTGGTTTGTTGTAGGTCCTGGGGGGGCAGGTTTTTACACATCCACGGATGGTGTGGTGTGGACAGGTAGAAGTCAACCATTAACATCTCCTTATGGAATAGGTCAAAGACCAGCAGAAGCAGGTATTAGTTTTTCAGCACCTCTTCAATCTACAATACTTATTCATAGACCAATTAAAGAGAATTGGGTAGCAGTTGGTTTAAGTTCTATTACTATTGCATCATCACCAGATGGAACTACTTGGACAGATCGTAGTAGCGGTATATTTTCTGGCATTGCCAATGCTGCAGGTTATGGTGTAAGCTGGAATGGAGAACAATTTGTTGCAGTGGGTTATGGCGCAACAAATACAATTGCAACATCACCAGATGGAATTACTTGGACTGGCAGAGGTAGAACAGTTTTTACTGGTGCTGGATATGGAGTTACCTATGGTGCTGGATTGTGGGTTGCTGTTGGTAATGGAGGTAACTTTATTGCAAGTTCACCAGATGGTATTACTTGGACAGGACGTGGGGCAGGAGTTTTTACAAATTTTGGTTTAGGAGTCGCATTTGGCGGAAATCTTTTTGTGGCAGTTGGAGAAGGAACCAATACAATCGCAACATCAGCAGATGGTATTACATGGACAGGAAGAGGCGCAACAATATTCACACAGGGACGAGGTGTTGCTTGGAATGGTTATATGTGGGTTGCTGTTGGAGGAGGTACAAATACTATAGCATATTCTTATGATGGTATTAATTGGACTGGATTAGGAACAACTATTTTTTCCACTAAAGCATTTAGGATAGCCTGGAATGGAAGATTATGGGTTGCGGTAGGAAACGGAACGAATGAAATTGCCACTTCACCAGATGGAATAAACTGGACTGGAAGAGCAGTTGGAACAATATTTACTGGTGCTGGGTCGGCAATAGCTTGGAATGGCACAAAATTTGTAGCTGGCGGGAGTGGCACGAATACGCTGGCAGACTCGCCAAATGGAATAAACTGGACTGGCCAAGGCCTTACGGCTTTTGATGATGCAGTAATTGATATAGCGTATAGTTGGACAACCTATCCAGATATTTCCATGTCCAATTTAGATTTTTATCTACAGTCACAGCCAACATACACAAATACAAAGAATCAAATCTTTACAACAGCTTCAACAATTGTTCTAAACAATACACTATACATCGACAGATTCACATCCTCTGTTGGAGTTAATATTGGTATACCAGATTATAATTTACACGTTGTTGGAAATATGCGCATGTCAAGCACGTTGATTGGAGGTCTTGGAATACTTTCTAATACAACCGTAGTGACCTCAGACAGTAATATTAAGGAGAATATTCAATTTGCAGACTTGAATCGTTGTGTAGAAATCGTTGAACAAATTCCTTTGCGTAGATATACATTTGTTACGCCTTATCAGGATTACGTATATGATAAATCACAAATTGGATTTTTGGCACAAGATGTAGAAAAAGTCTTTCCACACGCTATACTCTCCATGTATGATGATCAATTCAATCGTGATATTCAGTATGTATCGAAAGATCAAATGTTTATGGCGCATTATGGTGCAACTCAGAAATTAATTGATATGCTGGAATATCAGACATGTCAAATTAGCAGTTTATATTCCAGAATAGAGGTTCTCAAGAACTTTTTATCACCGAGCACCTATACGAATAATGTGTAATAAAAGCCCTTTTAGTATGATTTCAATGTAGTATAAAATATATATTATATTGAAATTTTAGTAATATGTTTTGTGAGTTTAAAACCCGGGTTATTTTAGAAGCCACCTGTAGGATTTGACAGATGGCGTCTGTCTTTATAGAGGATACCACCAGTTTAGTTTTGGTGGAGAGCCGTGTATCCGCAAATATGCCATATATCGTATATTGTCCAGATTTGTATACGACTGGGCGACTCATTACAATAAAAGATATGGATGGATTTGTTAGCTCAGGAAATGCTATATATATTTCATCCCTTTCCAGTGGCACATTTTACGATTACGATAGTCTAATTGAAATAAATCAGCCCTTTGGGTTTGTTACTTTATTAACAAATGGCGATGGATCATATTCTGTGACGAACAGTTTTGCTTTACCGCCAGGAGTTGAAAATTTAACAAGCAATGTATATACGGAAACAACAACCATAAGAAGTAATGTAGAATTTATCGATGTTGAAACTGAAAATGAATATCAACTTTATGCTTCTTCGGGTAGTTTATTTTTTGATGGTATACAGATTGGTGATCTTACAACAGAGCAGTTAGATAGCACAATTGCTAACTTGGGAACTTTTGGATATTTATCAACTCTGCCCGCGGCGATTGAGTCCATTCCCTCAGTATGGGTTGCTACGGGTATGACAAGTAATCAAGCAAAGGTTCCAAGTCGTGTTTCTACGCCAACGGGTTCCATACAATACAGTTATGATGGTAGTAATTTTTCAAATGCAATCGGAGGATTTAATCAATATGGAACAGCTGTTGTGTGGGGAAATGGTGTCTTTGTGGCGACAGGGGCAAATTGCTCATCAATAACGCAAAGAGATAGCAATACAGGATTTTTACAATATTCTTATGATGGCGTTGGTTGGCAATACTCAGAAGGTCCTGTATTGGGAATATCTTCCATAAGATCTGCTGTATCCTATGGGGGTGGTTTATATCATGCTGTAGGAAAACACCCTTATGGAGGCAATAATACAATTTTATGGAGTTCTAATGCGAAGCTGTGGAATTCATCAATTGGTGCGCAGGCTGGATATGGAATAGTGCACTATGTAGTTGTTGGAGACAGAACTGCTGGAGGAAATACGATTTCATCTTCAGAAAATGGATTTCAATGGACAGATCGTGGTGATCCATTTGGAAATAAAGGGCCAGGGCGAGGGGTGGCGTGGAACAGTTCAATTTGGGTTGCGGTTGGTGGTGGACCAGGAAGCACAATTGCTACATCTGTTGATGGAATTACATGGACACCACGAGGAGATCCATTTGGAGCTCCAGCAAATGGTGTAGGTGGTAATGATGTTGTATGGAATGGTAGTATGTGGCTTGCAACAGGTTCTGGAACTTTAAATACAGTTGTTCGTTCTATGGATGGAATCAATTGGATTGGTGGGGGGCGGCCAATTACTACTGGAAACGCTTTGGGCTGGAATGGATCCTATTGGTTATTAGTTGGCAGTAATCCTAATCCAGTGGCAAACGCACAAATATGGAAATCATTAGATGGTATTAACTGGTCACCGAACGGGAGTTATTTTACAATTGGTAGTGCCCCAAGAGCACTTAGTGTAGGATGGAATGGAAGCTATTGGTTAGTAGGGGGTCAAGGGGGGTCATTTGAGCCACAAATAATTCGTTCATCTGATGGTGATACATGGGGAGGATATGTATTCAGTGTTTTTTCAACCCGTTGCACAAGTGTGACTTGGAATGGAAGTTACTGGGTCGCAACGGGCGGACGAGATGCAGGAAATACAATTGCGACATCGCCAGATGGTTCTACATGGACTGTAAGGGGAAATCCTTATACAAATATGGGATTAAGATCCTTATGGGATGGCCAGAAGTGGTTTGGCGTTGGATTTAATACAAGTTTACTGACATCGGAAAATGGCGTAACATGGACATATATACCAAATAGTTTTACAAGTTTGAATGGAATAGGATTTCGCCCATATGAATTGGCCAATGGAATATTTGAAACATCGAATTATAATGCGGGATTTGCGACAGGTGTAGCATATGGAAATAATATTTGGGTGTGTTCTGGTTCCCAAAATCTTACATCTTCAATTAATAGTTTATTACACAGTTCAAACGGAATTAACTGGTATCCAGCACAGACTGTTCCATTTACAGGTCAAACTGTATATGATGTCTCTTTTGACGGAACTAAATTCATAGCAATTTGTTCTGGAGGAGTGGGCGACTCATCCAATTTAACATATAGTTACGATGGCAAAAACTGGCTTAATGTAAATTTAAGCGGAACTGGACGCTTTTCAAATGCAGGAAGATATTTGACAGGAAATACAGGAGAGTGGATTTTATCATTATCAACAACTACCTGGGAATTTATTGGTCAAAGTATGAATGGCTTTAATTGGGATCGCACACAACAAGAAAATTTTACAAATCCAGCGAATGCGACACCATTTAAGCCTTATTTTGATGGATCGCGCTGGTTGGTTGGAATTTCTACAAATACCACTGCACAAACAATTTATCAAAGTAAAATCACATTTTTGAATGAGTTTTATCCTGTTTTTTATAATACAGGAATCAATTCTGGATTTTCAAATGGAGGTGTCGCATATGCATTTGCGAGAAGTCTAGGATATAGTAATGCAACAGCTTATTTTAATGGTTATGTTAATTCTCTTTATCAAACACCTGGATACATTTTAAATATAGACTCAATATCAACTGGAACTTTACAAGCAAATATATTAACCGTAAGTAGTCTATTTACAGATGTTACAACCGCCACAACAAATAATCAATATAATGAATTTATTAGCACGATATTAGTCAATCAATATTCGGTGAGTAGTTTAAGTTGTTCTTTAGCATTTATTAGTTCGTTAAGCTGTATGACTATTGATGTCGCTCGACAAACAGATATAGGATCTTTGCATTTTAATGTTGCCAACGTTAACACGATATCAACTGTAAATACAATTACTGGAAATCTAGAATTAAATGCTGTAAATGTCACTCTGGGTGATATCACAGTAGGAACTGGAAATCGAAGCTCAGATTATAATTTTTACACTGCAATTGGACGTAATGCTGGAATTACAAACCAAGAAGAAGGCGCAGTTGCGATAGGATTTGGTGCGGGGTGTAATACACAACAAGCTGGAACTATTGCAATTGGGTATAAATCTGGCTCACAATCACAAAGGGCAAATGCGATTGCGATTGGTGCATTTACAGGAGAAACAAATCAAATTCAGAATTCAATAATAATAAATGCAACAGGAAAAAGTTATAATCCAGCAACAACAATTAATGATCAAGGACTTTTTGTGAAGCCTATAAGAAATGTAGATTTTATTACCTCAGAGACCTATAAATTAGGTTATGATACTATAACAAAAGAAGTTCTAGCATATCCCGCAGATTTTTCATCTTCTTTTAACATATATTTAACCTCTTCTGTCGCTGTAAATTTACCTTCAGCAACTTCTCAAATAACTGTTCAAGGACTCACGCGATTTACAAATGGATCAAATACTATTCAATTTGGTGGTTCGCAGGCGAGCAACGGCATGACATTAACATATAATACATTCCGTGATGAAAATAATGCAGAGTTCATAGGTGCAAAACCTTCAGCAAATACTGGAGGTGGATTTGATTTTTATACATCTGTTACAAATAATTTACCCGCTACTGCGAGTAATTTTACACTTACTATTCAAAATAATCGCGTAGGAGTAAATATAAGTAGTCCTTCGTATAGTTTGGATGTTTTGGGGTTGCTAAGAGCCGACTATATCTGCACCTTTGGAGTATATGCGAGCACCATAAATGGAATAGAATATTCTAAAACCATATTTACATTTAGTAATGTTTTTGTTCGCAATTCACTCTTTGCATCCTCTCTTACAACAACATTTTTATCGGTAAAAACGTTAACTGTAACTGGGACAACAAATATTGGAACTGGCTGTAATGCAACTAACCCTAACAATCCTGACTTACAAACATCAAATTTAAATTTCTACATGAGTGGTCAGGGCCGCGTAGACCAAAATAAAAACTATATTCAAAATACTATATCTTCTTTAATTTTCAATTCAACATTATCTGTTAATAGGGCCACAAATTGTGTAGGTATAAATATGTCAACACCCCTTCATAGTTTAGATGTGCGCGGAAATATTTATGTAACAAGCACTATTATTGCTCCATATGCGGTCCTAGGAAATGGCACTGTAATTACGTCCGATAGTAATATAAAAGAAAATATTGAATTTGCCGATTTGCAAACATGCTATGAATATACAAAGGCGATACCATTAAGATATTTTCATTATAAATCTCCGTTTCATGAAATGCGTAAAGATAAAGCTGTTCTAGGATTTCTTGCACAAGAAGTTCAACCTATTTTTCCAAAATCTGTTCAGAGTTTTTATAATCATGAAATATCTACAAATATTCTCTATTTATCAAAGGATCAGGTTCTCATGGCTCATTATGGTGCTACTCAGTATATTATAAATAGATTAGAATACCAATCTACATATCTAGAGTCGTTGTATAGTAGTGCCATGAATTTAACTCCACAAATATCTTCACTAGTTGGAGGTAATGTTTAGATTTGATAATATAAATAATATAGATTTATTTCTCTGTTGAAAGACGCAGAAACAACTCTTAAAGAATTCTTAAACCGGCTTATAGGATGGCTGGTAGAGCCTTGCACAATCAGCAACTACAATTTTATAGGCCCTATGATTCTGAAGATGAAAGTGGGTCTGATTCTGATACATATACTGATGATTCATGGTTTTATCAAGGAATGGATCAACAACCTGGGCCAGTAGGTGTGAATGAGGAAGGTATACCAAATTTTCGCGCATTTGCATCTCGCGTTCAACTCATAGATGCCGCAGGACGAAGTTTTTCAACAATACGTGATGAAGTTCGTTATGGTGTAGATGCTCTAGGAAGAGCCACTGTATACTCCGAATACGAGCCTCCACCACCAGCTCCACCACCTCCAGCTCCACCCGCGCCCCCAGCACCAAAGCCCGATCCCTTTGATACAAATGCCCGGTGTACACAACCTGGAAGTGGAAGTGGAGCTATTACGACGCTCTGTTTGATGGATAGTCGTTATCGTGATCGCGTCGCATATCCACAACCAACATATTTAAGTTTGAAGCTACCACGTGTATATCGTAATGTAACGAATATAACACTCTCGGATATTAAACTACTAAACTCTTTCTACTTTTTTCGTCTAGATAAAGGGAATACAGATATTACAGTATATGAAAAAGATCGTTTAACATATACATATGAAGGAACACTTCAATCTACAATTGTAAAGAGATATATACCAGACGGTTCTTATAATATTACAAGTTTATTGAATCAAATCGAAATTACCTTAAATTATACACCACTCTTCTATGATTATGTCAATGGATTCAATGATTTTATTGGACTATTTCGTGCATCTGGTGATTTTTCATTGAATTTCAATGATCCTGGGGACTATTTTTACAATAATACGACGAATGCATGGGAACCAGACCCAACAATTGAATCTATTACGACCCACTTTTGGCCCCAACGTTTTGCTGGTTTAACATCCTATACCGTGGATCAAGTATTATTGGCGTATTATTATCCTGTTTTGAATGAATATTTATATGATGAAACATATTTAGATGGTGAATTACAATATTCAGATGCAATTGCTGTAGGTTATAATGGTGTAAATGATGTTGAGACTGTTGATTTGCATATTAAATATTCTTTTTTAGGTATTAGTCCTACACCAGATCCTGTTGTTCTTGCTATGGTCAAACAAAATCGGCCGTTGCTAGACAGATATAGGTTAAATCATACTTTTCGTTATTGGCTAATCAATAGATATATTGTAGGACTTGATACAAGATCACAAAATGTGTTTATAACGAGTCCGAGTTTAAATACATCTCTTGTTCGTCTTTTGGATCGAAAGCGTGCCCAGTTCTTTGCAGAGGCACTTGCGAGAAATGGTTTAGATGAAATAACGTATGCTGAACTTATAGCACAGACAGACCGTTTACTTGCAGTTTTATTGGGAATGTATAATTATGAGCAATCTAATTTTTTAGATTATTTTGCAGTGCCCTGGAGCTTATATACGCTTTCTTATTATGCGAATCTTAACTATCAGATTTATCTACAAAATGGTTTGGGTGCAACGGGCATTCCATCCAATGATGCAGAAGCTGTAGATGCTGGAATTAATCCAATTAGTAATGATATTCTTCTAATTCAAAAAAACAATCCTGTGTATTATTGGCCAAATTTGTCAAGCACCTTTTCATCAACTGTTGTGGATGAAGATAATTTGGCAAGCACAATTTACATGGTAAATTTGAGCACGGCTACTGAGAATTATACCAAAGTCTACAATATGAATACTTGTAACTTTTTTCCTGATCGTGATTTTATCGATTCCAATACACAATATTTGTATACAGAAAATTTAACGCTGGCGACAAATGTGGTGTGTCCAATTCAAGCAGGAAAGTATACGGTTTTCAAATTTAGAAGTCCTCTACGTCAGACCCTTCAGGTTGAAACTCTTCCGAGACCCACCCAATATAGAATTATAAATTATAATCAAAGTAATTATGATTCTACAATTAATGCCTATTTTGATTTGAGTTATGTGTATCAGTTTAACTCTAGCATTCCCTACGTTGCTACCCAACCAGGGTATCAAGTTGCATTTGATAATATTCCATCTACTGTCATAAACACAATTCCAGGATGGGATTATTCAAATGCACTAAGCACGGCAACCCTACTTGATTCTTCTTGGGCGCGCAATTTTAGCACTTCAGAACATTATTTATCCAATTCCTATCCTGTAAATATTTCACTGACAAATCGCTCCTTGTATTTGCGGTTTGTAACGCCTCAGGTTAGCACAATTGCTCAAAACTCATCCTTTACCTACTCTCTCAATTTGGCTGTAAACTTTTATGCAGACGGCACCTCATTCACTGATTCCGTGTGTCCTGTTGATTATCAGTTGTTCTTATATCGCGATAGAAGTGCCTTTCAAGCGGATGCGTTGTTTAATCGTCAAGAAAATCCTATTTTCTACTTATTTAGCACGCAAATTGGCGTTGGAACTGTTTCAGATACATTTGAGTTTACAACATATCCTAATACAGAATATTTTGTGACGCTACGTGCTGATTCTACAAATTTTCCATTGTCGTTTGTTCGTGTATTCCCCTATTTTACGAGTTCATTTACAATTACACCACAAAGTTTGAGTGTTGAAGATATTGATCCAGCAAATGACGTATTTGATCCAGATTTTATTGATTTAGTCCAAACAAATTTTAATTATGCACAAGTTTATGATCCAGATTTCCTACATCTTCCAATTGATTGTAATGTTTGGCAATCAAATCCAAGCGGAAATTTTATTAATAATACGCTTCAAACATCCAACACGCCTATAGGATATATCCAAAATTATAGATATTCGACAGATTTTACAGATTACGTCCCATATATTTATAATTCCCTGGAATTTTCATTTTTTCCTACGTGCAATATTGCTATTGATCCGATTACTCAAAATTTGTTTTCCAGTAATTCTCCATATGATACAGATTTGCAAGAATTTTTGTATCCAGGATCATTGAGTGCACTATATGGACCAGGTCTGAGTCCCTTGACAATTACAAGTTCAGATACTGTCCAAGAGCGTCAATATAAGATATCTCATTATTATTCTCCAAACTATATTGAAGAACCAGATTTGAATTTTGCTCTTGATCCTTCATTGATACGGTCTACTGTAAATGGTCAATTGCCATATACTGTAAGTTCAATTCTAAATGGGCCAATTCCTGGATATACCTACGGGGGTGGAGAAGCAAGCACTCTACAATTAGGCCGTGGCGTATTAGGTTTTAGTTTTATTCCAGAGGATGGCGTTTGGGATCTTCAGCAAGTTGTATTTCGTAGTGCAATTTCAGATTATACGAATGATCCAAATCAAGAGATTCGTTATCTAGGTGTCTATAATATGAGCGTATTATTGATCCAAAACACTGCTGAGCTGAGTTTGAGCACCGCATTAACAGTCTTATCATCTGTATCCAGAGTCACATATACTTCAAATTTGAATTTGAGCACATTTGGGTTTGATGTTAAAGGTGGAACGTATTATGAATTTAGAAAAGTCAATGATTTTGAGTCTGAGTGGGGTGTTCCTATTTTAGGTTACTCTCAGAATCCAAATACAATTTCTGATCAACCAGAATCTATGTATTCAATTATTGCATTTAATGAGTATGGTATACCTACACCTATTAAAGCATTAAGTGGGTCAACAATTCCTTATCCTTATTATAATAATCCTTATGCAAGCACCACATATTTAGATGGCACAAGGGCATTTAATTCAAACCAAGGAGTTGTATTTCCATCTACTGTGGGGGCTACTTTATGGCCTTTTACATCAAATGTGTCTACACTGTTTGCTCCTGCTCCAGATGGTAAAGAAACACAGTCTGCATATGTGTTGTCAATGCCTATAGGAACATCCGTGTTAGCTGTAAAGGGGGCCTTAGACTTGAGTGTAACGAGCAATTTCTTCTTCCCTTGGGAAACGACGTTAACACCAACAAGTGTTGTCGCAACAGTGCCAAATTTTGTTATGCTTCAAGATACGAATTTTAATATTTACGAGTATAATCCCAATGATATTAACTATACATTTGATATACCTAATTTGACGTTGTCGCCAGATCAAATTTTCCCAACGTATGAACAAACATCAGTTGTTTGGGTGGCAGGTAATACGCAGTTTTTTTACTTCCTGGGACTAAGTAACACGGGTTCACAATTTGCTCTTCGTTTGAAGCGTATAGATCCAACCGTAGGTATCTTGTATGAATACCCTCTGGATGCCTCATTTGTTGTGCCATATGGGGGAATAGTAAAAGGGTTTCAGATTAATGATTCTGATCAATTTGTCTTTGCATATCAGGAAACCAATAATATTACATATTTAAATTTCACAACAACTCCGCCAAATACTATGGTAACAACGGTATTACCATCAGAAAGCACAATTACAATGTCTATGGATCCTACAACTTCAGATCTATATTATATTCCGCTCAATAGATTTACAAATTTTGGAAACGAGGTTTACAAATGGAAAATTACCGATCCTATTTTTTCCTTACCCCCAGGCACTCCATTATTGCCATCTAGCATAACGAGCGCACCAACGGAATGGTCAGGAATTGCAGTGAATGCATCTAATCAAGTCCCGCAATCCTTTGATCGCATTTATATGTATAGTCTACAACCAGGATATGAGAGTAATGTCTATTATAATTCAAATACTTCATCTGCTGTTTTAGCAATGGCTCTAATTAGCACTCCTATTGTTGATGTTGATGATATAGGACAACCTATAACAAGTATAACAAATGGATTTGAGGGCGGTGTTTGGTTAACTGCAACCAGCCAGCCGATTGTATGGGGAAATCGTAATACGCTACCAGATATTAATGGGCCCGTTGAGACCGCTTGGCAGATTTTCTATCCTTGGCAGAAACTAGTTTTTACAAAAATTGCGAATTCATATAATCCTATTGTAGATTTGACATATTTAGATTATCCAGAGTATCCTCACACGGCTATATTTGCATATTCAAATGAGCAATTATACAATAGGGATACCAAGCACCGTTGGGGTGTTGAAGATAGTAATAATTTTTTGGTGGGAGATCCATTTATGTCAGGATACTATTTTAATAGTTATGTCTTGAATGTTCCACTCAAAGAAAGTCCACCAGGTGATCCTAATCAGGCATATTTTATAACTGTGCGCGGATTTTGTCCAACAGAAACATCAGAGGTTCTTTTGCGGTTTAACTTGCCCAATAAGTATTATTTTGGATTTGCAAGTCAGCTTGATATGATCAATGAAATCAGTCTCCTTTCAACTACTGAATATTTATTTGATAGCAATTATGCCTATACATTGTCTAATTTTGATTTGGAGTTTATTCAGAGCAATAGTTTCTTTGGGCAGGGATTGTTACCAGGATTCCTAGGTTCAAATTATGATACAAATAATTTCCAGCAATTTGCTAGTAATGTCAGCACACTTTATGTTCAATATGCCACAAATGCTGGAATTATTAGCACAATTAATTACCAAGCAGATAGTAACTTGCAGTATTTTATTAGCACACAACTGAGATATATCATTCCAGCAACTCAGATTGGGAGAACGAATTATACAGATCCTATTGTGTTCAAGCTCCTCTGGAAATCTGGGTTGTTGCCCCAATATAGAGATTTGTTAGATAATTGGGGTTTGGGTTATAATTTGGGATATGCTAAACTAGATACGGAATGGAGCACATATCATCGTGCATCGAGCTTCTTCAAGATTCTAGAAGAATATATTTTCCTACGACTCAATCCTGAATTCCAGATGAATCGTCTAGATACGACCTTCTTGGAAAATTTCAACAAGACGCGCGATCCAACTGGTCAAGTTCAAAATCTCCACGGCAAGTTATATCTATCGGCATTTGGAACATTTTCAACAACATTTGTTTATAATCCACAAGTATTTAATCCACCAATTGGGCGCTTGGACACGATGTATTTTGACTGGACAGATATTTTAGGAACAACGTTGGATAATAATGACTGCGAATGGACATGTAGTGTGGTGATTACGGAAGCATGCAAATCGTAGAGTATAGTTTGTAGAAATATTATTTGTCAGTAAAAATAAAAAGGACTACTAGAATGGCTCTCGCTGGAGGTATAACACCAGCAAAATTTCCGATAGGAGATGATAAGACACTTGATCCTAAATTAAGTCATTATTGTGCACCAAAACACTGGGATCCAACAATGATTTTTCGTTATAGTGTTCCAGGTGGAATGGGAACAAACTCCTTACCTCTCCCGATGGATCCAAGACCTTGGACAAAGATTTGTTTGAACTATGTGAATTCAGGTCCTGCCCAGCCCGCCCCTATGCCACCTCCTTCCCTTGTAATTCCTGGAGCTGGAGAATTCTATCCACCTGGCCGTTACCAAGAGGCGATTGATAACGAAAGTGTATTGAGACGCTTAGATCGTGTATTGAATCAAGATTTGCTCCCTGGTGCAAATAGTTGCTTTCCTGAACAATATGTCCTACCTGCGAATAGCGATGCTCTTCAACAATATTCTCTTCTGCCTCCTCAAAGACAACCGAAATCTCAAATGGCTAGAAGACTCGCCGATCCTCCTGTTTTGGAGCGCAACGGACAGTATAAGTGCTCTGAAGAAGCCATGGTGTGTGATTTGAAGATGACACCTCGTTTCTTTAATAATTTTACAAAGTTATCTAAATATAATCAAAAGGATAACTATTGTGGTTCTATGTTATGGCAAACGAATAATGGAAAGGATCCCTCTGCCGAGAATCTACCTCGTCCTCCGCCAAATTAAAGTTTGATTGTATATCACCCAAAGAATATAAAGAAATATTCTTTGGATATTTAGTTTCTTATGCAAACCGCCACTCTACCTCCTCAAGGAATGGGTGGATTTGGAATGAATCAAATGCTTGAAATGTTTAAAATGCAGTATTTGATGAAGTTTTTGGATGGCGGTAACCAGGTGCGCGGTGGAGGATCTTTGACCACCATGTTTGTTCTATTGGGATACGATCAACTTGTCAAATATTTTCCAGGGTTAATACAACTTGTATGGGCATGGATTATGGTCAAGTTGTATGGAAAAGTAACTGAGAAGGATAAAAGAGAGCCGTTGCTTTTACCAGCTACGCAACCACCTCCAGCAACAAAAAGTATCAAGGCATTTATTCAGTTCGAAAGACATCCTGACAAGGCTTCTGATCCTCGTATAGATGCGGTCATATATCATGTTTGTAATTTACCAGATGTTCGCAGTCTACGATACAATGGTGTTGAAATGATACCCAATTTTAAAGATACATTGATGATTGAAAATGATATTTGGTTTGAAATTATTAATCCAAACACGGCTTCTATGCCTTTTAGTAGCGGGAGTGGGGGAGTAAAAGAAGGAAAACAAGAGCCAATCTTATATCGTTTATCAACTTATGACCATGATATTACATGGCTACATAAATTTGTGGATCAGACAATTGATCGTTACGAGCAAGAGAAAAAGAATAAATTGGGAAGTGAAACTTATTATTTTGATCAATTGGCAACATCTAGTGATATACATCGTAGCCCTTACGGATCCAAAATTACAATGTTTACAAAAAGTAAGTTTACAAGTAATCGCACTCTAAATAATGTCTATTTGCGACAAATAGAAGAGTTAAAACAACGTGTAGAGTTTTTTATAAGGCGCAGAGATTGGTATGATAGTAAGGGCATTCCGCACACTCTTGGAATTGTTATGTATGGTGTCCCAGGCTGTGGTAAGACCAGCACAATTAAGGGAATTGCGAATGAGACGAAGAGACATATTTTTAATATTTCCTTAAGCGAAATAAAGACTAAGGAATCATTGAAAGATCTGTTTTATAATGAGCAAGTTCATATTTTACAGGATGGAAAGACGGAGGTTCTGACGATTCCTTTGAAGCATCGTTTATATGTAATTGAAGATATTGATGCGATGGAATCTGTTGTAATCAAGAGGTCTGCTGAACAATTGAAACGAGAGGAGGAGAAAAAGCTCAAGTTGGAAGCTGAAATGGAGATCCTGAAACAGACACAGGGCCAGGCTATGGCCCTCTCTATGATGGGAGGAAAGAAAGATGATGATAAAGATAAACTGGACTTGGCGACACTGCTGAATGTTTTGGATGGAGTTCGTGAAACTCCAGGGAGAATTATTGTATTGAGCACAAATTATCCAGAGAGGCTGGACGAGGCTCTTTTGAGACCTGGAAGATTTGATATGATGCTGGAATTTGAAAAGCACAGTTGTGCGGTATTACAGCAACATATTGAAAAGCATTATGATATTCAGCTGAATGCGAAACAATTAAAGGATGTATATAATTCTAAACTGGAAAAGAAGTGGACGCCTGCTGAAGTCAGTCAAGTATTATTTAGAAGAATAGGGGATGTAGATGGAGCAATCCGAGATTTGTTATATGAAGATCCAGCGAAGCTATTCAAATTCAGTCAACAAAAAACAGATGCTGAAAAAGAAGCTGAAAAATCAGTAGCTGAAAAACCAGTAGAAAATCCAGCACCTGAAGAATTCTCTGGAACTCAACTGGAAAATCTTCTGGAAGATTCTGGAAATTCAGCAACTGAAGATTCTGGAAATTCAGCAACTGAAAAACCAGTGGAAAATCCTGCCGATAATTCTTTAGTAGAGGGAGCTGAAAAACCAATAGAAAATTCAGAAACTGAAAATGCTGAAAAAACAGTAGAAAAAGAGAGAATTCTTTTAAAGGGTGCTGAAATTACTCCCAAAGTCATGTTTGATCGAGATGCCGAATCTAGTGATACAGATTCAACTGCTAGTTGGACTGATATACATTTTTCAGGAGGATCAACCATGTTTCCAGATTATCCCACAAAAGAACAAATAGAGGCTGAAAAAAATGTTAGACCAGTTTTATTTTCAGAAACAGAAAAAATACAGCAAGAGATTTCCAAACTTAGAGAACAGGCGCGTATAGAGGAATTAAAACTTTTAAGCATAGATCCTGATACTAAAAATATAAACTTTTTTATGGAAGACAATGCTTTAAAAAACTTATCTGCAGAGAAAAAACTAGGATATGAAAAGCTACGCAAGGAATATAATGAAAAGGAACTGAATTTAAGAATATTACTAATGTTAAAATCACCAATGTTTAATAACGATGATGGTTATACGGCAATGAATGATTGTGGCCTTTCTTGTGCCCCAAATGGAGTATTTCCACCAAGTGTGGAAAAGTTTGATATTCCTGCAGCAAACTCATATGCTGAAAAAACTCTTGATGACTTTTTCCCAGAGCCTCTTGATGTTCCTCAGGGCTAATAAAAAAGCCTAGTTTTTTTCATTCCAAATCTCAGTAAGTTTTTCATAAAGTCGTTTTGCGTTCAATAGGTCAATATACGAAAATGTCCAAATAGTTCCATAGAATGGATTTAGGATCTGAATGTGTTCTATGGGTTTACAATATCCGCAAGATACAAATAAATATGCTGTGAGCCATGCTTCTGTCCACGCATACATATCAGGGTGTTTCTCTCCTCCGATTTTCAAGAGCTTTTTTCCAATGAGAAAATCACAACCAACAGGGTGTATACTTTCAGGAATGACTTCTGGGTTAATTAATATATCACTAGAATCTTCTTCCTCTACCATTTGACGGAGAACAGATTCTAAGCGTTCACAGAAAGGAATACAACTCTGTAAATAGTCTTTCATAGCACCAACACGAAAAAGTCCCGCAGTTCGTCCTTCCGCGACTTGTTCAAGGCATCCAAGCCTCCAGATGTCTATAAGAATATCTCTCCAACTCTGTGTTTTGGAAGTAAATCTTCTCCAGGAGCGTAACACATCACTACGATATTCGGCTGGAATTACACAAGAAGTAGGGCCAATTGTAAATTCATCTAGAGAATATTCTTCAAATCGCAGAGGGCGAAGTTGACCGCGTATTTTCGCCATAATATAGGTTACAGTTACAATTTCTTTTTGAGACCAACCCAGGCCTTTTTCATCAGACCATTTCTGGATATCACTGTATTCAGCAGGAAGCATTCGCTTTGTATCTGCAAAGAAGTGTCGCACCATCAAATCAAATTCTTCTCGGTATTGGCTCCAGAATTCTAAATCTTCCTGGAAAATACGAACTGTAAAAATCATTCGTTCTCGCAAGGGATCTTTAAATTCTTCAGTCCAACCCCGTATTTCCAATAGACACCGTTTGATCCAGAGTTTGATAAATGCTTCAAAATCTTTGGCATCGGCCCATTTGGGAATTCTCCATGTCTCTCCCTTTGGAAAAAGTGGGCTATCATAAATGGGTGGAATTTCAGTATCCTTGAATGGAAGTAGATTCGATGCGCGTATGATTTGCCATTCATCTCCATCCAAACAGTCTAACAGTCCTTGAAGACTTGGTGCTCCTCCACCAACTTCAAATTCACTCAATGCGTATTTTGCCAATCCGTGAAATGTCAAATGCTGAAATCCTATTTCACGAACAAAGCGCGATAAACTTCGTTCATTTCCATGATACGTCAAAAACATTCTTTGACGAGCTCTTGTGACTGCTACATAAAACAGTCGCCTCTCTCCAATAATATCATTCGCCCCCTTACGGCTCGGTAATGTATCATCGTTAAGAGAGATCAAAAATGTATAATCCCATTCAAGGCCTTTTGAGCCATGAAATGTCGCAAGATCAACAATGTTTGTATCTGCTTTAACATATTCAGATAATTCCTGTTGTTCTGTAACTAGAAAGCGGGTTCGTATACCATTTTGTATGAGTATTTCTTCCGAGCGATAGAGATCTACATTATTGCGGGCGAGAACGGCTATCGTGGCCTCAGGATGTTTTGTGCGTATTTCCGTGATTGCTTTGGAAAGCCAAATATATTCATCGCTTGATCTCCAAAAGAATAGAACTTCTGGTTTGATTCCACCTTTTGTATTGGCGATCATTTGTTCTTTCCAAGGCAATGTGGGTATACCTCGCATGACACGATTTGCAACATTTACAATTGTATCTGTAGATCTATAGTTTTGGCGCAATTGATAATCGCTGACATTTGGGATCATGGTATGAAAATTCAGCAAAAATCCAGTTGAAGAACCTCTCCAAGTATAGATATTTTGGGCATCGTCTCCTACAATAATCATTTTGGCATTAATATGGCGCATAGTTTCTAGTAGCCTCCATTGAATTGCATTAATATCTTGAAATTCGTCTACAACAATATAGCGAATTTTTCCAACCCATTTGCGACCTTTTTCAGATCGCATCCATTGAATCCAGCGAACTGGAAGTTCATCCACGAAATAATAAGTTGAACTGGATTCCTTATCGGCTGGAAATTGTTTCATGACTGTATTTGCTAGAGCGTGAAATGTTCCTGCCCAGAGACTCACGGGGCCAACTAACCGCCGAACACGGTGTAACATTTCTCTTGCAGCATTACGACTGAATGTTAGAAGAACAATTTGATCGGCTGTAATTGCTGTATTTTGGAGTAGCCAAGAAATTCTTGCTGTAATTGTTGTTGTTTTTCCAGATCCTGCGGCGGCAAGGATTCGCTGATTTTCAAATGGGTTTGCTGTTACAATAGCAAGTTGTTCAGAATTTAGTTTGACATTTCCATATTTGAATTGAAGTGTTGTGTCTTGATCATTTGCCATATTAATATATATTCTGCGGAAAGGATTAAAACCCTCTACAGGAAAAATAAAAAATATTTGCTGGTTTTTTTTACTTGAATAACTTTATGTAATAGATTTTATTCAAGTTTGATAGAAGTTTTGAGGATACGATTGATACTGGAAAGTTGTGCGGGGGAAGGAGTAATTTTTCCAGCTTCAATATCGCGGATTGTATTGGCAGGAAATGCACAAGAATTATTCAGTTGGGTTTGAGAGATTTCCATTTCAGCACGCTTGGCAGAAATAAGCTTTCTAGAATCTATGCTGAGTTTCTTAATCTTTACGGGGCCATCGGTATCTAGGAGTTTTCTTTCAAGGGAGGCTTGGTGGGATAGTTGAATTTTATTCTGTGTAGCAGTAGTCTGTCGTTCCACGCCAGGGCGAAGGGTTTCCTTGGCCTTGGGCCCACGCTGAATGCGCACTTCAGTCCAGTCTTGGCAGTCCATTGTGTTTGTGTGCTTTGGTATGGCACTCCAAGGGAAATCAATTTTTTTCAATTTCATAATCTATATATGCGATCTTTGCAAATAGTATAATTTTTTAAATTACAGACTTTAGTAATTAAAAATTCTAAAAAGTCTGGAAGTCTCGGCGCAACATGTGTTTATTCTGTTTGGAAGCCTAGAAATCAATATTCAGATTCTACACTTAAACTCGACAAATATTATACTTGATTTTAGGTATAATTATGAAAAATTGTAAATAAAATTAATAAACCACCCCCGCCCATTAGTTGTTAGTGTAAATGGGCGAGGAACAAGATCTTTATGAGTATTTAGATATTCTAGTATAGCATGACTAAATAAGATACTAATATTTTTATCTGCAAATAATCCCATTTTTTTCTCAATATGTAACAAAAACCCATCAATATATATATAAGGGCGTGTATTTGTTTCCGCCGACTGCTTGTCAATCCACTCTTTTATATGATTAAACATATTATTCTTAATTTCTTGTGGAACACTTTCCCACTTTACATATCGGCTACAATCTCCAGCATCGATGTATCCATGCGGCGGCGATTCATATTCAAGCTTAGAAATGTCAAGTTTGGGTTTAGCACCTGATGCTTTGCAATTCATTTCTTCTATGTCTAACTATAGAATAGTTTTTAAATAGTTTAAAAACCGCAAGGATCTAAATAGTATCACCAAGATAATTCAAAAGTTTTTTTGCTAGAGTATCATATTGTTCTTTCGTTAATGAAGATGTAAACTCTTCTTGGATTGATAGAACATCTACTGATTTTACACCAGGATAACTTGCTAGTGAATTTAGAGAGTGTCTGACACCATAATAGTGTTTGTTGAGTGTATTGATATCTAAATGCCAAAAACCAATAGTTTTTCCAACTTTATCTTTAATTTCTTCAGAAGAAATATTAAATGCGTTTGTTGAAGTTAAACAGGTCCCGCTTGGACTGCCATAAAATGAAAATTGAGTTTCTTCCGTAGCCTTACTTCCAATATCTTCAAAAACGATGCGAATAATCATTCTGTTTTATCTTTTATTATTATACTTTAAATGATAATGTATAAACCGCACGGGTCTAAAAGGCTTTAACAGTATTGTGTAGTAAAATAGGCCCCCATGGAAAAATTCAAAACACTGGAAGATGAATTACGAAAACTATGTATATTAGCACCTCACTGGCAACAATTATTAATACAAGGATTTTGGTATGGACTTATAAGTTGGTGTATAACATGTGCAGAAGATAATCTGAATCCAGCTGAGCATAGAATTCCAGTTCAAGAGATGTTGGAGCATGCAGATGCTGAATTTGCGAGTTGGCCTCACTACTCCCTGGAAAATAAAGTGGACGAGTTTTTACAGTTAAACTGTAGTCTCGAGGAACTGAATTTTTGGTATAAACAACTGGATACAATTTTTCGCGACTGTATTCCAACCGATCTGGATATTTTCAGCACATTGGCATCAGGAGAGATGCTAACAGAAGAACAATGGGCAAGACTCTATGATGCTATTGCGTTTATACCACCTGATAAAGTTGCTGAAAAAGTGAATAAAAAATCATTTCATAAAACTCGTCGCACACATGGAAAACGGGCATTAACACCAATTAAAAGGCGTCATGGTATAACTCATCATCATCGTGTTAAAAAACTCATTAATATAATAAAGAGTGATTCATAAAATTAAAGTCTCTATATAGTAGAGATGGATCACTTTTCATATCATAGTGAGCAAATTCACAGTTCCTTTTCAAACGGTAAGGGGCAAACTAGAAGGAATATTGTAAATATCAAGAACGGAAGTGGCATAAAGGCAGTTGAAACATATTCGGCGACTGGAAAGTTACTCAGTCGTAGTGAGAAAAGTTTAAAAGACACGGAGTTGCAGTGTATAAAAAAGAACGAGTTTATCCCAGGGTTGTTTAAGGATTGTTCACGCCCGAATAAAACGCGCACTAAACGCAAGTCAGGGACTAGAAAAGTTAAATAGAGGATTGTCGTAAGACAATATGATATTAGAAGGTTTATTATTCTTTGGCCTTGTTTTTGTAATTTTGATCTTTTTTTACAGACAAGCTGTTCAAGAGTTTCGTATATTACAAACGGAACGTTTAGAAAAAGCCAGTGAAATTATTGGCGAAAGATTGCCGATTGTAGTCTTGCCTTCACCCCAGCCCCAACAGCTTTGGACGCGGATAGATATACAACAGCGCCCGACACTTGGAAATACAGCTATTGAAGGGAAACAGATTAAACATTTAATTGATCAGGAATCCGTTTCATTAAAATATGATAAAGCGGAAGGACTTGCGACCCTTGTAGGACTTCCAGTATGGATTCGTGAAAAGATTACACCAACGATGAAACAATCTGTGTGGTGGGGCCCTATTCTAACAAATCGCACAGAGGCTTTGATAGGAGCTCAAGGTTTACGACAGACATTTGGGTATATCACATGTATATTTGTGACAGATGGAGCAATTCAGGTCAGCCTTCTGAATGAAACTGCAGACCCGTATTTGCCCATCAAATGGAAAGGAAAGAGGCTCTCCAAGATGACAAGAGACGATGCTCCGCTCTTGGCTCAGATTCAGTATATTGACGTTATAGTCCGCCCAGGCTCTATGTTACTCTTACCACCACACTGGAAAGTTTGTTGGGAAACTTACGAGTCTGAAAAACCAGCTTTAGCTGTATGGACTGAATTTAATCACCCTATAAGTAAATTTGCTTATAAAATGTCACAAAAGAACTAGGCCTTTCTCTGACGAAGAGACATCTCAAGAAGGACCTCTTTCTCATCAGAATTCTCATTGCTTTCATCAGCAATCTTATCTGTTGTATTATCATTTTGGGCGTCAACACTGCCCACACCCCTGCTAATAATACTTTCTTCAATAAGAGTGACCATATGATTATACATAGAACTAAAATGTTTTTGTTGTTCTGATTCTGATAAGGATTCATCCACGGAATTAAATATAAAATTAACAGAAATACTACGCCCGATGATAGATAATGTGTAAGGGCGCTTAAGTTTATTAATATAGGGGCGCAGTGAATTTAGATCTACGGAGGTCTGTCGAGATGATCTCCAAAGGAATTCATCTACAAAATTATTATGAATATAAATATGAGTAACATGATCCCATGGTAATTTCTTGTTGTGTTTAGAAATAGATTCTTTAATTAATAATATATATCTCTCAATTATTAGATACCCAACTATTTCAATAAGTTGTTGACAAGATAGTTTTTTAATAGATCTGACTTTAGCTATTCCATCCTCAACAAAAATATTTGGTAAGTTTTCATCTTTTTGAACTTTATTATCAGCATTCTTCGGACTTTTAAATAGACTATTGATAATAGAGGTCATCCGTCTTTTCCTTGTGAAATATATATTAAAAAATCTTTATACCCTTCTCTGACGAAGAGACATCTCAAGAAGAACCTCTTTCTCATCACAAGTTTCATTGCTATTATCAGCAACTCCATCATCTTGGGTATTCTCGCTTGGACCTTTTATAGAAAGAATGCTTCCCTTAACAAGATCGGCTCTAATCTCCTTAATATAATTATCTATTTCATTATACATAGATGTAAAATATTGTTGTTGATCTGATTCGGATAAAGAATCATCTGCCGAATTTATTATAAAGTCTACTTGAATACAGCCCCTGGTAACTGATAGTGTATAGGGGCGTTTCAGTTTATTAATATATGGTCGTAGTGAATTTATATCAATGTAGTCTCCAACACATGACCTTTTGAGAAATTCATCAAGAAAAGCGCAATAGAAAAGAGAAATTCGTGTCACATAGTCCCAAGATATTTTTTTATTATATTTTGAAGTAAAATCATAAGCTATTAAAAAATATCTTTCAAGTAACTTATAGCCAATTATTTTAATAAGTTCCTGATCAGTTAATTTTGAAATACATCTAACTTTCTCTACTCCATCTTTAACATAAATATTTGGCAAGTTTTCATCTTCCTGACTTTTATTGCCACCTATTATACTTTTCAACATACTGCTAATAATAGAAGTCATTCGTCTTCTCCTTGTGATATATTTATTAAACTAACTTTAGGTCAAGAGTAATATTACAACTACTATTCTTATAGAAATCTAGTTGTAGAGATTCATCTTCATCGTCACCGTGGGAGTGCCCACCCCCACCCCCAGTATAAAATCCTTCAGGAGGAATTGCGACTGTTTTACAACTAGAAGAGCTGTGACCTTGTTCACCACAAACCAAACAAGTATAACTTTTTGGCATTTCTATATATATAAAAAAAATTGGTTTAAATAATATGGCATATAGAAGCAAGAGAAATACATGGACATTTCTGACAGCGCTTCAAATGAATCTAGCGATTCTGATCTTAGAACGGATTTGAGGACGTTGGAACAACACATTGAACATATGAAAAATACAGCAAATTTCCTAGGGCATCGCTTGGATACAATTCAGCAACTGTTGGATAGAGAAACATTTGATCTTGAGCATTTGCCTATTCGTATTAATACAAAAGAAAAGCCCAAACAAGTTCTTGAACTTCTAGAGTGTCTTGCCCTTCAGGAAGATAGTCTTGAGCTTGGTCAGTTCCTCCGTGCATTGAATCGCTATTTAATTCGCGAAGATCTAGTAGATTTGAATGATCTACAAATTCATTTAACTCCTTTACTAGCATCCGCATTTCAAAAGGCACCAGAATTAAAGAAAATTCCCTACGCACTTCTTCTGACGACTTTGCCAAAGATGTTTGTGTAGAGAGCGCTTGATATTCCCATAAAATTGAAGAATTAACGACATTTTTGAATACCAATGACCAATGACACTTAATTTTGATCAAACAAATGCTTTACAAAATGTTTTGGAAGGTAAATCTATTTTAATTACAGGACCTGGTGGGACAGGTAAATCATTTCTAATTCAAAAGATTTGCGAAGAACTTACCCAACGTGGTAAAAAAGTAGCAGTCACCGCTCTCACGGGATGCGCGGCACTTTTGCTGGGATCAAACGCAAAAACTGTTCATAGCTGGGCAGGAATTGGTTTGGGGCGTGAACCCGCAAATAAACTTGCTTCAGATATTCGTAAACTGCCATACAAGAATAAAGTCTATCGCAGATGGCTTCTTACAAATACTCTTATTATTGATGAAGTAAGTATGATGACGCCAGAACTATTTGAACTTTTGAATGAGGTTGCGATACAAGTGCGCAGAGATTCCAGATTCTTTGGAGGAATTCAATTAATTCTTGTTGGAGACTTCTTTCAGCTTCCGCCAGTGGTAAAGAAAGAAGATGGTGAAGAGCAAAGATTTCTATTTGAAAGTGAACTCTGGCCAAAGTTTAATCCAATGATCTGTCATCTTACGGAAGTTGTAAGACAGAAAGATCCTGTCTTTCAAGAAATTCTCAATGAAGCTAGAATTGGAAGACCATCGAATAATCTACTAAATATTCTCATGGATCGTCAAAATGTGCCATGGGAACATTTGAAAATTAAACCGACACTACTATTTTCAAGGCGTGCTGAAGTTGAAATGATCAATGAAAAAAATATGAAGGCCCTTCCAGGAAAGATCTACACATCTGATGCGAAGACCGTATTTGATTCCACGATTACAAAAGAGATTGATATGAAATCCCCTGAAGTTATTCGTGCGGTAACTAAGTTAGATCGCGATGCTCCTTATAAGCCTAGTTTATCATTAAAAGTCGGAGCACAGGTTATGCTGATTTATAATCTAGATCAAGAGAAGGGTTTGGTAAATGGTAGTCGCGGGGTAGTAGAAGGATTTACAGAAACAGTCCCACCACTTCCTATTGTATATTTTAAGGAAATCAACACAAAAATCCCTGTTGGACATTGTGCGTGGGAATCAGAGGACATTGAAGGATTGAAACGGTCACAAATTCCTTTAATTCCAGCTTGGGCTGTAACGATTCACAAATGTCAAGGAGCAACGCTAGATTCTGCATTAATTGATATTGGAATATCAACATTTGAAGTTGGTCAAGCGTATGTTGCACTTAGTCGTGTCAAATCACTGGACAGTCTTTATATCTATGATTTAGATCCAAATGCTTTCAAAGCTCATCCCAAAGTTGTTCAGTTTTATAATACACCTGCATAAAGTAATACAACACTATCTACCATTTTTGTATAATGAAGTTTACCATCAGCTGGCTCACCACAATGATCCATTAAAATACAAGATGGTGTCACTGTATTATTTGTAGAAATAAAATTTTCATCTAGAATATCTAGTCTGACAGTAGTAATATCAAGATCATATATTACTTTATTAAAATAGGGTTGCTCAAACGTATAGTAGAATGTATTTTTATTTTTTAGATAGAGATCATATATATCTTTGAAGAATTTTTTGTGAAGTTCTTTGCCGCATATGATAAATTTTCCTGCGCTAAATCCAGGATTATGTTCTGGAATACCTGCAAGATCTTCTTGAGAAAAGGCGCCACCATAATCTGGATCACAAATACTTCCTTCATGATGAAGAAGAATTGTCTGTTCATGAATGCTCTCAATTATAGTATGTATTGATTTTATGATTAAAATATCAATATCACAATACATGAATACATCTTGCGTATAGTCTGTAAAAATATATTTATACATCATGCCCTCTAGATTAGTAGTTGGCCGTGGTAAACAGAATTTAGTTATAGGACATTTTAGTTTATTCTTAAGCATAAAAAAGTAGGTTTTTGTTTCAAGATATTCTACTGTATCTTTATCTGTAATCAAATGAATCATATCATGTTCATCCAAATCTGCGTATTTTAGGGCTGTGGCCAACCATAATAAAAATATTTCAATATATAAGTTATCTTCTAATTTTTTTTCGGAAAGAGTATATAAGCAAACTCGCAGACAAAGACTATTTCTTTTTTTAGATTGAGTCATATGTATTTCATTATAAAAAAAATTGACGATTTTAGCGCATAAATATAAACGACACTAAAAAAATGCCCGGACCTAGCAAGATGCTTGCATCTCGTGCCGATTTTAATAGCCCTCTTCTCTCAAGTAAGTCAAAAAGCCCTGCATTTCGTTCTGTAACACATACTGAAGTTGTTCCTGAAATTAAACTGGAGGCACAGACCGAACCAGCCCCAGCCGAAGAGCCAATGCTCAAAGAAAATCCCAATCGTCACGTGATCTTTCCAATTGAACATGGCGATGTGTGGGCAAAATACAAGCAACACATGTCTGTATTTTGGATTCCTGAAGAGATCGATCTGAGCAAGGATATGCGTGATTGGAATGAGAAGCTGAATGATAACGAGCGCCATTTTATCAAATATATTTTGGGTTTCTTTGCGGGCTCGGATGGAATTGTTATGGAGAATCTTGCGATGCGCTTTACTCGTGAGATTGGAATTCCAGAAGCCAAGTTCTTCTATGCTTGTCAGAATCTAATGGAATCTGTGCATTCCGAGACATATTCCTTGCTGATTGATACCTACATTGAAAATAAACAGGAGAAACTGGATATTCTGAGGGCCATCCAGACTATTCCTTGTGTCCAAAAGAAGGCCGAGTGGGCTCTTCAATGGATTGATTCCAAAGAGGCATCCTTCGCCACACGTCTTCTAGCGTTTGCTGTTATTGAAGGTATCTTCTTTAGTGGCGCCTTCTGCTCCATTTATTGGCTCAAACAGCGTGGATTGATGCCAGGGCTGACAGTTTCCAATGAACTCATTGCGCGCGACGAGGGTCTACACACAGAGTTTGCATGCCTACTTTATTCGAAACTTGTAACAAAGCTCTCCAAGGCCGATGCACACAAAATTATCCGCGAGGCTGTAAAGATTGAGAAGAACTTTATTACAAAGGCTCTGCCATGTGAACTGATTGGAATGAATGCCAAGTTGATGGGAGAGTATATTGAATACGTGGCGGATCGTCTATCTGTTCAGCTTGGCTATCCCAAAATTTATCATGCCAAGAATCCGTTTGATTTCATGGATAGAATTTCTTTGGAGGGCAAAGATAATTTCTTTGAGAAACGTGTGACGACTTATGCGAAGGCAAACACCGCATCGGCGCCCCAAGATAAGAAATTTACGATGGACGCAGATTTCTGAGATCGTTTAACCAACCAAGGCAGAAAAATTGAATGGGCTACCTTCCGCTAGGTTAGACAACCAGCACAACCAGCGCAACTAGAACATATTTAGGCAGCCAAATGTATTCGCTTATTGACACCGCCACCCAGTTTCTGAAGTATACTTGGCAACAGGATGATAGATTTAGCGATATTACACCAGAACATATTATGGATTCTATTGTCAATTATGGACAGTATCTGAAAGATATGATTCCAAAGAAGACGCCATTGGGCAAGTATATTCATAAAGAGCGCATGATCTTTGATCTCTTTATGAATGATGAAATTATAGTCTTCTGTTATGATCCTAAGGATGAGGATCCAAGAGATGATGAGTCGTTTTATTCCAATAATACATATGGAGAATACACGGCTGAGGCAAAATCATTTGTAGATGATGTAAGGATTTTGGATGAGTTTGATTACCGTGAGCAGTTGATTGCAAACGAATATACGGGTGGCTACTGGGATCCAGCAATTCATTGGGTTCTAGATAAGAAGAAGCTTCTGAAGACCATTCAAAAGGATAACTCGTATCGTCGTGCTGAGCATAACAAGAGGCGGATTACAGTAAATATGAAGCACTGATACTCATTTATTTAAAGATAGTTTGGTATAGAAAAAATTGACCGTTTTTTTAACTTAAATATTCGCAAGGGAAGATGCAAAGAGAAATCGTGCATGGAGTGCCATACTTTATTGACAAGCAACATAATCTCTACACCTGGGACACCGAGGCTTCCCCACAACACATTGGAAGCTACAATGCCACAACAGGAGAGATCCGATACAACACGGATAATTTCCAAAAGCTTGAAGGAAGACTTGCAAGTTGGCGAGCAAAACAAGAAGCCAGAGCACGAAAGTCTAAAGTTACCAACGCCAGAGGAAATCGAGCAAGAAAAGTATCCAGCTCCGAGAGTTCTGACAATGACGAATGAAGAGTTTTATCAATGGAGGCAAATACTTGGAACTTATAAGAAAATAATTAAAAAAAATATTTTAGATAGTTTATCAAAAACCTAAAATAGTAGGGCATTCTATATTTTTATTGTGTAGTATTACACTGACCTCCGTTTGATCGTAATGCTTGTGCTTGGGGGTTGTTAAGTCTGCCCATGAGAGTTTGGATTCTTTCTGTTTGGCTTTTATATTGAACTTTATAATTTGGAACTTGACTTTGAATGGTGCTTACGTAGACATATTGTGTAAGATCACGGTTATTTCTCAATACTTCAGATGCATTTACAGCAACCTGGGGGACAGCGCCTCCAGGGCAAGGACAGATACCAGTTTCCCAGGCCATTTCTAAGAGGATATTAGTTTTTTTGGACTATAGTGCTATATCCAAGATATGTAAAGAAAAGCTGTTGGCCTGTTCTATAACCAGATAGCTCTTGATTAGTGGCAAATTGATAATAGTCAAGTGATTTATTGCCCAAGCCTCTCTGGGTGCTTACATTACTATTATAAAGTTCTACACGACGAAAAATTTCCCAACTTGCAGCGTATTGTTGGTATTGAGTATAATAGAGTGCTTGGATACCGCTAATATCAGTAAAACATGTGCACAGTAGACCACTTCCACAACTACTCATATTTCTGTCGGGAGAAGATAAAAAGATCTTTTTGAAGATATTATGCAATCATTCTTTAGAGAACGGTAATGGATATTCTGCGATCAGTTTTTGGGTTTCCTCGTTCCAATACAACTTTAAAAAGAAATAATCAATCTGTCCTTAAAAGGAGTTTACAGCGGACACGTGGATTTCGGTATCTAAATGGAATTCCAGCTGAACATCCTCCAGAGATTCCAGTTAATACACCTCGGCGTGGATTAAGAAGAACAGGGGCGTTTCGTGGTTTAGAGACAATTCAAACAAGGGATACAGCACAACATAGATTAGACCAAATTCCAGTTGATTTAACCAGTTTATTGGAGGCTTTCCCGAGTTCGGGATATACACCCGCAGAAGCTGTTTCTGTTCAAATTCACCGCGCCTTTGCCAAGATAAATAAAGAAGCACTTTTTTCAGCCCTGTTGGCTCAAACAGGGGCAATTACAGTTCCTGCAATGACAGATACTGAATTTTCAGATTATATTCTATCTACGCTGGAAACTTTCATTGATACTATGGCAAATTCTAATACTAGAAAAAATTCAGCAAGAAAAGATCTGGAAAATATTTATGCAAATATGCTGAAAAGGATGAAGTTTTCTAAAATCTACAGACAAGTCATTGTGTTATGTTTAGAATATGTTAAATTACAGCCACCTGACTTTCAAAGGGCATATGCTTATTTTTATGCGCTAGACTGTGCACATGCCTATAGTGGTAGTAATGGAATGAGTTGTGCTCTTGGAATCCTTGAGCGTTTTGTATCATCGCTTTCATCGGCCGCGACGATATACATAGGCTCACCAGAATATACAGAAAGAGGATATGATAGACTTGTTGATGCTATTGAAAATCAGGAAAAATCTTTAAGAAAAAGAATAGAAGATGCTGGCGCCCCCTGTTTCCAGAAATATTCTGAAAATGAGGCTGGATTTCGCGATTGTATCAAGGGCAGATTAAGAGATGAAATGGGTGCCAGGTATAATAATTCAGCAATTTCTACAGAGTTAAACACTTATATACCTATTTTGGGTGTTTTTGGGGGTGGAAGACGAAAGACTAGAAAACTAAAAAAGAAATCTAGAAAGTAGTTTTTGGTCTAAAGTTTTTTAGCAAGTAAATACTAAATGGCAACTATGAGTATAGAAGTTCCCCTTACGAGTCAAGTTGTAGTTGCCAACATGTCACCCATAAAAGATGAAAAAATATTTTATGCATGCCGAATTGACTTTGAGGGACTAAAGTGTAGAAAAGTTAATAGCCCCAATGAGGTAGTGTTAAACGAATGGACGCGCCTTTGTGAAATTTCAAAGACTACGCCACCATGGCTTGTAAAACGTGTTTTGAGTTTTAAATGTATGCCAACCTCTGTAATTATTGAGAAGTAATATAAAAATTGAATTTATATTTAATATAAATATTTATAGATATAATGCCTACAAATATTTATATTCTCAGACTTGAGGGTGGAAAATACTATATAGGAAAGTCCGAGGATCCGATGAAAAGATATCAGGAACATTTAAATGGAAGAGGCGCATTTTGGACAAAAAAATATAAACCTATAAAAGTTGAAAAGGTTATTCAAAATGTAACAGATTTTGATGAAGATAAATATACAAAAGAATATATGGCAAAATATGGAATTGAAAATGTTAGAGGAGGGAGTTATGTAGAGGTTGTTTTAGATAATACTCAAATAGAAACTTTAAGACGTGAGATTTGGAGTGCTCAAAATAAATGTACAAGGTGTGGAAAACCAGGACACTTTATTAAAGATTGTTTTGTAAATATAAATGTAAATATTAAAAAAAAAGACAATGACGATGACGACGACGATGATGAAGATGATGGCGATGATGGCGATGATGGCGATGATGACGATGATGACGATGATGACGATGATGACGATGATGACGATGATGATGAAGTAACGCATCATGTAAATAGTTATGAATATAATTCAAATAAATGTTATAGTTGTGGTCATTTTGGCCATTACGCTTCAAATTGTTTTAGTAATAAAAATATATATACAAAAACATATAATAGTGGATATAAACATGTAAAATATAACAATGATTCATATATATATTCCAATAATAAATGTTTTACCAAAAGGAATTATTATTATGATTCGGATTCTGAATAAGTCTGCATTAAAATAAAACCCATTTTAAGAAAACTCATATTAGATTATTAGATTTCTACTATGAGTTTGCCAGTAGATATTAAGTCCGAAGAGGCCGAACTCTATGCGACGTGTTCTCGTCAGGCTGCCGCAGTCTATAAGTTTTTTACCATGATTCAAGTAGAATTTCCAGAAGATAAAAAAACGGCTACGATTCGTTTTGGAAAATCATATGAGGATGATGAAGTTGATCCAGTCCTCGCAAAACAAATACGTTCGTATTTGAAAGATCAGAGAAAAGCAGTTCATGCAAATCCAAAGGAGTATTCAGCCGAGGAGGGGCGTCAAAAGATTTTTTGGCTTATTACAATGTTCATTGAGCACGGAATTTTCAGTCCATCACAACAATCAAAAATCATGACTTATGGCTCTTTTGTTTTCCATGAGACAAGAGAGAATACTGAAGATGATGAGTAAAAAAATTGGCGTATATTTAAACCCTTATTGATATACACTACAAGAATGGCACTTCCTAAAGTATTCGCGGTATATCGCACTTCTACCGAGACGTTTCTTCTAATTCAACCTGAACTTAATGACAATGGCACTGTCGCGCGTCTCAAGCCATGGTTTGCTCCAAATATCAAGGATATTCCAGCAATGCCACAGGAGATGAGAGAGAAGCATTCAAGTTGGCTAAATGGTAATGAGTGGTATGTAGAGCCGTGTGAGTTTGGGGATGATACGCAAAAACTCCAAACTGTGGCAATTCCCCCCAAAGACTATCATTGGTGCTATACGGGGTATAGACTGGTGTGGTCAAATTATGCCGTTCATTCTCGGAGAAATACGCTTGGTGCTCAGGTATGGAACTCTAGTCCAACTATTCCAATCCTAGAGTTTAGTTCAAGACACATATTTCCACGAATGTATAGTCCATTCTATCCCAGATGGGTAACTGTAAAGCCAAGTGAGCTTGCAGAAAGTTGTATGCAGGCTCGTGAACTATTTATCAAGAATGAAGATGCTCTAGTCTATAAGAATCTCCGTATTCGCACCCCTAGACCAGAAGATGATGAGGATACAGATGATGAGGATGGTCCTTATTCCAGTGGTTGTCGTCCGAGAAGGCGCGCGAGTTCAATTGAAGATGATCTGAGTGAGTCGGCTGGAACACACTTTCTACCCGTGCTTCTTCTATTTATTCTTCTTGGGTGTGTTGTGGGCCTATATGGTCTAATTGGGCATATCTCGTTTGCGGTCTAATAAGGTAATTCCCAATCTCCAAAACGCTTCATATCAGCCTTCTTGGATTCGCCAACTCTCCAATTATAATGAAGACAAATAGCCTTTTCTTTGAGTTCAGGACTTGAATGTGTTTTTGTAACACGGATACCATTGGGGTAAAGATCGCGAGGGAGTGCCATACATAGAATCCCGCTTTTTTTCAACGCATAGTTAAACCAAACTTGATCTTCAGGTTTTGTTTTCCAAACCTCTTCATCCGTAATTTTGAATACACCTTTATCAGCATCTTTCTTCCAAGCTATAAGGCCAGAACATAAGTTCATACAAACATTTGATCCTGTGCACTCAGGAGCCTGTTCATCGCATTGTGCCCAGAGTGGGTATTCCTCTAATTTTTCTTCAATATCCTCAATAATATTTTTATACACTATAATATCGCCATCAATATATAGACATTTAGCAATATTTATGTCATTTGCGAATAGATTCAATATTGTAAGTTTGAGGCGATTAAGCACAGAGAATTGTCTTGAACCAAATGGCACGATTTGAGGCCCATAATCCATAAGCGCGTTCTCATAAAGAATACAACAGACGCCTTCTCGTTGTAAAAACTGGTAGGATGGCTTATCTGCGCAAATAACACATATTGGTTGGTTGGGCACTGCTTTTTTCCAGTGATTTACAAAATTCCAGGTTAAATATTTATAGCCATTACTCGTAAGTGTCCACGCCAGTAACCCATTTTTTATATATTTCCCGTATTTCATAACTTACTAGTGTTTCTATTAATCCTTTATATGGCAAATTAGTATGAAAACCCACGCCCAGTAAGCAAACAAACAACATCGCATCGTGCAGTAACCATTTTTGAACTAAGAATCGCAATAAATGTTCTGTCGTATATTTGATGATAGTTAAAAGATATACTATTACCGTTACGAACACAATCTTTATTGATATCTAAATAGCTCATACCATTGAAATGTATAAATAAAGGCCGTTTGTTGAGGTCTTGAAATGTTGTATAAACATTGCCATTTTGGATTTGTAAGGTTTCCCAGGGAACTTTATTCATATTGATAACAAAATCGCATTCTGTATCAAGTTTTATATTTTCTTTTGAGTAATTTTCAATATAGTATCTACTTAAATATTCTTGATCATCAAAATCTTTATTACATTCTTCAAATTTAATATTCAATATTTTTAGTAGAACATGCACATATCCAATATAAAATCCAGAGTTTAGGTATCTCATTACAGTATTACTTTCTGGATAATTCAGATTATGTAAACAGGCAGGATGTAAATTTATTTCTGCTCCAAAAATAATATCCTTTTTTGTTGCTAAAAATAAATTAAGAAACTCGTCTTTTGATGCATTTACTATGCCGTCGTATGCATCAAGAAAACAAACAACATCATTTGGAGGAATAGAATTAATAAAATCACGAATTCCAATAAATTTATCTCTAAAACCAGTCCAATTATAGGTCTTTGCTAGATTTTTTATTTCTATTTTGTGAAACGATGCGGACTCAAAAAGATACCTTGACTTTTCATCTGAAGTATGATACGTTATAAAATGAATTGTCGGTTCCATATAAATATAATAATTCATAAATTATTTAGGCAGTTATTCTTAAAAAGTTGTATGAAAAATTGGCGATTCAAACTTCTTGACAGTAAGTATCATTATAGGCCACCAGATTTAAGGAATGTGCAAAATATGCGAGCCAATTCTTGGGAAGAATACACTTCCGCATACGGAAGAAACATGTGCTCTTCGTCAGGGCTCCTATTGCCCTATTTGTGGGCCAGGGACGCATTTTGCTAGATTTTGTCCAAATATGTCGCGTGCCCCTATTTCAGATACGATCAAGGCAATTCCAAGTGATAGGGCACCCCCCACAGAACCAATCATAGTTCTAGCAGATACCAATGACGGTTATATAGAATATTTGAAGCAACATGGTCTACCCATTTCGCGAAAGATCCAGGAAAATAGAGCACGAGTTGAGGATGATTTGGCGTCCCGAAATCCATCTATTAAGCTAGTCAATCCAATTATTGGAAAGAATGTCAAACAAAAGAAATAGACAAGAGTAGAATGAAGAGTCGTAGAAATCAGTATCACAGAAAAAAATCTCGCCGCGCGTCAAGAAGAAAACATAGATTTTTTACAAGAAAACAAAGGGGTAGAAAACTGCGTGGCGGATTTGCGTATGTGCCTCCACCAACAGCCATAGTGCCGTTTCGCAGAATGGAAGAAACTGATATGGCTGACGCGCCCGTCATGATTACATATGAAGAGGCCAAAAAGTTAAAAGAAAATCTCTAATTACCTAAAGTTTTTTCGCATATTAAATGTAAGATATACCTTTAGGATGCCAAATTTAAAAGGTGGTAAGAAGTATAAATCGACAAAGCATTCTGAGACGACAAGTGAGATGCATGAAATTAATCATGAGGAGGGGCAGACGATTGGAAGAGTAATTCGTAATTTGGGAAATCGTAATGTAATTGTATATTGTAATGATGAAAAAGAGCGAATGGCGCATATTCGGAATGGATTAAAGAAGAAGACTGCATGTATTGAAGTTGGAGACATTGTTCTGTTGAGTTTGCGCGGAGAGGGAATGAAGTTAACGTCAGAGTCAAGTAGTTCTAGTAAAGATCGTGGCGACATTCTAGCAAAGTATGAGAGAGATGTTCATAATCAATTAAAGAAGCTTCCAGGTGTAAATATTAAATTGTTTAATACTCTTGAAATTCTTGATGTGAAGACCCGTGCAAGGGGCGAGGTTGATGAGTTTGGATTTACGTTTGAGCAGGGAGAAAGTAATGATGACGATTCTGGGGAAGAAAAGGAAGAGCGTGACAATAGAAAAGCAGAACAAGATAAAAAACGCACCGCGGCAAGAAATGCAAAAATAAATGCTCGTGAAGGTGAAGATTCAGATGATAGTGTTGATATTGATGGTATCTAAATTATGGGTTGGCCATCTTTTCTTTTTTAATCAATACCGCTTTGAACAATTGTGTAAAATAGCAGACAAGTTGTTTTACATAGTATGGCGGATTTGTAAGTTTAAACTCCTTTGATTCAATTTGTGCCAGAATACGCTGTAGTCGGCGTATTTCCTCCTGAACTTTTTGCAATGTATCAAAATCGCGCACATATTCTTCAATATCTTCAGATTCTAGAGGGCTTGTAAATGTAGACATATCCAAATTCTTCTTATCACTCTGATTTTCGGAGTGGAAATGAGATGACAAATACTCTTTTTCAGCTTCTGTTGGTTCAAGTTCGGGTAGGAGGTAGAATGTCGACTCTCCAGTCGTTTGGTCTGACGAACTTATTTCTAAGAGCGGTATGTTGTTCTGTTGAAAGTCCGTAGTGCTTGGCGATTGTATCGACGATTGTTTCTGCGTGTCGAATCCAGAGAATTTCAAGATAAGTTCTGGTTTCTCTGTCTGTTGCGAGTTCCATTCCATGCGCTTCGTGCTTTTGAGTGCACATCCTGACCATATCAATTTTAATGGCTTAAAATAAAATCACTCTTATAAAATAGATAGATTATGGAACAAAATATGCCCGTAAATAGTGTTCAAGTGACCACACCAGTGGATACACAAAATCTGGCAACGGTTGTAACAGAATGGCGCCGTATCCATGAAGAGATTGCTCAACATAAACAACAGGCCAGTGAAAAGAATAAGCGCGCCAAGGTTCTAGAAAGTATCATTATGAATATCATGAAACAACAAAATCTGGGAGCACTTGATCTGAAGAATAGTGGTGGTCGTATTCTATATGAGAAACAACAGCGTAAGTCAGGTCTAAATACAAAGAATATTCAAAAGCTTCTAACTGAGCATTTGAAGGACGAAGTTAAGGCGGCGGAAGCCGTGAAATATATGACAGAGCATCGTGAGGCAGTGACAAAGGAAAAACTAGCGTATGAGAAACTTTAGATTTGTTAAATTAACTTAAACGTCTTAGTTTACATTTAGATAGATGACAGGTTATATGTTTTCTGGAATGCGCCGAATTATGAATACAGATCTGCAGGATCCTTTTGTGTATGACCTATATAAAAAAGACGGATATTGTTGGATTCGGCGCCATTATCCTAGATTTGATACTATTCTGCGCAATCCAACAATTGGATATCCTGTAGAAATATTTACGAGGTATGAGCCAGGCTGTGTAAAGCTGGATTCAAGAAGTGCTAGAAAAATCATTCATAAAATTTGTTATTGTTAGTATATTTGTGTAACCCAGATAGTAGAAAAATTGAATGATAATGAGTATCCATTGAAAGACACCCTTCAATACATATAAATATATTGAAAAATGTCTTGGAGTAAGATGACAGACTGTTGCGATGAGTCTGAGCTTCCTTCTGGTCGTTATTATTTCGGCGATCCTGGTTATGTTCTGTCTGATACGGACTATGATGATGTTGTGATGAATGGCCCTGGTTTCTATACAAACGGCAAGTATATTGTTGGTATATTTAAAACAGCGTATGGTGATGGCTTTTATAAAGATACAAAGGGATATGAGTATGCGGTAGACTCAGGAACACTGGCGGTTATTCCTGTTAAGCTGTGCAAGACAAATAGTCTAAGAGAGCCTCGTGTTGTAGAATTTCGAAATCCATTCAAAGTTGGATGCACTGAAAATGGAATGGTTTGGATAATTGATCCCAAAAATTCCAAGAACTGTTTTGAAATTCCCACTGCAGATGATTGGAGTGACGAGGATACACCAAACCACAGAACTTCGTAGTAAAAATCCATAATCGTCTTCATATATTCTTCAATAAATAAACAAAAGATTTTTTACATCTTCTAGAAAAAATTGAAGATTAGCTCACGCAAGAGAAAGGCACCTCTTGCTTTTCCTATACTAGAAAGATGGTGAAGGTAAAGAAGCCTAATCCGTCTCTTGTTGACCCGCATGGTATTTTTAAGGAGCCTGACCAGCCTTGGGAGCGTCCTTCGCACTGGAAAATTCCTGCAACGCTTGGTGAAGAAGTTGAGCAGGCTCTTGCAGAATGGTATGGCCGTCGTGGTCTACCAGTTCCCCCTGAAGAGATAGGTATTGGTGCGCGTATTGATGCAGAAGAGAGTGCTCTACAACAGCAACAACTCAACAGCATAGAGGAGACCCAAAAGAATCAAGACGCCTCCCCCGCAGGTGAAAAGCCAGAGTTTGGAACGCCCGAGTTCTGGGCATGGGCCCGTAAGAGAAAGAAGGAGAAGGATGCAGAGCGCGCTAAACAGGGTCTTCCTCCTCTTCCTACAAAGAAGGAAAAGGAGGCTGAAAAAGCAAAGAAAGTAGCCGAGCGTGAAGCAAAGAAGGCCTTGAAGAAATAAAACCTTTAATCTAAGCACCAACGTATTGGTTTTAAAGGAGCATCTATATAACTAATTTCGGCGTTTTTTAACAACAAAGAAAACGCTGTTCCATCAGGATCTTCATCCTGTATTTGTTTTTGATAATCTTCAATTTGTTGTTGAAATCTACGGTTCAATATCATTTTAACAGGAAACGTTGATAGTGTGTATAAATTACCCCAATTTTTGCGCTCAAGTTGATCATTTCTATAGGATGAATTTTTCCAGTCAAATTGAATAGGTTGACACTCAACTAATTTAAGTATAGACGGGTCATTTATAACAGCAAATTCAACTGCGGTTTTATTTTCAATAGATGAGAACCAGCCATCTAATCCTTCTTTTTGTAAAAATGGCAACCAGCATTTTACTTTACTATAATCCATTTTTGCTAAATTGCTTTCATTTATAAGATAATTATTTAAAGATGAATACACACGCATTTGTTTTATGAGACTTACCATAAATAATAAAGACACATCTCTCTGAAGTTCTATAACAGATACATGGGAATCATTCATATACCATTCTGATGGATGATATGTCATGAATACCATAGGTTTTTCTGGAAGTGAACATAAACTGTTCATGCTAGCATGATATAGTCTTGTGCCCTTTTGAAGAATTATCTTGCCGTATGATGTCTCTAAAGGTTTATTCATTGCTCTTCGTTTTCTAGTATATTTTAGGCCCACGTTTCATATACTTCTAAAATACAAAATATATTTAATATATTTTCCCGATCCTAGTAGAAGATGTCTGCTATTCAATCTGCTTGTCGCGCTGCCGTTGAAGGATTCGCGGATACAGCGCCAAATGTAAAGCGTGAAGTTTATGCTGATTCGATTGCTGTAATTTTAGCGTTTGTAGTTGCTTTTGTGATTTTAGCATTTGTGGGTAAACTACTATGGAACAATGTCATCACAGAATTATTCAGCTTTGCAAAGCCCGCCAAATCCTTCTGGCAGATCATTGGTTTGATGTTTTTCATTAATTTGGTCCGTCCTTAAAGGGTGAAATGAATCATAAACTGAAAATACAGTATATTCTTAGTTTATAAATACAGCAACAACTGGAAATTTAGCACCAACGTCTTTTATGAGTGCGTTGCAACCTTCTCCCCCCCTTTTTTCCAGTCTTATTTTTTCCAGTCTTATTTTTTGAAGTCCTATTTCGTATAGTTTTAATCAGCAAATTCAGTTGAGAATTCAGTATGGAAGGATCCATTCCAGCACGAACAGTCTGAAGATTTCCAGACATGGCCGCTTGTCTTATTTTTGTTGCACTTACTCCAGAAATATTTGTGATATCACTATCTGGATCTCTTTCACCACCAGACACAATTTCAACACCAGGAAGATTCTTCAATGCTCTCTTAAAATCATCTACACGATCACTTCCCACAACAAGAGTAATCTTGGAATATCCAGCATCCAACATCTTTTCAATAATTCTTCCGATAAATGGCTCTTCTTTGCTTGTGTGAAGAATACGCAAACGGTCCTTATCGGGAAACATTTGGCGAACCATGTTCATCTTTTCAGCAACGAACAATGGATTCTTTACAGTATCTTGCGAGTGAGAAAGCACAACATACGCATCGCTGTTTTTTCCTGCCTTCTCAATTACTTTATCAATCAACATTTTATGACCGATTGTGGGTGGGTTAAAACGGCCATAGGTTATGACCGCTGTATTTTTATAGCGCTCAATTGAATTAGCCATTCTACTTTGGGACTGTTTTTACTCGAAGGAATATCTTTCATTATACTTTCAAGCTGTATAACATTTAACTTATTATTTACAATTATATTTTCTCTTAGTAGTAACCATCATATTCACGAAGGTTCATGATACTCTCAGGAACTCTTGGCGCCGCTTCATGAGGACTTAGTTTATCATCTGTTACAGTTTTCAAGCATTGTATGGAGGCCACATCATAAGCATCACTCCAGGCAGTTAAAAAGAGCTGTTCAGCCTGCTTGACTTGGCCTTCACCAAACTCTGCGGCTGTGCAGAGACGACGAACCATATCTATGCCGAAATCGCGCCATTTTATGAACTGTATACTTAGATCGCGCTCGGGAATTGTCTTTGTAAAGCATCGCGCAGTCAAATCAGCCACGGGCTGTATGTCCATATGTGTTGCAAACCCAAGTTCTTTTACTGCTGTAATTGTTTGTTGTGGTGCCATGAGATCAGACTTCATACATAGCATCTTGCTTAGAACAGATTTGAGATCATGAAAGTCTTGTTGGCCTTCCTCTCCCACATTGAGTTGTTTGTTGGAGAACATGGCGATAAGAGCCTCTGCTTCAGAGGACATACGGCCACAAGGGATCTCTGATGTTCCGTTTATGGGGCCACCGTAGAAACCTTGTTTGACCGGACGAGTCTCGGCGCGTCCCACAACGTAGTAAACTATAAGGATAATCAAGGCAGTTACAACTAGACCAATGATTAACCAAAAAAAGGAGAATCCACTGGAACTATCTGTGTTTGCCAAGCTAGCAAATTTGGATGTTAAAGTGCTGGTGGTAGAATAGGGATCCATCTCTATCTATTTGCTGTTTTTTCATTCAGAAGCTAAACTTATGACTGATTTTATCTGATCACCATATTTCGTAGATTTAGTTACACACTGGCATGATAGTGTGATTTGCCGCTTCAAGAACCTGCTGACAGAGGTTTCTCTTAAACTCAACCCGCTCGTTAATAAAGTCATCGATATTAAGAGAGATAGTTTCCTCCTCAGCGAGGTGGATGTGATGAATCTGGACACTGTTCTTCTGGCCAAGCCTTTGAACACGGCCCACCGCCTGATCCATAAGTGCAGCAGTCCACCAGGGAGTTGTAAAGATCACACGGTCCATATGCTGAAGATTAAGGCCAACGCCAGCGCAGTGAATCTGCGCCAGAAACACGACATGCTTTGGGCCGACAAAGTCCTGAATCTTATTAAGGCAATCTGTGGGAAGAAGCGGGAGACCCGCCGACTGAATTGCAGTATCAATAGAAATACCACGATTCGTCTTAAGATTAATCATTTCCTTCTCAGACTCTTCAATGATATTAGCCCTCTCTGTCTCAGAAAGATCACCAGAGTAGCAAAGAACAGAACTTACACACTCCTCCTTTTGTAGCCTCTCGGCCAACAGCTGAATCTCCTCACGAAAGTTGCAGAAGATCACATACCCGTGCGAGCCCTTATCATTATTTAGAATGTCTACAATCTTCTGTGTCTTGGTGGAGTCTGCAGTCCAGTCATTGCGCGTGTAGTTGCCCTTGCGCTTCTTAGACGAGATATAAACCTGGGGGTGAACACTAATCTGACGAAGGCGAAGCAGAAGCGTCAGCATGGCGAGTGTATTGGGATTGTCCTGCTCCATAAGGTGCTCGAGTTGACTAGTGATCTTTCCCTGGATGCCACGATAGAAGATCTCCTCATCTTCTGTAGTAAAATCAACACGATGATGAATCACCTCTGGATCCTTAGGAAAGATATCACGAATAACCTCGCGAACCTCTGAAGCCTTCCTCCCCATCGCATACTTACTCATCAACTCACAAAGGCCCTTATCAGTCATGCGTGTATAAATAGACATCTTCTTGTGAGCCAAAGCAAGAAGAGCAATCACATCACGCTTGACATTGACAATAGGAGTGCCAGTCAGAAACCAATGGCAAGCCGTGTTCAGCTTCTTAAGCGCCTTGTATTTCTTGCTCCCATGGTTACGGACTGTGTGGGCCTCATCGCAGATGATACGCCCAAAGTTCATCTGAAAGGCCTCTGGCTCATGAACCAACTTGTCATAGTTCGTGATGAACACACGTCCCTTGATCAGGTTACCTCCGCAGAGGCTCCACTTCTTATTACGACGCTCAAACACGGCGGGACCATCAGCGTTGATACAGGTCTTTGTCCACTGCTTGAGGACGGCGATCGGCGCAAGAACAAGAGAAGTAGTCTTTGAACTGTTCATGATGAGTCCAATTGTTGTTACAGTCTTGCCCAGACCCATTTCATCGCACAAGAAACCACCGCGCATCTCCTCGTCCGTCTCGCGCTCCATCATCCACTGGATAGCTGTGATCTGGTGAGGGTGAAGGTCATAAAGACCAAGTTGCTTGTGCTTCAGCACAGACATCTTGCACAGTGTATTCGTCTAAGCATAATGAGGTGTAATGCAAAAAAAGGTTTTTGTTAGATTCAATTTTATCACCAAAGGGTTTAGTTTTTGTATGTTATTGTGTTTCCTAGCAACTAGTTGTCAAGACCATGGCCACTTTGACACCAGTAATCACGCCAGTATTCATTTTCCTCATCTTCATCACAATGACAGTAATCAGGGTTATCTCCGTAGTAGCTATCATAGCCTCTTCCATACTTCTCATAGTCCCCAATACTAATGTATGGCTTTAGCTGTCTATTACATGTCTTACAGACATTCCACAGACTTTTCTTAGAGGTATTTGAAGCATCTGCCTTCTGATCATTGGTCTGCTCATTATAGGTCAAGACTTCGCCATGAATCATCATGGAGTCAGACTTGTTCCAGTTGTAAAGACGACCCCAGGAATCACGTGTCTCTAGAGATCCATCTGAGTAGATCCTTGTATAAGTTGATTGACCTTCTGGGTTCATCAACTTAGAGGCGCCAGGATAAGCCCACCATACAATCTTATGGCCATAATTCATGACTTCACACACACAACTTCCATCCGTGTGCCAAGTGTAAAGATGCTGTGTGCTCTTTGCTCGGATTGAAACCTTCTGTCCCTTCTCTAGAAGGCGCTTTGCTTCAGGCTCTCCAGGGCTAGGAAAAGGAGACTCAAGAAGGAAGCATCCCTCGTCCTTGTTGTAGGGATACATGATTGCGGTCTGCTTAGGAGCGCTCATCTTGAACCAACTTCTAAATGCTTATGAGGCTTTAGAAGAAGGTGGGTGGTAAGCCAGAGACCGTGGGCGCCATCATTTTTATCACAAGGCGGTCTAAAGTGAAAAAACACACACCTCAGAGAATGAATATACATATCTTTTTGATATGTTATAATGAAGAGCTGTTATTGCCACTCACACTCAAGCACTATAAGAAACGATTTCCAAGCGCTCAAATTTATCTTGTTGATAATCACAGCACAGACAACTCCTGTAAGATTGCTGAAGAACACGGGTGTAAGATTGTCAAGTATGAGACTGGAGACAAGCATGATGAGAACACCTTAATGCATATACGAAGTCACAAGTATGAAGAGTTTGTTGAGGATGGTTGGGTTATTATGTGTGACATGGATGAATGGCTTGACATGACAGAAGAGCAGTTACAACAGGAGAGCGACAGGGGTGTAACAGTTATAACTACGCAAGGAGTGAATATGGTGGGCGACTCCAAGACGATAGATTTGAGCGATATAGATCTGTTTGGAATTACAAAGGGCTTTTATGATGATAACTTCTCAAAGAGGGTGTGTTTCAAATACCCTGATGTTCATATAGACTATTGGTATGGCGCTCACAAGTGCTTTCCGTTTGGGCGAGTTGTCTATAGTGAGAAGGCTTACTACTTGAGGCACTACAACTACCTTGGAGCAGACTATCTGGCCGAGAAGCACCGCCTACGCTATATGCGGAATTACCACAGCAGGGGGGCGGGCTTAAATGGTCACTATTTGAACGAGCGTGAAGCCTCGTATAAGGTGTATGAGGAGTGCTTGGGCAGGGCGATTGAGGTTCCCTCGACGTGAAAAAGGTTTTGTGTTTGGGTTTGTGTTTGGGTTTGTGTTTGGTTTTAGTCGGTGTCGCTTTCAAGTAGGGCGAACTTGTTGGTTTGTGTATTTGGCTTAGGAGTTGGCTTGGGAGCTGGCTGTGGGGCTGGCTTCTGCTGTGGGCGGTTATTGTAGTGCTGTGTAGGAGCCTTGTTAAAGCCACCGCCGAGGGCAGCAAACCTGTTACTGGTCTGGGCAGGGCGCGGGGTGAACTTGCGGTTCTGTTCCCACTCCTTCAGCCAGCCCTGTTCACCAGGATGAAGCATCCAGCAGTTACGGGGCATCCAGAGAAGCACGAACTTGCCACCCTTACGAACCACACTGGCCTCCTTGTTGTTGATGGCCTTCTGAATCCCATACTTGGACGCGAGGGGCAGAAGGGCACCAGTAGTCTCATGAACGAACTCGGCGGTCATACCGTCCGTGAACTCGTGAGACCAGCACTCAGAGCTGATGTGATTCGTAGCACAGCACTTGCGGTCACGCTGCCAGCTGTAGAGGGAACGGCACGGAGCACACTCCTTGCGACCCACATTGGACTTATAACGGCTACTCATGGCATGACGGTGCATCACGTCCATCTGAGCGTTATGAAGTTGAAGCATGGGGGCAATGCGAGCCTCCTCTGCCTCTGCCAGAGCCTGGGCGATCTGACGCGCCTTCTCCTTCTCCTCAAGCTCCTTCAGAGCCTTGGGGGACATGTGAGCACGATCAACAGCCTCAGAGAACTCCAGAGCATCGGCCAGCTCCATGCCCACAAGCAAGCAACGGGCAACGACGAGAGCCCCGCCCTTGTGCAGGGGGTTGGTGCATGAGCCATCGCAGGCCTCAAGGGAGTGAGGCTTGGTCAGGTCAGGCTTCTCATCAACATACCACAGCTTGTGATTGGCCGAGCAGATCCACATACCCTGCTCCATGGCCTCGGCAGGAGAGCAGCACTTACAGGGAAGTGCATACTCATCAAAGGACCAGATAGGCGTGTTAAGGACTTGAGCCATCTTGAAGGGCTGGTGTGTCAGGGACTACCACAGTAGCTGGTTAGGCGGATCTGTGGGATTCTTAGGTATGACACTAAGCTGTTACTGAGGATCTAGGTGTTTAGGCTAGATCTGATCAATAACAGGACGCCTTAGGAGAGGCTGAGGCACCAAATCAATTTTTTTATTTAATTGATGCAAGGCCTTAGAGTGGGCTCAACTTGCTGAGGGCCATCTGAGCCTGGCTGAGGGCTGTAGGGGAAGACACGTCTTCAACTTAAAAAAAAAATTGAAGGCGTTTGAGGGGCTAAGGTTCAGCACCCTGGTTTAAGAGTTACATCTTGTAATCTTAAGCCACTCAGCCTAAGCTACAATGGCAACTGAGACGATGACCGCTTCTCCCCTGGATCAGATCCTGAGCCTGGCTAAGGACCTCGGTGCTGGAGCGCGCTATGACCTCGCAATGAGCCTGCTTGAGACCATCAAGTCGGCCGTGGGGGGTCAGAAGCGTCGCAAGGCCAAGGACCCTGAGGCTCCTAAGCGCGAGGTCAAGCCTGAGAGCTACATTCATCTTGTGAACAAGATCGTGTGGCCTCATCTTCAGACCATCGCTGAGGCTCAGACTGACCCTGAGCTGAAGGCTCGGACCCGCTCTGTGGATGCGCGCACTCAGATCGGCGTTCTGCTCTGGGCCCCTATGAAGGAGCTTGAGGGCGCTGAGCGCGTCAGTGCTATGGAGGCAATTACGCTTGAGAAGGTTCGTGAGGCTTATGAGACTTGGTCCGCTAATCCCCCTGCTGAGAAGGAGCGGAAGCCCAAGGCTCAGAAGGTGCCTAAGATGCCTAAGATCAAGTCTGAGGGCTCTACAGCATCTGATGGAACCAAGTCTTCCAAGTCCTCCAAGGGCAAGCTGGCCAATATGAGCGAGGATGAGAAGGCCGCCTTCTATAAGGCTCGTGGTGCAGCAGCGGCTGCCGCCCGTGCAGCCAACAAGGCCACCAAGTCCTCTGCGCCAGTGAAGCTGAAGACTGGTAAGCCCAAGCCCATGGCCCCTGTTGAGGAGGAGGAGCCTGACTTTGGTGAGGAGCAGCGTGCTTGGACTAATCCAGCAGACGGCGTGACCTATATCCGCCAGTCCAATCTGCTGTGGGCCGCAGATGATGGTGCATGGGTTGGCGAGTATAACCCCAAGACAAAGACAATCAATCGTGATGCTCCTGAGCCCGAGTATGACGAGTAAACAACTACAATATGTATGTAACGCTTAATGTCTAAACCCACTGTAATCAAACTACAACACACTCTATAGGGTTTTTTGCGTCGAGTGAGCTTCTTGATAGAATTGAATAGCTTCTTAACCCTTTTTACGTCACCCGCCTTATGTAGACTATACTAAGGCTTCAGACCCTTCTAAGACCTATGATTCCTCTAAGGATGACTTCAGTCAAGACTATCCGTCGCCCCGTGCCTCTCACGAAAGAGGAGCTGGCCACTGTGGCGGTGGCCCCAGAGAAGCCCGCTGGGGTGGTGATAAAGGAAGACACGTATACACAGAACGTTCTGCGTGCTCAGTATAAGCTTCATAAGGACTACGTGTCTGGGCGCATCAAGTCATCCCAGGAGCTTGGAATCACCTTCAGGTTTCCGTCTATTCCAGAAGACATTAGCGAGAACATCATCAAGTTCATAATCCATAAGACAGGAGATAAGACGTCAAACTGGAACTGTGGACGGGGCGATCTTTACTCTTCTATTGAGGGCAAGCAGGAGTGTAAGTGCTTTACTAGTGATGGACCGCCATCATTTACCCCCTCCTCTGAGTGGGATGTGATTTACTTCCTTGATGCCCGTAGCTGGTTGAATGACAAGTTCGTCCTCTATAGGGTTAATCTCAAGAGGGACTCTGATGAATGGAAAAAGATTAAGATGAGTAAGTCCCAGACCTTTGACGATCAGTGTAAGCAGGGGAGGCGCCCACGTATTACGTGGCAGTCATTGTATCCTCAGATCTCCAGTTACTGCACGAAGGTCTTTGAGGGTGGCTTTGAGGACATCTTCACTCCGCAGTAAGGAGTGGAATGATTCTATCTGCAATAAGCTTCACAACAGGAACCGAGACTGCATTACCCGCGAGTTTATATAGGTTTGTATCAGACAGATTTGGTAGTGTATAAGAAGAAGGGAAACCTTGGAAGTTGAAGCACTCCCTAGGTGTCAGTTTACGGATCCCTTTTTCATCTAGAATGATTGGCACGTTATGACCACCACCGCCCATGTTGGCAGTCAATGTAGGGCATTCACTGCTCTTATTTTCACGAACGTATACACGTCTATATTGATAGATCGTATCTTTTTTCTTTACAGCTGGCTCAAGAAGCCCCCAAGTGCTTGATGTCTCATTATAGTAATACTTAGAGGCGACATCTTGCTCAAGGAGCTCTGAGATCTTCTTTTTGGGCTGTTTAGGGAAGTTCAAGTTGAACGCATCAAAGACCTTCTTTGATTTCAGACACACAATGTAGATTCGTTCGCGGTGTTGAGGAATTCCAGTGATCTCGGCTGTATTGAGAACCTTAAAACAGATATGATACCCTCTATTCTCAAGATTTGATTTAATTGTCTCAAACGTTTTCTTATCATCATGTGATACTAGATTTTTGACGTTCTCTAGAATCACACATTTTGGTTGATGATGATCAATGATAGAGAGGATCTTCCAGAATACGTTTGAGCGCGCATCAGCAAAGCCTTCTTGATGACCTGCGATACTAAAGGGCTGACAAGGGAAACCACCTGTAAGAATGTCATGGCTTGGAATATCTTCATTTTTGATATCATTAAGATCTTTACAAGTTAGCTTGTGATTGAAGTTGGCATCGTAGATCTTCTTTGAATGTTCTACCATGTCATTTGCAAAGACCACATTCACCTTATTTGTCTGTTGAAACGCATATGTAAATGCCCCAGTTCCAGCGAAGAGGTCAATCATACGAAGTGTATTGGGTTCATGATGGACTTGAATAGGCATAGCAGTAGAGGGTTCATTTGCGACAAGAAGCGCTACGATTGCGTCCTTTTTCATACCAGTATATCCCTTGATATTCCTCTCTTTACAGAGGGCGATTAGTTCATTACGAGACTTGGAAGTGTAATCCATTATGTTAGTGTATATACGCTAATAGATCTTTGGGCAGTCAATTTTAAGCGAAGAAGGATCATACATGACGATCACTGTGCATTTATATAGTTAGGGCCAGGTCCTATGTTGATTGGCTAAAATTGAAACCTTTTTCGTGTTAAGACAACATAAGACAGAACTAGGTAGCCTATAAGATCTCAAAATGGTTGCGCTGGGTATTGATATGGCCAATACTTTCCCCCATATCGATACAACAACCGCATACTTTCCTTATCCAGAGAGTTCTACCTTTGAATTTAAGAGAAAGATCTGTTCGTCTTCTATTGATAAAATCTATGCTACAATCTGTGCTTTCCTGAATACGGATGGTGGGCACATTGTGTTTGGAGTAGAAGATGGCACACGAAAGATTGTTCCTTTGAATTGTGATAAGTTGATGGATAAGTTTATTCTGATTATGGACAATGTAATACGAACGAAGCAGATTATTAGCACAGATGGCCAAGGTCTAATTCCTTATAATCTAAAGTGTAGTATCTTGAACTTTACGGTCAACACGGGCTTGCTGATTATCACGGTTCGCCCTACACCAGGAAAAAGATATACGCTGTCTGATGGAACAGTTTGGTATCGGCTATCCGCATCCAATTATAGGATGAGTGCTCAGCGAGAGACATATAGTAGTCAGCAGGTTAATGATACAATTGGAAAACTTAAGATTCAGCATCAGACTGAAATGGATAAGATAAAGACTAAAATGAGCGATCTGCAAGATGATTATAAGGTAATCTTAGGTGTAGCCAAGACTATGGAGGCCTCATTGGACGATGTGAAAAAGGATATGGAGGTTGTTAAAGACATGCTTCATACTCTTATTTTGAAACAGAAGGAGGATATTGAGATGGCGATGGCAGAAGAGAAACAGAGATCCTGGTTGTCATGCTTTAAAATCTTCTAAAGTGGTGTAAAGTATTATGTTAATCAATATTAAATCTTTTTCTGCTCTGTTTATTTTGTTTGCCTTGTTTGGCTTGTCTGGTTTTACGAAAGGGCCGTTTGAGAATCTTTTTGATAGTATTCTTTCTTGACTTCTTGGGGCCCCTTTTTCCTCCGTATACAGTTACAGCGGGGGCGAGTTTTAAAGTTGCAGGACCCTGTGTTATAATTGGCACTGAGGTTGCTTGTAGCATAGTTGAAATACGATCAATAAACTCGTCACTTATATTCTGTATGCTATGATCTAAACTTCTTTCAAATTCGCCAATATGCTTTGTAATCGCTACACGCATAGATGACGCTTTTTGGATGTATGTTTGCGTGTCCATATCATGAAAAGGTTCACGAAAGATCAGCTGTGCGATTTCCTTATCGTATATATAGTTTTCTTTTATATTTGGCAGTGTTTCTATTCCGTAATACCCCTTTTTAATTGTCAATGCGATATCCTTTGTCATATGAGTAGAGACTGGAAATTCATCATCATATTCCGCATATTCTAAGAAGTAAATTTCAAAGCTTTTGTAATAATAGTATTTGAACACAGATTCAAACAAGGGCTCTCCGAGTTTTTCTGACATTGTCTTTGCATATGCATCTGCTTTTATGAGTAAAGACTCTATGATTTGAATGTAGTGCCTATAGTTTAGTAAGTCATCTTGAACTTCCTCGTATGATAGACGAAAGGATAGTTCGCGAAGTAAAAAGTAGATTGTGATGAGAGGATTATGAAATACGGAAGGTAAACCACGTGCACCACCTTCTTGTATTTTTCGTGTGGCAGTGATTCTTGCGCGCAGACGATTCGCCCAAACATTTGTGAATTCTTTTACACGGCCCTTTAAAATTTTGAGGGCGGGGCCAAAATCTGTGACCTCAAATGCTCGTGCAGGTTGTTCTACTTTACTAACCTGCTTCATAATTTTGTCTTGAAGTTTCTTGATATCTGTAGTTGTATTTACTGAAACAGTAGCAGGGGCAGATTCGACGACTTCATCAATCGCACTTTTATCTTCTACTTTTTCTTCCATTTTTTCTAAAGCAAGATCGTCGTCTATTTCTACTGGCTGTGTATCAAGTGTATCAATAATCACAGTGAGGGCATCATTTTCGGCGATAGAGTTATCAGGAACTTCTTCTTCTTCATTCATTGTAAAATTAATTATTTTCAAAAATTTGTTATAAGCATTTAATTCATTTGGTGTAATACGACCTAACTTTGTAGCAAATGATTCAAGTTGGGCTTTTATTTCTTCTTTCTCGGCATTGTTACATGTATTATTTATGAATTCAAATATTCCAACACCATTTAATACTGCGTTTGCTGGTGAAAATAGTCCGCTAAAAATGCTCAAATTATCAACAAGTTGGGCTCGTTTTTTGTCAGTCGCAGAACCCTCATAATTCATTTTTACAATAGTTTCAAAATAATCTCGTATTTGTAATTCAGCATTTAACATATTGGGTTTATTCTTCCTTGATAACAATGCTTTTTTAATTGTATGATAGTCTGTTTGAAATGTATCAAATTTCTTTTTGTAGGCTGTATAGTTTTCTTTTGTGACTGTAGGTATACCACCTGCATATATAGACTGAGGTTTTGTTCCATCAAGCTTAGTTGCCATAGCGCGAAATACACCTAAACTTAGAATTGCTCTCAGATATTTACGAATCTCATTTGTAAATACATTTCTTTGTTTCGTTTCAGGAAATGTTGAACTATCTTTTACATTCTTTTTGAGAACTGCCTCATAATCGTTATAATATTTAGAATACAAATCATAACATGTGTCATATGTTACATCAAGGGGATTATTGATATAATTTGTAATAGTTGTGGGATTAGGAAGAGTATTTAACTGAGTTTGTAGAACCTGTTCAGGTTTTGGCGCCTCTCTTTCTTTAAAAAAAGTAATAAGCCAACATGTTCTATCTTCTTGATTATAGTATGTAAAAATGACATCTATACCACAGAATAGTGCATAGGCCATACATATTTTGTCAAGAGTGACGAGTTTAATTCTTGTATTTTCTGGGAGCCCAAATCTTACTGGATTTGTGCACGCGAGGCACTGAAGCCAATCACCTGAACGTTTTTGCTGTAGGTAACTGTAATAGTTCATTTGTTCAAGAGGTTTTGTAAGTTTTTCTATGATTTTTTTGATTTTCTCAGAGAGCGCAGGAACAGAATTTGGATGTGCGTCTTCTTTATCGTGTTTTGTAATTTGGACTTGTTTTGACATATCCTTATTGGTAATTGACAGTGTAACCGAGTTATTTTTGGGATCTATGCTTGAAAGTGTAAGATTATAAATGGAAAGAAAACACTCTATTTCTGTGAGTTTATTTAATTCTTCTTCAGTTGTGCCAGATTGTATACCAGGATAAAGAATATTGAAGCTCGCGCTGTCATTAATGGAGTCAAAGGAAACTAGTTTACCAGGTATATCTGTAAATTCTTTTTTTCCTGCTGCGTCATTTACAGATTCACGGGTATAGACGCATGTTGCTTTTTTGGTGCCACTGCCACTATCATTTTGGAGTAGATCATAAAATGGAATATTGCATGCATCCACTGTAAAATATAAATTTAGTTTATCATCTGATAAAATGTCAAAGAGTTCCTGCGATGAATAGGTCCAAAGATAGTCTGATTTTTTGCCACCTTCTTTTTCAGATTTATTTGCTATTTTTAGCGCTTGAATTTTATAGGGCTTTGGATCTTCAGCAAACCGTTGAAACGTTCCTATAGTTTGTGGCATATTTGGACTTGCAGGATCCACTTTTAGGAAAACCTCTTTGAACTTTCGCGTTTCATCTGTTTCAGTTTTTTCTGTGCCATCTAGGAACTTGAACATTTTATTAATGATATTCCATTCATTTTCAGGTTTGTCAAATGTGGGAGTATAGGGTGTTCCTATAGGTTTAAATTTTCTATAAATTTTGGAAAAGAGACTTTCACCAGCGCGCCCCCCTTGAAAATCATGTGAAGCATCTGCAACCGCCGCCTCCGTGAGAAAATCTCTTATTCTTTTGGCCTTTTCTATGGGGGCGGTAGCCATGCGCGTATCTAAACATACCTAGTATAAAAATTGAATGTAATTAATCTCAAGCACTGAGCACGCGCACATTTGAAAAGAATTATTAGATATTGAAAGATGGACAGCAAACAAGAAGGTAATAGATTTGAAAGTATAGAAGAAAACTATCTTGTAGATCCGGAAGAGATGAATGAAGAAGATTTGGGATTTGAGCTGTCTTGTTTGGCATATGATATTGAAGATCTAAATAATTTTATAAAGACAATAGAAGATACAGACGCCATAGAAAAGTATACAATTTTGTATGATAAACTTCAAATGCGTTATAATATTGCATTGAATTTATTCTTAGAACTTGAAAAGAAACACATTCCTACAGATTATGTAGATCCTGAAGACTATATTGATAATGCCTACTATCAACAATGCATCGATGCTTGTTATGATTGGTAAAATATATTTGTATTTATAAATGTCTTTTTGAGATTTTTTGGCTAAATCCCGCGAAAAAAAATTGAAGCATAAAGTGATTTCTGGGATAAACACGGATTGTGGAAGAAAGTATAGTTGATAAAATGTCCAGTGATATTCTTGCGCGACTTGTTGCAGTTCAAGTGGAGCTGACGAAGATTGCGGTGGAACTTGCTGGCGCTTCAACGCCCCAGAAGGCATCCAAGGCAGGAGATGTTGGAGCACCAGTAAAGGCTCGAAAGCCCAAGAAGATTTCAGCAGAAGTTCTTGAGCAGTTAAAGACTTCTAGTGCGGATGTAGCTAAGGCAATTGATGATTCTTCTTCTGAGAATTCTTCTGGAAAGAAGAAGCGTGTCATTTCTGCTGAGCGAATGGCATATCTGAAGTCACCTGAACATGCAGCAAAACTCAAGGCAGGAAGGGAGGTAAAGAAGGCTAGAAAGAATGCCGAACAGCAAGCACAAGAACTTGTAAGGTCTCTTGAGGAGACAGAAGGCCAGCAGGACTCAGAGTAATATTTATAAACTCCAATAAATCTCTAAAAAGTAAAAATAAAATCTAAAGATTTTTTCTTGGTTACAATGCACATGGGTTGGCACCATTTTTTAACTGTAAGATGTAAAGTGTTACCAGAATTCTTAGAATTTGTTAAATTGAACTATCTTGATAAATTTTACATTAATGACTCTGATGATGAGGGATCTGATTATACAACAGAAGAGGATACAACGAAAGGGTATTCACCTAGAAAAAGTAAGTATGAAATGTTGAAAGAATTGCCGAAATCGTATAGGGATTTGATTGATATTTGGAACACTTTACAAATTGGTCTCTGTTGTCATACTTATGATTTGAACAATGATGAATTTTTTTTGTTAATAGAAAAAAAGGTTACTAGACATCGTGGAGATTTGAAAGAAGATTTTTTGACCTTTGTTCGTGATGTCATTGTGCCAATATCATCGGAGATTTTAGAATGTAGTATAAGTTCCGATGATTTTGGGTGTTTCAAATATGAGTATACGGATTCAGAACTAAGAAATATACCTTTTCGTTTGGTTAATAAAGTAAAGTCCGTAGAACACAAATACAGCGATGATGGGAATGAAATAATTGAAACTCGCGTTATTTATAAACACTCTATTAAAAAGAAAGATGTATTGGATTTAGATCGCGAGTATGGAGTAAGGAATTATTCTTTTTAATTTTTAGATCCGCGCGGATTTTAAATTAGCACTTCTAATAATTTGCTAGTTAAGTATCACTTTTCTAGCATATCTTGTCATAGTAATCTGAAATTTCTATTTTTTAACTAAAGATTCTGTAAACTTTTTTAATATTTCTTCTCTGCCATCTATACTATCAACTTTGCTATAATCTATCTTATTATGTGGAACAACAGAGGATGTAGATGTTTGTTTTGAATGCTTTGGGCAACTATATGAACATCTACAACGAAGTTCAGAACCTTTTTCAATCTCACACTGATTACAAAGATGACAAGAAGACATCTTACATATATTTCTACGCAAACTTGTTTTTAAGTAAATTCCCTAAAATGCTCATTTAAAATGCGCACAGGTATAAATCTTTTTTATGTGGAATGGAGGATATGAGTTAGGTGCTGTAAAAATGTTACCCAACATATAATCAGCCCACATAAGTTGTAATATAATTCCGCCTATTAGCGGAACAGTTAAAGAAAATGGTAAGCGCTTATACCACAAAATATCTTTAAGGACTAAATCGCGGTTTGTTGACAAAGTTCCTATTTGATGCGCATAGAATCCTTGTTTATAATGATAATAGTGAACTTTTAAGGGTAATGTAATTCTATACTTCTGTGTAGGTATAGAATATTTTTCAAATATTTCTATAAGTTCTTGATTGGTATTGATATAGCTTTTTGAAAGGAAAGTTTTTGCTAGATCTTCTTTATTATTGATTTGTATATAGTTGGTGTGATTTGAATTGGAAATGGTTTTAAAGTTTGAACATAGAAATCTACATTCTGTAGTAAAATAGCCACCAACAGGAACTGAAACATTGTTTACATTTATATATGATGGTGGTATAAATGTTTTATGATAATCGTAGACTTCTATTCCGCGAGTTTCTTCTGGAATATGTAGAATCTCGTTTTCTACTGTTTTTTTAATTTTAGGAAACCACCAAATATAGTTTAGCGCGGGATATGATAAAGATAGTAGAATAGGAATTTCGGCACCAATGATCATCTGTCACTCTTACTATAGATAATTTGATAATTATATTTATATTTTTTTTAGTGTATGTACAGGATGAATGAGCAAATTATTAACGCAGTTCAGCATTGGGTAAAGCAAAGCACAAGAACAAATAGATTATCAGGTAATTCTAAAACTATAGAATTAAGGATACAGAATATTTTAGATACGATGAATCCTTTAGAAGTTGAAAAGGTTGTATATCGTGGTCAGCGAGAAGAATCAAAACGAATTATTCCAGCGAGTTGGTTTTCTACATCGGATGATTTAGAAAAGGTTCGTAGACAACACATTTCGAACGAAGCATCTTGCTGTTTATTTAAGATTCATCTTTTGCCAGGTGTAAGATGTTTTTCAGTGGATGAACTTTTGAGTGCACATGGAAAAAAACCTACTGGATACAATGAATCTGAAATTATTGTAAATGGAGGGGGTGTTTTTTATGCCAATAAAGATTTAACAGTTTTGGGATTTGCAAGTCCTACAAAATTTAAAAAAGTAGATATGTATGAGACATGGTATGCTCCAGCTCCCAAGACGCCTTTATCGGTAAATGAATTATTTTCCCGAGTTCCTGAGGATGAGTATGAATATTTAGATTCTGCTGAAAATCTTAAAATGTGGGGATTATACTCAAAAGGGTCCGAGACTGTGAATGATTCTGTATTTAATTCTGTTTGGGATCGCATCTCACAGAAAAAGCAGTTACAGGGTCAACAAGGAGGAAAAAGGATGACAAGAAAAAAGAGAGGTGGGCGAGTTCCGCTGAATATTTATTACAATTCAGTGAAAGTCAATGGACAACAATTAACAAGACAAAAAACAGCTAGACCACCAACTGTAAAAATTCCAGCTGGATATTTTTTGGTGATGTATGATCCTGATGCTGTAAAACCCGATTGGATACATTGGATTGCAACAGCTGAAAAAGATATTTTAGAGTATCAAGGACCTGCCCCACCACCTGGAACTGGAATTCACAGATATAAGTTTGTGCTAAATTCTGGAGTTCCACCAAGTGCTCCAACAAATCGTGGTGGACAGACTATTACTGAATTTTTGAGAAATCCAGTTGCGACTGCTGAATTTACAGTTTCGGCACCATAAATTAAGGATAACCATTTTTGTAAGGGTGATTGGCGGGTAAATTTCCTAATAGGCCCCATTTTGTAGCAAAATAGCCTTCTACTTTTTCAATTTCAGAAGACGTCAGAAAGCTAGTATAAACTAGTAATTCACCGCAATCAAATATAATACTTTCTGCGTTATTGGCATTCCAACAACCTATATTAAGACCATCTGTGTTATCTGGAGTTTTATTTTGTATTAAAGTTAGTGTATTTTGTGTTCCATTTACTGAAAAAATCCAGTTTGAAGCCGAGATAGATGCAACAAGTATTGTGCCTCCTGATGGATTTATTGGAATATCTATTCCACCCCATGTTATAAATGTGCTATAGGATATAGTTCGTAATTTCCCGTTATCACAACCAATACCTCTACCATATTTTCCTGGGTCATCTGTTGTTACGATACCACTTACTCCACTTATGTATCTTACTACGATCGCATAACTTATATATTGATCGTTAAAATTATAGTTACGAACCTTTAATAATTGTGTAGTTGGGCCAGAATTGTCCATGCGGACTGTTCCAAGTCCGTTGATTGGGTTGATATTGTAACTTAGTAAATTGTTTACAGGTGTTAAGCCATTACTTGTAGCAAATCCATTATTATTATTTCCTGTTTTATCTGTAAATGTCGTTAAATAAGATCCATTTAATTGGATACTATTTATATCGGAAGGATCAAACCATAAAGAGGCTGTAGGAAGACCAGAAGGGGGCAGTATAACAGTAGGTGCAATATAAATCAGTATAGGGTGCTGGCAAGCTCCTTCTTCTAGATATCTGTCTTCTTCCACGGGGGTTGTTTCTGTTGCACCATTTCGTATAGTATTTAATATTGAAATTTGATTCGTTGATCCTGAACCTGATTCAAGATTTACATGAAGTTGACATCCGTCTTGTTGGCGTTGACGTTGAATAATATAGTTCGCAAAATTTGTTCTATTCCTTCGGAGTTTAATTAAATCTGAGGCGTCCATTCTAATTAATAATAAAAAAATTGAAATAAGTTTGCGCTACCATGATAGCAACCCAAAATGCCAAGGGAACCAAGCAATATCTACAGGATGCTATTTGAGGCGAATCAGAGACTTGAGCCTAGTCAGAGGCTACCGCCCCTTGAAACTCTAGACCCTGAGCAGACAGGAAATCTTGTTCTACATTTGAATTCTGAGCAACTTGAAAGATTAACTGCGGTTATGGGAAATAGAAATGATGAAGAGCCCCAGCGCCCGCCGCCTCTAAATACAAATCTTCCAGCCCTCGATACAGGACTTCTAACTCCTCCTGCCCGTCCTCATGCTGATAGGTATCATACAGCCGTGTCGGTTGATAGGGTAGTAAATGGTATTGTGAGAGAAGTGAAATGGTTTCCTGATTTCCAGATGGCATGGTTGTGGGTTGATGGAAATGTTAAGGATCAAATAAATAATGGTGATTCTCGTGAATGGCAAGTGAAGCCTTTCCTTGTGGCGGCGGACCTTATGGATGAGCACTGGGAGGATGGTGTTGATGGGGTTGTTGTTGCACGAACACTAAATACTTCTGGTGATCGCACTAGGTATACCGCCTTTTATGAACCTGAAGAGTCTCAAGCAGTAAGAGCATTTCATCAGCAGTCCGCCGCTGGCCGTGCTCCTGCTCCTGCTCCTGCTCCTGCTCCTGCCCGTGCCCCTGTTCCTCCCCCCGTGGCTACTGCTCCTGCCCGTGCCCCTGGCCGTGCTCCTGCTCCTGCCCCTGCCCGTGCTCCTGCTCCTGCCCGTGCCCCTGGCCGTGCTCCTGCTCCTGCCCCCGCCCCTGGCATTGGATTTCATTATACTGTTCAAATTCCACGCTTGAATCTAGACAATATTAATCGGTTCTAAAATAAAAAATTGATTCATAGATGATACTATAACCAAACACAACACCAAATACAATGGATGAGCCTAAGGTGAAGCGTAACAAGAAGTCTGATAAGGCTAAGAAGAATTTTGAGTTGACGGGCGGTAAGTCATCTCGGCACATTCGTCTTCAGGAGGCTCTACAAGAGAAGAAAAACCACCAAAAAAGTAAGTAGAAAAATTGAAATAACCCACCAAACTTTTTTTGGCACCAGACGCTTATATAAATTTCTTATAAAATGTCAGACACTTCTGATATGTCTGATGGTTCGGATTTCCCTAAGGAGCATATCAATACCGTGAAATACAATGTTCACACTGTATTTCAGGATAAGACAACGGATCAGCTACGTCAGATTTCGGAGAAACTATCTCTTCCAGTTCATGTAATGTTGCTAAATTTGAATGGGAATATGAATATTGGAATGAGTATTCGCACGGCGGCGGCATTTGGTTGCTCAGATGTTTGGGTAGTTGGTCAACGAAAGTATGATGCACGCCCAGAAGTTGGAGCCAAGCATTATATTCATGTTCATAAGATTGGAAAGATTGAGGATCCACTTGCCTTCTTTAATGAAAAGGGAATACAGCCTATTTTGGTGGAACAGGGGGGGACATATTTGGAGGATATGAATTTCAAACCCTTTATGAGTTCTGGGCCCGTATGTTTTATTGTAGGATCTGAAAGTGATGGAATTCCAAAGGAGTGGCTAAATAGACTAAAAGATGCTCCGCGTATCACCATTTCTCAATATGGAATGATACGTAGTCTAAATGTTGCGACAGCTTGTTCCATTATCCTGTATGAGTATTTCAAGCAGTGGCGCAATCGTCGTATTGATCTTTAGGAAAAAAATTGTATTGTTGGAAGTGCGGGGCGATAATCGTGTATTGGCCTAGTATTTTTTTCCAATTGTTTTTCGTTCAAATGGTCCCAGTTATCTTCTGCAATAACTTTCCAGTTTGGACCATATGTCCTTGTAAGATAATATTCAGGTGAATTAAAGAGTGGTAACATGAGGGGGCCAAAGGGAACACGACGTATAGAACGAATTTCCTTATCAAGCATAAATTCTTTTGGCCACCATTTTCGCGCGTATGGATCACTGAGTCTCCAACAAAATGATTCATCAAAATAGCGTAATAAAAAGATATCACAATTAGGAAATGATTTTCCACGAAGATATACTTTGAACCATGTATCGGAATCTTCATCCATGCGGTTATGTGGTTTAACTTCTAGACCGTATTGTTGAGCTACGTAGAAAAACACATATGCAACTTCATTCCACTGGGGTTCGAGGACATAGACATCAGCATCATCGTCCCAGGGAATAAGACCGCCATGACGAACAGCGCCAAGAGCAGTTCCTGCCGCCATAAACCACGGTAGACCCGCATTGGATGCAGATTTATCAAGGAGATGCATGATTGTATACAGGTCATTGACCTGTTCTTGGTTCATTCGGGTGCCCATCTTATTTTTAGTATTTAAAATAATGAATGATTTTATTTCCTTTTCAGTGTTTTAGTATATCTTTTTTTATTCTGGCGCTTATTTTTTCTTGTTTTACCACCAACTAATTTGCCGATAAATGGAATGTTATATTGTGTTAAAAGTTCCATACGGCTTAATTCTTTTGACGCATTTGGAATCATTTCACGAAATCCATTAATAAGTTCTTGCGAGCGTTTGGCCGCCTCTTGAATGCTAATACGCTTACTGGGATAATCATTTGCCATAGGTAGCAGAACATAGTTGATATATTTTCCGAGAGACATGTAAATCTGTTTAGCCTCTTCTGTGGTATATTTTCTATCTCCATCCGTTAACCGAACATCACGAAAGTGTTCCACTGCAGTATTTCTTGTTTGAGGAGAATAGGGATAAAACATAATACGACCGTAAATATGAGCTATAAATTCCAGAAGAGTAAATCCTAGACCGAAACTATCAAATGTTTTGCCAAGACGATCAAAGAAACAACCAAAGATTTTTTCCATATATCCTTTTGAACCTTTTGTAGGCACTTTCGATTTGCATTCTTCATGCACCATACTAGCCATTTCCGCAAAAATGTCTACAATATCATTCTTTGTAAGTTCATTATTCTTATAATTTGGGCCCCTAAACTTTAATACACTATTTTGTATGGTCATATATTTTTTTATTTTACTGTTTTTTAAGAGAAGTTCAGAAGATACAGTTACTTCTATTGCTTGTAGTAATTCACGATAATTATTTGCTACAGTGTAAAACCAAGGCATTCCTTCGGTCATTAGACTTTCAGGAGGATTGTTATAAAATCCCAGAGCATGATAATAGTCTTTAAAAAATACTTCTTTTTTACGAAGCCAGTCAAAATCTATAATTGTCATTAGACCCGTTTCAGGTTTTATCATCACATTTGGCTCGCGAATATCACCGTGAATATATCCTTTATTATAAAGATCATTAACTTGTTGAACAAGTTTATTCATTTGTTCCAGAATTGTAAATACATTCACTCGTTGTATTTTTTTGATTGTATTCGCATCGAGATCCGCAATACTTTTTCCGAGATCTGGGAGACGAACGGGATAAATGTGAGCTGGATATTTTGATGTATTTTCTCCAAAGCATAGCTTTCTTGTATTTTCGGGCAAGTAATAGGGTGTATAGATATCATATTTATATTCATTTATACGGTGGCTATTGTTTTTCAGTAATTCTTTTATTGTTGTCTGGCTTTCAACCGCATTTAGACCATTATTCTTATCAAAGAATATTTTAGTGATATTATCGGGATATTGAACCCAGTCACCTTTTGGATTCATATTTGGAAGAGCTGGTTTTACAGCGCAACCATATGAGCCTTTTCCTAGAAATTTTATGGGAGAAGGAGTTGGTGGTGGGGGTGATGATGGTCTATTTGTCACGGGTGTAACACTTGGTTCAGTGCCAGTAGGCTGGCTCATTCTATTTTATGGCAATATTCTTGGTCATATTTAAAAAATGGATACTATAAATTAGTAAGATGGTAAAAACAAAAAAAATTTCAGTTTTAGTTCCAATTGATTTTCAGTTACCGACGGTTTTTCACGATAGTTCACCAGAGATAAATTCTTCAATTTTAGAACTTGGAGGAAAAGCTTATATGTATATTCAAAATGAAGGAGTGCGCATGGAAAACGATAAACTCTTTGAAAAACTAAAATCCGATGCTTCAAAAGAGTATACTGATAAATTAGAACATTTAGAGCACCTGCTTGAACATGCAAAAAATACAGCAATCAAACAAGAAAATGATTTTCAAACAACAATTCAGTCCTTGAGGAGTCGTTTACAAATGGAACAAGGGGCGTTTCAAGATTTGGAAAAACGGGTTCGCGAGGAAGAGCGACGCAATCGCAATGATTTGTTGGCTGAAAAAGATAAGCAAATAGGTTTATTGAGAGAACAACTCCAAACATCATTGCGTGATGTTGAAAAATCATTAAAAGAGTCACAGAGGTCCTTTCAAGATAACTTGTATTCCTTTAAAGAGCAGATTTTGAAGACGAACTCGACATCCAAGAAAAAGGGGGAGCAGGGTGAAACTGTATTTGAAGATATTTTACAGCGAGCGTTTGGATCTGTTTCCAAAGATGAAGTATTTGATGTGAAGAATGTTGGCAGAGAAGGACATCAGGGTGATATTTGTATGATATGGCGTAATCATAAAATCATGTGGGAAGTAAAGAATTATGAGCGCAATGTTGAACAAAAAGAAGTTAGTAAGTTTTTACGAGATATGGAAGAGGGACAAGAGTTTTCTTTGGGGGTTATGGTGTCGATGACGTCTGGAATTGTTGGACATGCAAAGGCTGGGAATATTGATATTCAGGAACTTCGTGATGGTCGTATATGTATATATTTATCGCATTTTATGACAGCGAATCAAGACACTGTTTTATATTTACAGTCTTTGAGGCCATTTTTTGAAACTTTGATTGAACATAGACAAAATTCAGCACACGGGGGTGGAGAAGAGATGACTGTAAAAGATATTACAGAGCGATTTGAGAATCATCGGGCAGTGATGATAAAATTATTGAAGAAGCATGAGGAATCCATGCGAAAATTCAGAAACATGATTATGAATGCAAAGAAAAAGAGTGAACAGATTTGGCTGGATTTAGGTGTCGAAATGCGAGAGGCTGAAAATTCAGTCAAATTACTTTTGGACACGATGTTGGAAATTCCAGAGGAATTAACTGAAAATTCAGCTATTGCTGAAAATGGAACTGAAAATTCAGCAATACGTCTTCCAGGATATGTATTTCGTCATAGTGATATTCAGCTGTATTCAGCAAAAGATCAGAAATGTATTGTTCAGCTTTTAGAATTACTGGAATTTGGAGAAGATTTTATAATGCTAAAAAAGGATTTGAAAGATGCTTTAAAAGAACGAGGTATTCCAGAAGAGGCTTCTGGACGAATGCTTGAGCAGATTTTGCGCGAGGAGTCTTGGGAAAAGGGGAAGCAACGTGTCAAATGTATGCGATTTAAAAATACCTAGTATACCCACATTTTTCTGTAGGGACACCAGCGTAGATTTTGAAATCTTCTTCTTCTGGGATAAGGGCCGCCACCAAACCCTCTAGGGCCAGGGCCACCAAGATACCACCATGGTCCTGGGCCATAGACGACATAGTCTACAAATCCATCTTTGCTAATGGTCCAGGACGGGCTAGAAGCTATCAAAACAAAAACTAAAAGTAAAGCAAAAATAGCAATTGAATATATCATTTCTATTTTTGATTTAGAATTTGATTCCATTACATAATGAACTGAATAATATCTTCTTTCGTGGTTTGATTATCACCATAGTTCTTATATTCAATAATTTTGATATCAGTTTCAGAATTTAGCCATCGCTTTTGATAGGAGTCAAGTTTGTGGAGATACTCGATAGGAATGAGATCTTCGCCCTTTCTGGCGCGAATATGAATTCTCTCTAGGCAGACTTCGGGGGGTGTGGAGACATAGATAATTCCAGTAAGAGGATAGGATTGGGCTTTGATATAGGTATACCACATTTTGTAGAGATCCCATTCAAGGAGGTTCATGAAGCCATCGTCAAAGAGCATTTGCGCAAATACAAAGAAGTCTGTTTCAATACAACGTTCAGTAATGAAGACATTATTCTGCGCTTCTTCAGGATTGAGTTCACAGAGAGCCATCCAATCATCAATACACTTTTTGATATTGAGTGCACGACTAAGAAGGGCACAGTTTTGAAATGTATAGGAGTATCTGGGCTTATCTTTGTAAAAGAGCTCAAGTAGATTTTCACCGTCATTAGTTTTGAGATTAGTCCAAGTGGTGACGGGTTCATCGATGAAGTGCCATTCGGGATGCTCAGACTTGAGTTTATCAATGAGCGTAGATTTTCCAGCACCAATGTCACCCTCGATAGAAATAAGAATAGGCTTTACTGTCATTTCTATAGGTTTGGTAATTATGATTGATGAATTTAGCACGTCAATTTTTTACTCTTCAACTTTTATTGTTTTATTTTTGTTGAAGAGAAGTTTTAAATTCTATAAATTTAGGTCCGAGTTGATCACGGTGTTCATAGTCTGGAATAAATTGTTTTATAATTTGTAAATCTTCTTCCATTTTCTTGAGAGCGGCCATGGGATCAATTCCATTATCTTCAAATGAATCCTCTGGTTGTTTTTTTACCCATGTTATATATCTTTCCAAAATATCAATGCCAGCTTCTCTTGCGGTAGCCCCCCAGTATCCAATAGCGGCCCCCATACACTTTGCGATTGCCGACGAGTCCAATTCATTAAAATAATCTTCAGGATACTCACGAAGACTTTGGGCAAATAGTTCGTCCATTTCTTTCATTTCGTCCATTTGGCTCAATATTCTTAATATATAATAATCCTTTCTCTTTTAAATCATTGTTCGATTCCCAATTGGATTTCTTTCCATTTCTATATCTTCATATAGGTGAGCTGTCATGGATGTGTCTGGAATAATTTCGGTAAAACGTAAGGGCTTTGGCTTATACCATAACTTCTTAGCCTTTTTCAAATAGTAATTTATGGATGCTCCTAGAAAACCTAGACCTCCAACTGATCCAAAGATAGCGCCAATTATAGTTGTATCATGATTTTCATCCACTATAGTATTTGGGGAAGGAGTTGGCGTTTGACTCCAGGATGGAAGAGTATTCATATGGAGAATAGAAATCTGAAAGCCCGTGCTACCCACAGCGTTTGAAATTTCTTGAAGAAGTGGTGAAGTTACAAGAAGTGTTTGAAATTCAGAATTGTCAAGGGATAGAATATCGATTGGTGGTGAAAGAATACTATATTCCAATGTTGTAGATTGTTGTGATGTCCCTTGTAACAAACGACCTTTTGATTGGCCAGAAAGATCAATCTGTAAACATTGGCCTAGATCGTCTTCTGCTGTAAATGGGCTAATAATTTTAATTTTTTGATTAGGGGTTGCTGATGATACAAAATAATCGAGTTGAAGATTTGCCAAGGGGATTCGAAGCTGACAAGAAAGGCTTGCTTGTAGAGATTGTAATACAGTCGGCGTATTGAGAGCAGAAATGGGCGCATTTGAGAATGTCAATGCACTTTGAATGGTTTTAGGATATTGATTTGGTGCAATTGAGATATAGCCTCTTGCTGGACGAATAATACTGGGGAGAGGAGAAGGTAACATTTTTGTCGTAGAATTTTTAGAATACATTACTAGTGGTGATGGTGTTTTTGTCTGAGCTGTGGCGGATGGTGGGCTTTGAGTAATTGATGGTGATATTGTTGAAGAGGGTGTGATTATTGAAGAGGGTGTTCCAGTTGATGAAGGAGTTTTAGTGGCTGTTATTCTAGCGGACGGTGTTCTAGTAGGCGATATTGTTGCAGTGGCTGTTGGCGTTTTGGTGGATGAAGGAGTTTCAGAAGAAGAGGGTGTTCTAGTAATTGAAGGGACTCCCGTAGGAGACGGCGCTATAGTAGAAGTCGGCGAACTAGACGATGTAATACTATTACTTAATGTTTTTGAATAATCATATACAGTTTCCTCTACGCTACTTCTGCTATCAAAGCTTTGGCCATAACTATCGTCATATGTTTCAGAGTTATCAAATGCAGTTGAATCTGAATTACTTGCTCCACTTTCAGCATTTTTCTTATCTTGATAGTATTCAACCATACTCCAATACGGTATAGATGAATCTAAATTTTCAGGAATACAACTAAAGGGTGTAGCAGGGTTGTGTTGGAATTTTAAATAGTGATCGGGTAAGCATTCGCAATGATCCGTTTTAGAATTATATATGCTGTTTCCAATAATTGAATTACAATATTTGTTCATGGTTACACAACCATTCATAGTCCACAAGGTTCCATCAGGACATTGAAAGTTGAATTTCTTATGACATTCAGATTCGGCGCAAGTTTCATAGCAAAACCCCTCTAGCGCCGTGTAATTCTCTGGGCACATATCAACACATGATCCATCTGGCATTTGCGACTTTTTTACGGGACATGTAAGCACTAAAACTAAATTTGATATTAATCCAAAGGCAAGAAGGCGCATATCACTATTGGAAGTGCGCACAATAATCTTAAATGTGTTGCCAGTATTAAATGGAAATCCACTCATCGGGAAATAATGAATATATTTGTAAAGAGATCCAGTTCTTAGGAACAATGACAGGATTTCTTTTTGCATGAGCTCCGAGGAAAGCACCCCACCAACTAAATGTTGAATTTCCGCAAATTGCTCCGCCTAAACATTGGGACATAATATGTAGGGTTTTGAGTTCATCATTTTCGTGAACAATTTCAAATATTGGCAATTTGAAAAAGTCTAGAGATCTTACCCAATCAATATCATCTGAAAAGATCTTTATAGTTTTTATATTGATATTTTGTTCAAGTAATTTGTCAAGAGCATTTCTATAATATGTTTCATTCTGAATATAATGAATATGAGGATGATTCAAATAGTCCCCACGACGAATGTGGAGAAATGCGGTAGTTTCAGGTTCGTCGACAAACCCTTTATTTGAATATTCATTAAGACCCTTTAGCATTAATTGACGAATTTCTTCTTCTAAAGGCTTTATGGGTGGGTAATACTGATAGTAGGATGTAAATATTGAACCTACTATAGTTTCTGATGGATTCCAGGGAGAAAATACGGTTTCATTATTGATAGCTGGCTGGCTATGAACTGTGTAGCCATTCAAATATAATATATTTTTAGTATGATCATTTTGTTCTTGATCAATATGTTTTCCAAAATATTTAAAAAGTGTATTATTATAATCTATACTATTAGTATTGTGTTTATTATTAGTTAAGGGGTTTTGTAAAATATATAGAGGACAATTTTTTATTTTGCTCGCAATATATGCGGCAACCAGAATGAATGCTTGATTACCAAGCCCCCCCATAAAGGATGGAATCATTCCAGGATTTAAAAGTATTTCCATTCTGAGTTTTTACTTGTATAATTGTTTAAATATGTTACACTATATACTATAAAATATTTAAAAAGAATAAAGGAAATATATGATATTGAGTTTAATTAAATATCTAGACTTTAAATATATAAAAAACTCCTTAATTATCCAATATAAATAAAGCTATTTTTTATTTATCTTGACGGTAGTAGTGAGAACATAATTAAATGGGATTTAATTTGTCAATTACAAATACAATATCGTCATAGCGATTTTTAATTGGTCTCAGGTCATATACTTTAATAAATTGTTTCAGATGTTGTGGGACTTCATCTTTTAGTATTTCTATCCAGGACCAGTCTTGAACATCTTCAATTATTAATATACCGTCGTCTGCCATTAATTGAGAATATAATTTAATAAATTGTTTCATACTCTCTAGGGTATGTGGACCATCATCCAGCATAATGTCAAATTTAATATTTTTATTTAAAAAATTTTGTGTAACAAATTCTTCGTTATATGCATCTGTAGATGTATATAATACAATTTTATCATTGTTCTTAATAGCATCCCAAACGTTCTCAATTGGAATTATATCTAAACCATAAACGATAGCATTTGTGAAAAAATCACTCCATAATTTAATGCTACCTCCAAAGTTCACACCAACTTCTAAAACATTTTTAGCGGTTTCTTTTTTACTTCCAAATAGTTTTTGATATAATGGTAAATAGGAATGCCATGTATTTTTATCTGTGATTGAATTATTAAGTTCTTCTAAACTCATAATATATACATTATTAATAAATTAAAAAATGAAAAAAAACAAAATAATTTGAGAAGAAGTAGTGTCGGGAGGATTTTAGGAGCTGAATTTTAGGAGCTGAATTTTAGGAGAATTTGTGAATTTAGGAGGAGTTGGGGAGCTGTAATTTTTTTGGAGTAGGATAAGCTGTAATTTTTATTTCGGGGAGTTTGAGAAAATGGGGGCGTATTTATTTGCACGCTTTATTTGAAAGATTATTTGAAAGAGTTTGTGACATATTTGATACGATTTGAAAACGATTGGAAAGTATTTGAATATTATTTGAAAGTATTTGAAAACTGAATTTTAGCTGAATTTATGAAATTGTGAATTTAGCTGAATTTGTGAATTTAGGAGGAGTTGGGGAGAGAGTCTCGGAGGATCGGCTGGAATTTTTTTGGAGGAGAATTCAAAACTG